GAGACTGCACGAGCAAATAACTGCGAAACTGCTATCTTCTGCGGCGATTGGCATCACAATCGCAACAGTTTGAACATTACTACAATGGATGCAACACTGCGTTCATTGGAAAAACTTGGTAAAGAGTTTGAGCAGTTCTTTTATTTCCCTGGCAATCACGATTTGTACTACAAAGACAAGCGTGATATCCACTCAGTTGAGTTCGGAAAGCATGTTCCAGGTGTTACTGTTGTCAATGAAATCACAGAAGTAGACGATGTTTGCTTGGTTCCTTGGCTGGTAGGAGACGAATGGAAGAAACTACAGAAGTCAAAAGCAAAATACATGTTTGGACACTTTGAATTACCTCACTTTTACATGAACGCAATGGTGCAAATGCCTGATCACGGTGAGCTCAAGGCAGAACATTTTGTAAATCAAGAGTATGTGTTCTCTGGACACTTCCACAAACGCCAGGTACAAGGTAAAATCCACTACATTGGCAATGCTTTCCCTCATAACTATGCCGATGCATGGGATGACGAGCGTGGTATGATGATACTAGACCGCGAAAATAACAAAGAGCCTGAGTACATTAACTGGAATAATTGTCCTAAATACCGTACAGTTAAACTAAGTGAGCTTCTTGAAAAGACTGATGATATTATCAAAAATAAAATGTATCTAAGAGTTACTTTAGACTTGCCAATCTCTTACGAAGAAGCACAATTTATTAAAGAAACATTTATTACTCAGTATAACTGTAGAGAGATTACACTTATTCCACAAAAACAGATTGAAGAAATTTCAACAAACATTGACATTCAACAGTTTGAAAGCGTTGATGAGATTGTTAGCAACGAAATCACTGCTATTGACAGTGATAATTTTAATAAAAAACTGCTATTGGACATTTATAACGAATTATGATACGTATTAAGGATTTAACTGTTAAAAATTTTATGAGTGTGGGAAACCAAACTCAGGCTGTTGACTTTAACAAGGAGCAGCTCACTTTAGTGCTTGGCGAAAATTTAGATCAAGGAGGTGACGACTCAGGTTCACGCAATGGTACTGGCAAGACTACGATCATTAATGCTCTTAGTTACGCTTTGTACGGCCAAGCACTGACCAACATCAAGCGAAATAATCTTATTAATAAGACTAATAGTAAAGGGATGTTGGTCACCTTACATTTTGAGAAAGATGGGTTAGATTACAGGATCGAACGAGGACGTTCACCCAATGTGTTAAAGTTCTTTATTAATGAACACGAACAAGAAATGACCGACGAAAGTCAAGGCGACAGTCGAAAGACGCAGGAAGAAATCAACGAGCTATTAGGTATGACGCACGATATGTTTAAGCATATTGTAGCTCTTAATACCTATACTGAACCGTTTTTGAGCATGCGGCAAAATGATCAACGAGCTATTATTGAGCAGTTACTAGGTATTACTATACTTTCAGAAAAAGCAGAAGTACTTAAAGAACAGATCCGTACAACTAAAGATGCTATTCAAGAAGAAACTGCTAAGATTAATGCTATTCAAACGGCAAACGAAAAGATTCAGTCTACTATCAATAACTTAGAAGGTACAAAGCGAGCTTGGATTGCTAAAAAAGCCAAAGATGTAGAAAAATTAGAGTCTAGCATTGAAGAATTAGAGAAATTAGACGTCGAAGCAGAGTTAGATGCACATGAACGTCTAACAAACTGGACTGAATTAAACAACGCAATCACTGTCTTAAACAAAGAGAAAAGCACATTAGATGGTGCATTACTACAAGCCGACAAACGTGTTAAAAAGATTGAAAAAGACGTCTTAAATTTAGAAGATGCTACTTGTTATACATGCGGACAAGCAATTCACGAAGACAAAAAACAAGAAATTTTGTCTACAAAAGCCGCAGAGTTAGAAGAAGCAATATTATATCAAACAGAAGTAAACACAAAGCTCGCAGAAGTACTTAAAGGATTAGAAGAACTGGGTGACATTAGTGGAAAACCTAATACATTCTACGATTCCATTAAAGATGCCTATGACCATAAAAACAACATAGATAACTTAAAGACAGCACTGCTAAGTAAAACGCAGGAAGAGGACCCTTACCAGTCACAGATTGATGAATTAAATCAAGAAGCACTACAAGAAATTAATTGGACAGTGGTTAACGAACTATCAAGTGTGAAAGAACATCAAGAATTCTTGCTAAAACTACTGACAAACAAAGATAGTTTTATTCGCAAGAAGATTATTGATCAGAATTTAGCATACTTGAACAACAGATTAACTTATTATCTAGATCGACTAGGGTTGCCGCATCAAGTATTATTCCAGAACGACTTGAATGTTGAAATTACACAACTAGGACAGGATTTAGACTTTGATAACCTAAGTAGAGGTGAAAGAAATAGACTTATCTTAGGTATGAGTTTTGCATTCCGTGATGTTTGGGAAAGTCTATATCAGAATATCAACCTATTGTTTATTGATGAACTTGTAGATAACGGTCTCGATGCTAATGGTGTAGAAAATGCACTAAGTGTTATCAAGAAAATGGGCAGAGAGCGTGATAAAAATGTGTTCCTAATTAGTCACAAGGACGAATTAGTAGGTAGAGTTAATCATGTTATGAAGGTTATTAAAGAAAACGGATTTACATCATATGAGAACGATATTGAAATTGTAGATTAATGGACGATACGCACGATCAACTAGTAAAGGCTTACTTAGAATACTTTAAAGCCAACGAAAAATGGGAAATTAGGCGTTCCATGCGTACTTATTATGCTACACAACGTTGGTTAAGAGAAATACAAAAACTATCTAAGGCAAAACAAAAAGAAAACACTGAGTTTTTTAATAAAAAATTCAGGAAAGGCAAGTATAACACTAGCTAGGCGATATATAAGCGCATGCAGTGGACTTATGAAGGAAAAACAGTTGACACAATACCAGAAGAGTATGAAGGCTTTGTTTATCTTATCACAAATCTCACTACTGGGCAAAAATACATAGGCAAAAAATTAGCCAAGTTCAAAACCACTAAACCACCACTCAAAGGCAAAAAAAATAAAAGACGTGGATACAAAGAGTCAGACTGGAAAGACTATTGGGGATCATCTGATAGACTTAACACTGACGTCACTGCACTAGGCCCAGACAACTTCACTAGAGAAATATTATACTTTTGTAAATCACGGGCAGAAATGTCCTACATAGAAGCAAGAGAACAGTTTGATAGGCGTGTACTTGAAACTGATGAATACTATAATGGTATCATTAATGTTAGAGTAGGCGGATCAGACAAACTTAAACAGGCATTACTAGAACACTCCATCCAGGCAAAACAATCCAACACATAAGGTTAGCGGGCCAGTTTAAAAATACCGCTGTGGAAAAAGCTCTCGTATAGAAGCACACGTACATATTGATCGACACACCAGAGTGTGGAAGCCATCAGACAAATTGGGCTACTGGTTGATATAGATAGATTGTTGGCTGTCGAAAAACTGCACATTACACATAAAAACTCTTTAGCAATAGGAACGAAGCGAGAGGTAATGTATTATACAGAAAGCATAAGAGCGTCTTATGCACTCTATATAGTACATGATGTCGACGTAGGTTGGGAAAGGTCAGAGCCCATTGTGTAGCAGTATAATAAACACCTACTTCCAATGTCTCGGCTGGATAAGACTCACATGAAGCTATCTTTGAGATTAGATGGAGCCGTAACAGGTTCCGTCTGACTGAAACAATCTACATGAAACTTAAACATTATGACATTCGTCATAATGCATTTTAATATTATTATAAAACGAAGTGAGTAGTTTGAGCGATAGCGAAAACTAAATGAGCGTAAGCTCATTTCTTTTAATAAATAATGTTGCTAGGAGAATATTACAATGAATGTTTACGACATACTAACAGAATCAAAAAAACTAGATGAAGCAAATCCTCTAGATTATATTGCAAGAACTTTTGGCAGTAATGTTGCTGCTACTAAGATTGATATGGAAAAAGATTCAAAGCGTCTTACTAAGGCATATCTTGATTGGGTTAAAAGTTCTAACGTTCAACGTCCTGATACAAAGTCTTTGTTTCAGTTTTTACAGCAGGTAGGACTTCCTGTTGAAAGTGAGCGTGAGATTATTAAAGCCATTCGTGACAATCCTAGCATGTCTCGTAAACTTAGCGGTGTAGGTAAAGCTGTAGGAGGAGCATTAAAGAAAGGTGCAGAAAAAATAGGCAAAGCAATGAAAGGCGCAGAACCTATTAAACCTGATGCTAACAATCCTATTGTTGCAAAAGATAGTATGTATGAAACTATTATTTTTGAAGCACCTCTAAAGCCAAGTGACATTCAAGGTATTATTGTACAACTTTCTAAGAAAGGATTAGGCGTAAGCGGTCCTGGCAATGTTGCTAAAGCAAAGTATGCTCCTACTAAAGGCAGTGGTGATGCAACTAAAACCAAACAAGGTATTAGAACAACAGCACAACAAATGGGCTCCAAGACAAGTGCTGACAGAACTGCTAAAGGTATGGAAAAAATAGTCAAAGGCGAAGCTATTCCTGCTAATCTAGCAAAAGAACTTGCTCCTTTTGTAGAGCCACTAATGGCTATTATGACCGAACCGCAAAAACGTAATCGTTTTATTCAAATGGTTAAGCAATTAGAGAAAGAAGAAGCTTAATAGAATGGCAGACCACTTTTCTTAGTGGTCTCCATATTTTCTTTTACCAACTCACTGATTATTTCTCGATCATCTCGACACAGTGAAAAAATATCATCTAATCCTAGGCTTCCACGCATATACCAGCTCAGTCTGAATAGGTCTAGTTTAAATTGTTTTGTTTGCTGTTCTAGGATTCTGACCTCTTCTAAAATATCGTCGACTGGCCAGGTCAGAATCCTTATCCGAAAAAATGTGCTTGGTCAAACACAATAGGAACTTCAAATTTTTCTGGAGCACCTGCTGCACGTTCTTCTTCTGTGGTTTCTACTGTCATTGGAGCAATTTGGAACTTTTCTTTTTGTGCAGAAAGATGATCTGTAATGCCTTGAAAAAAGTTTTTGTCGCAGTTAGCAACAAACTCGTCGATCATCGCACGATCTGTTACAGTTTCTCCGTCAACTGAAATACTTTGAATACTTTTAACAACAGTGTTAATATTAAGTTCTGTTAGTTTTTTAAAGCTCTGCTGAAAAGCTGAGATTTTTTCATCTTCAGCCATATCAGTGTTGTTTACAATAGCAAACACACGCTGTTCTTCAAAACTTTTTAAACTTTGTTCTGTAAAATCTTTGTAAGTTAACGGTGCAAGAGTAACAGTAAACTGATCAATCTGAATGGTATCTTCAAAGTTTACATTAGCAAACTGATCCATTAATATTCTTAAATCAACAACAAATCCACGTTCAATATCAGTGCCTGGAACATCGATATTCATATCCATAGTTTCACCGAATGTAGCAATACGGATAGCAATCAGCACAGCATCTAAGTCTAAACTAGGTAATGCCCACGCATTTTTGATTGCAGGAATACAACTTTGGATAACATCAACAGTTGATTGTCCGTTCAATAATGCATCAGGAGTTTTAAAACTTAATTCATCCTTTGCAGTCATAGGGTACACAGGGTATTCACCTGTTGGTTCAAAGTCAAGTGCTCCAGGCGGATAATACTTGCCTTTGCTAGGCAAACTAATATAAATCTTAGGTTGTCTATAGTATTTCTTTAAAGGATTGTTAGATTGTTGTTCCATGATTTACTCCGTATAAATACATTACGTTCGTATGTATCTAATATATTTATATGCGCATATAATGGGATTTATTTAATATGGCAGATCCGGTAAAAGGCACCATTGGGGAAGACGAAGTTGTCCTTAATAATGCCGCCACGGAAACTACACTTGCAGAACTTGTTAAAGCAGTAGACAGACTTTCTAAAATAAGTTCTGGCGATGCTAGTAAGCGTCGCGAAGCACTAGAAGAATTAGCAAATAAATCTAAAGAAGCCGGTGACCAAGTTGAAGACATGGGTAAAAAAGCAGAGGATGCTGGCAACCGCTTGACTCGGGGCTTAGGTCATTTAGGCAACGCACTTGGCGGACTTACTGAAGAGTTTTTAACAGGTAGTATGCGTATCAGTGACTTTTCAAGTCACATAACAGGTCTTATTAAAGAACTGCCACTTGGCTTTGGTTTAGCCGCTGCACCTTTACAACTACTTGTTAGTGTCATTGACAATAATATTGACAACTTCCGCACATTAACCGATGTAGGTACAGATTTTGGTGGAAGTTTATTTAATGCTCAACTACAAGCAACAAAGGCAGGATTGTCTTTAGAAACATATACTGATACTATTACAAATAATGCTGAATCTTTAGCATTAATGACAGGTAGTTCAACCGCAGGTGCTAGAGCATTTACACAGATTAGTGGAATACTACAAAGAGATTTCGGACCTACCGCTAGTGCATTAGGTATGCAAATGCATGAAACTGCTCAGTTCACTGCTGACTATTTAGAAATACAAACAAGATTAGGCCGTGCTCAGCGTATGGATAACTTCCAGTTATCGCAAGGTGCTCAAACATACATTATGCAACTAGACAAACTATCTAAACTAACAGGTAAACGTAGAGATCAAGTTGCTGCAGAACTAAAAGAGTTTGCTGACGATAGAAGATTAAAAGCATTATTAGCAGGAATGGATCCAGCAGTGAAAGCTCAAATAGACGGAACACTTGCTTTGTTAAAAGGAGCTAGTCCAGATCTGCAAAATATTGTTACGGAACTCATAGGAACAGCAGGTATACCTATTACAGATCAAGCGAAAGCACTTGCTGTTGTTAACCCTAAACTTAGAGACATGGCGGCAGGACTGGTAAACGGTACTGTAAGTCAAGACGAATATGCTGCTGAAGTAAGAAAAACTGCAAAACGTATCGGAGAAAGTTCTGACGCACAGAGATTATTCAGATCAAGATTGATTGCATTAGGCGTGCCAGTTGCTGAAGTAGAAGCAATGTTAATTGGCTTAGACAATGTAGGTAAAAATCTCACACAAGTACAACAAGAACAAGTTGACGCAGCTAACAGAGGTAATCAAGGACTATTAGATTTTGAACGTAGATTAACTCAAGCAAGAAATGTTATATTAGGCACATTAATTAAAAGTGGCATATTCCAACAGTTTGAATATATGTTGAGTGATATTGTAGACTTCTTTACTTCAGGCGCAGGATTAAAACAACTAGAAACTGGAGTGCAAGTTGTTGCAGATTTCTTTAAAGAATTAATACAAGACATAAAAGACTTTGGACTAGTAGATACTCTTAAAATGTATATAAGCGATGCATTTAGCGGACTCGGCGAAATGATTAAAAACTTTATCTTTGGTGGAGAAAAAGTTGATAACAGACAAGCAATTGGACAAACCGAAACTAAAATATCTAGATATGAAGATCAACTTAAAGAATTACAAAGTCAGCAAAACAGACCAGGAATATCAGCGGATGAATATGCTGTTGTTCAACAACAAATAGATGATACTATTGCTAAAATGAATCAATTGCGTGATAAGCGTGATGAATTGGCTAAAGCTGATAGAGAAGGCACTTCAACAGGAATACTTGGTAGTTTATTTGATTCTCTAAACATGGAAAATATTAGAGAACTTGTATCACTATTAGGAGAGACTGGAGGAATAATTCTTGGATTTACAGCATTTGCAACTATTTTAGGAATGTTTGCTGCAGGTCCTGCAGCTATAGGAGGAGCCGCTATAGGTGCTGTTCTAGGCTTATCAGGTGCAGGTTTGTACGCAATCGGTGAAGGTATAGATCACATAGGCGCAGGAATGGAAAGAGTTGCACACGCTCTTGAAGTAGTTGCAAATATCCAAGGCGCAGACAATCTTGATAAAATAGTAACAGGACTAGGAGGGTTAGGACCTGCTCTAGCAACATTTACAGCAGGTAATGCATTAGATACATTTTTACAATACCTAGGTGCAAGTAATCCTTTTGAAACATTGATAGAAGGTGTTAACACATTTGGCGATGCAAATACTCAAGCAGTTAGTAATATAAGAGATGTAGGAACTGGACTAGCGGCATTAACAAATGTAACAGATTCACTTGACACAACGCCAATAACCAAGTATACTGAAGCTATGAAAGAACTAGTTGAAGTACTAGATAAACTAAATGACGAACTTGCAGAAGACAACAAAGGCGCATTCGGCGGCGGAACAGGTGTTAATGCCGCACAGGTTATTGAAAAAATGAGTGGCGGTAGCGGAAGCAAGGAAGAACTAGAAAAGTTAAATACTACTATGATGATGGTTCTGCAAACACTGCAAACTATGAATACAACAGGCCGCAGACAATTAAGAGCAACAGAAGGAATGGGCAGCACTGTCCAATAGTAAAGAATGAGTTGGAAAAAATACTTTACACCAGTACCGACTGGTGATAACACAACAGGATCATACAGTGCCTTAGGCGGAAGACGCGGAGGTGCACAACCTGGTCCTGCACAAACAAACTATTCATCATATCTTCCTGATGTTTATGTAGGTTCGCCTAATCGTGTTGAACGTTATGGTCAATACAACACTATGGATTTAGACTCAGAAGTAAACGCGGCTCTTGATATTCTTGCTGAGTTTTGTACACAACAAAACAAAAGAAATAAAACAAACTTTATTCTAGACTTTAAAAAAGAAGCAACAAACTCTGAAGTAACTATTATTCAACAGTACCTACAACAGTGGACTAAACTACAAAAGTTTGATACTAGAATGTTTCGTATTTTCCGTAATATTTTCAAATACGGCGACGGATTTTTTATTCGCGATCCAGAGAATAAAAAGTGGTATCATGTAGATCCTGCAAACGTGACTAGTATTATTGTTAATGAAAGTGAAGGTAAAGAACCTGAGCAATACATTATTAAAAACTTTAACATGAACTTTAGAGATATGGTTGCTACAACACCATATCAAACCAACGGCAATGTTACAGGTGGCGGCGATGGATATCTAACAGGTGGCGTTCGTGGAATGACAGGCGGACAACAACACAGCACACAAGGCAGTCGTTTCCAAAGAGAAGAAAACGAAATGGCAGTTGATGCAAAACACGTTGTACATTTAAGTTTGTCAGAAGGATTGGATAACAACTTTCCATTCGGTAACAGTCTATTAGAAACAGTATTCAAAGTATTCAAACAAAAAGAATTGCTTGAAGATGCGATTATTATCTATCGTGTCCAAAGAGCTCCAGAAAGAAGAGTATTCTACATTGATGTGGGTAACATGCCTTCACACCTTGCTATGCAGTTTGTCGAGCGTGTTAAAACGGAAATTCATCAACGCAGAATCCCATCGGCAACAGGCGGCGGTCAGAATGTTGTAGACAGTTCGTATAATCCCCTGTCAATCAATGAAGATTACTTCTTCCCACAAACAGCAGAAGGACGTGGATCAAAAGTTGAAACACTGCCAGGCGGCACAAACCTAGGAGAGATCGATGATCTTAGATATTTTACTAATAAGCTGGTACGCGGTTTACGAATACCTTCCTCATATCTTCCAACGGGAGCAGATGACAGTGCTGCTCAATACAATGACGGCAGAGTAGGAACAGCATATATTCAAGAACTACGTTTTAATACGTACTGCGAACGTCTACAAAATTTATTAGTAGAAAGTTTTGATACAGAGTTTAAACGTTATCTATTAGAAAAAGGCGTGAACATTGATACTTCTATGTTTGATCTAAGATTCCAAGAACCGCAAAACTTTGCTGCATATAGACAAAGTGAAATTGATAATGCTAGAATTCCAACATTCCAAACAATGAGTGCTATACCGTTTATTTCAAATCGTTTTGCAATGAAACGTTTCTTAGGAATGACTGACGAAGAACTTGCAGAAAACGAACGTCTATGGCGTGAAGAAAACGATGAGAACCTACAAGCACCGTCAGGTGACATTAGTGGAGAAATGCGTAGTGCAGGCATCAGCGGTGCTGGCATTGATGCAGATCTTGCAGGAGCAGAAACCGAAATACCTGATACAGATGTAATGCAAGGCGGTGAAGACACTGGACCTACTAGTGCAACTGATGCAGAAACGCCAACAACACCTCCAACGGAATAAATACTATTATGATTTTAAGAGAATTCTTTTACATTGACAGAAATACATTAGAGTCTGAAGAAGATAAAATGTACGATCCTTCTTCAGACAGCTCTATTCTGCGTAAAAAAGACAAACGTAAAACAAGACTAACTCTACGTCAAATTAATAAAGCACGAAAAGCTGCTGAAGCACATCAAGAACTAAAAGCCGAAGATTTAAATTTTATTAAACAAATGTATGGAATTGCCGCAACCGCCGAATCTATGTAATGTCAAAATTAGATAAGACCTTATACTCTAAAGAAGAAGCATGTCGTCTTATGGAACAAAGACGTAAAGAAAAAGAAACTAACCAAGAATCTGCAAATCTTCAAAGAATCATAAAACCTGTAGACAACTTCGATAGCCCTATTGCATTTGTATTAGGTAATGGAACTAGTCGTTCTGGTATTGAAATAAACGACTTAATAAAACTAGGAACTGTGTATGCGTGTAATGCTGTATATAGAACACATCGTCCGCATTATCTAGTTGCTGTAGATTCTAAAATGGTCATCGAAATAAACAAAAGCGGTTATCAATTAAAGAATAATGTTTATACAAATAAAAATAGAGCATATGATAAGTTTAGAGGTTTTGATTTTTTCGATCCAAGTTTAGGTTGGAGTAGTGGTCCTACTGCTCTTCATCTAGCAAGCTCTCATAACAAGCAAGAAATCTATATTCTAGGGTTTGACTACAAAGGCATAAATGATAAAGTTAATAATATCTTTGCAGATTCTCCTAACTATAAAAAAACAAATGATAGAGCAACATATTACGGAAATTGGTTAAGACAAACTGGCATTGTAATACAAAAAAATCCTCAAAAAAGATATATACGTGTAACAGACAAGGAGTGTTTTGTACCAGAGCCGCTAACTAAATTAAACAATCTTTCTCACATCAAAATTGATGAATTCATAGAAAAGTTTGGTTTACATCTAAGATAAATCAACTTTCTTCTAAAAACGACTCAAAACGAGCCGATATCTGCGTACTTTTTTGTATAAATGTTAAATAATAGTGACAGCCTTACCTTAGGTAAAAACTTATTGATACATCACAGGAGATTAAAATGACTGATCGTAACAAGTTTGAAGAAATGCTTGAACTTCTAGTTAACGAAGACCAAGCAGCAGCAGAAGAATTATTCCACGAAATTGTGGTAGAAAAATCACGTGAAATCTATGCTTCAATGTTAGAAAGTGACATCGAAGAAGATGAAGAAGTTGAAGAAGCAACTGATGAAGAAGTTGAAGAATCAGAAGACGACTTAGACGAAGCAACTGATGAAGAAGTTGAAGAGTCAGACGAAGAAGTTGAAGAAGGTTTTGATTTAGACGAGTTCGAAGTTGAAGCAGACCCAATGGGCGGCGACATGGACGACTTAGACATCGAAGTGCCAGGCGAAGATGACATGGATGACATGGGTGGCGAAGAAAGCGGCGACATGGATTTAGATACTGAAATCGGAAAGTTAAAAGACATGTTTGACGCACTAATGGACAAAGTTGAAGACGCAGCAGAAGGTGAAGAGCCAGAAGGCGAAGAAGACGAAGAAGACGAAGAAGACGAGCCTGAAGAAGAGTCTTTTGAGTTCGAATCAACTGATGAAGAAGTAGACGAAGCATCCGACGAAGAAGTTGAAGAAGCGTCAGAAGAAGTTGACGAATCAGTAGAAAAATCAGCTGCTGAAATGATGCGCGAATATGCAGACAAAATAACACCTAATATGGGCGACAACGGTGCTAACACTGCGTCACCTGTAGCAAACAAGAATGACATGGGCGGCACAGCGTCTAACTTAAACCAAGGTAAAGACAACGAAGCAGGCGACCATGCAGGTCTTGGCGACATTAATCCTAAAGAAGATGATGCTAACCAAGTAAACAAGGTTGGTAACAAAAAGGGTACAGCTACTAAGATGAGCCCAACTAAAGGACATGGTGCTGAGAAAAACGGCAAAGGCGACAACGGCGCTAATGCCAAGCCAGTAATTGGCGGCTAATAAGGACTGATAGATGAACTTTTTACGAGAGCATTTGACATTTGACCAAGCAGGTATTGTGGTTGAATCCGCTAACGAAGGCAAAGACCTTTATATGAAGGGAATTGTTATTCAAGGCGGAATTCGCAACGCTAATCAACGAGTGTATCCTGTAGACGAAATTGGCAGGGCTGTCAAAACTCTCAACGATCAAATTAGCGGAGGTTATAGTGTTCTCGGCGAAGTAGATCATCCAGAAGGTCTTAACATTAACCTAGACAGAGTAAGTCATATGATCACAGAAATGTGGATGGATGGCCCAAATGGTTATGGAAAACTAAAAATCTTACCAACCCCTATGGGACAACTAGTTCAAACAATGGTACAATCCGGAGTTAAGCTAGGTGTCTCATCAAGGGGATCTGGTGAAGTTGACGGAAGCGGAGACGTTTCTGGTTTTGAAATTATCACTGTGGACGTTGTGGCTCAGCCAAGCGCCCCTGGTGCATATCCAACTCCAATTTATGAGCATCTCATGAATGCGAGAGGTGGAATGAAGGCTTATGAACTAGCACAGGCAACAAAAGAAGATCCAAAGGCACAAAAATATCTAAAAGAATCGCTGATTAATATAATCAGCAAACTCCAATAATGAGGAGAACAATATGTTGGATGCACTGAAAACACTTTTTGAGAACGATGTTGTTTCTGAAGAAGTTCGTGCGAGCATCGAAGAAGCATGGGACGCTAAGATTAAAGAAAATCGTCAAGCGGTAACAGCTGAACTTCGTGAAGAATTTGCTAAAAAATACGAGCATGACAAGCAGACTATGGTTGAAGCTCTTGATGCACTAGTAGGCGAAAGACTACAAAGTGAAATCGAAGAATTTGCAGAAGACCGTAATCAACTTGCCGAAGCAAAAGCAAAATATGCTATTGCTATGCGTGAAAACGCAGACATGCTTAAAACTTTTGTAGTTGATCAACTATCAAAAGAAGTTGGCGAACTACACGAAGATCAAAAGTCAATGTCAACTAAGTTTGGCAAACTTGAAGAATTCGTTGTTGAAGCACTAGCAAAAGAAATTGCAGAGTTCTACGAAGATAAAAAGGATCTAGCTGAAACAAAAGTACGTTTGGTTAGAGAAGCAAAGTCAGAGTTTGATAAAATCAAGAAGAGTTTTGTCAAGCAAAGTGCAGGCATCGTATCTGAAACAGTCAGCAAAACTCTTAACAAAGAGATTTCTGCACTTAAAGAAGATATCGAGTCAGCTCGTCAAAATGACTTTGGACGTAGAGTTTTTGAAGCGTTCTCAAGTGAATATGCAAACAGTTTGTTAAATGAAAAGAGTGAAATTGCTAAACTAATGAAAGTAGTTGATCTTAAAGACAAACAACTTGCAGAAGCAAAAGCTGCTAAACAAGAAAAAGAACAACTTGTTGAAAGCAAAGAAGCTGAGCTTAAGACACTTGCAGAAAGTGCTCAAAGAAAAGAAACAATGCACGAGTTACTTGCTCCATTAAGCAAGGATCAACGTGAGATTATGACAGACTTACTGGAATCTGTTCAGACGCCGAAATTAAAATCAGCGTTCGACAAGTACCTACCGGCAGTGATTGACGGTAAATCTCCAGCGAAGCAGAAGGCACAACTAACAGAAGGCAAAGAAGTAACAGGCAATAGAGAAACAAAAACAACTGACACAGTTGACGAGAATGTAATTAACATCCGTCGACTAGCTGGACTTAATTAAGGAGAATAAAATGTCAGAACTATTAGAAAGTCGCTGGCAGGAAACGAAAAGCGCACTTCTAGAAGGCCTAAAAGGTACTAAGAAGTCTGTAATGGCTGCGACACTTGAAAATACACGTAAGTATCTTTCAGAAAGTGCGACTGCAGGTGCTACTTCTGCTGGTAACGTTGCTACCCTAAATCGTGTGATCCTTCCTGTGATCAGACGTGTAATGCCTACAGTAATTGCTAACGAGTTGGTTGGTGTACAACCAATGACTGGCCCTGTAGGACAAATCCACACACTACGTGTTCGTTATGCTGAAGGTCAAGATGACGTTACAGCTGGCGAAGAAGCATTATCACCATTCAAGATTGGCTTAGGCTATTCAGGTGGTGGATCAACTGACAAGGCTGCTACAACTGCTGCTTTAGAAGGACAAGCTGGTAATAAACTAAGCATCCAAATCTTAAAGCAAACTGTTGAAGCTAAGACTCGTAAGCTATCTGCACAGTGGACTTTTGAAGCTGCGCAAGATGCACAGTCTATGCACGGCATCGACGTTGAAGCTGAAATCATGGCTGCTTTAGCACAAGAAATTACTGCTGAAATTGACCAAGAAGTACTTGCTTCACTACGTTCACTAGCTGGTAACGCAGTTGAAACTTACAACCAAGCATCCGTATCAGGTACTGCTACATTCGTTGGTGACGAACACGCTGCTCTAGCTGTTCAGATCAACCGTGCGGCAAACATCATCGCTCAACGTACACGTCGCGGTGCTGGTAACTTTGCTGTTGTTTCACCAATGGCGTTAACTATCCTTCAATCAGCAACTACTTCAGCGTTCGCAAGAACAACTGAAGGTGCGTTTGAAGCTCCAACTAACACTAAGTTTGTTGGTACACTTAACAATGCAATGAAGGTTTATGTTGACACTTATGCAGCTGACAGTACTTCAGTACTTGTTGGTTATAAAGGTTCTTCAGAATCAGACGCAGCTGCGTTCTATTGCCCATACATTCCATTAATGAGCTCTGGTGTTGTTCTTAACCCAACAACGTTTGAACCAACAGTTTCATTCATGACACGTTATGGTTATGTTGAGCTAAACAACACAGCATCATCACTTGGTAATGCTGCTGATTATCTAGCAAACGTTGCTATCACTGATACTGCTGTATCATTTAGCTAATCGTTACTTAGGTAATAAAACTTAAAGGGTGGCTTCGGTCACCCTTTTTTATTGGATACAAAAAGATAAATACATTTGTCATAGAGCGAGCCTCTATTACGAGGACTTATGCGGACCCACCGCGTAGACCTAGAACGTCAACCTAAGGAGAAAACAATGGGACGTCCAGTTAATAAAAGATATTTCGGCGCTACAGGCGGCGCAACAGCAAAGATTCCAGTAAGAGCCTTTTTATCAGGCGGAGCTTTCGAAGGTTATATTACAGCACAAAAAGGTACTAACAAGTTTGCAGTCAGTAATGACGGTGATACAGTCGACGGAATTTGTCGTTTAGTTAATGAAATTTCACCTAATGCTAACGGTGAATGTTCACTAGTAGGTATTGCCGACGGTGGCGACGCTATTATTATTAAAAAAATCTTTAACAGAACTGCTGTTGATTGGAATAACAATCGTTATACTTGGGCTGTTGAAGATGATTCAACAGAATCACTATTAAGATTAACAGCAATCTAAGTAATAGGGGCTACGGCCCCTAGTTTAAGGATTTAATTAATGTCTAAGTATGTAAATGTACCAAACGGTGATTATAAACTCAAAGTCCAAGATGGTGGAGAAATTACTCTTGATACTGGATTGAATCAAGGTACAGTTATTATTACTGGTAACTTGCTCGTAGCAGGCACACAAACTACTTTAAATACAACCGATACTGACATTGAAGACAATATAATTACATTAAACTCTGGAGAAACTGGAACAGGAATTACTCTTGGAACCAGCGGAATACAAATAGATCGCGGAAGTATTATCGATGCCCAGTTTGTATTTGATGAAAGCATTGATTGGAGAGATCCAGTAACAGAAACTACAATTAGTGGTGCATTCCATGCTAAATTAACAAATGGCAACACTGTTGCAATACGAACTAATAGTATTGATACAGGCGGCGGCGATTTATACTTAATCAACTCGGGTACAGGTGTTATTAGTGTAACTGGTGCTAGTAACTACGAACGTAATGTATTTGATTATCTTCCTGCAACTAATACCATTAATCTTGCCGGCGGAGCATATAATGGCGCAATAGACGAAGATTTAATACCAAATGCTAAAGGTGTTGTAGATTATATTACATCTTATTTTGCAGGTGTATTCCAAGCAAGAATAGCAGAAGGTACATTAACACCGACATATGTTGAAGCAAGTGATTTTGAAATTTCAGGCTCAACTAGTGTAGTTGAAATAGGTGTTGATAATAATTTAGTTGCGTCGTTTTATGAAGACAGATTAGAATTAACTGATTTAAGAATCGAAGACACAACAATTGAAACTATTACCAGCGGATCCGATCTAACATTAGGTGTTGCAGGATCAGGAAGTGTAATAGTTAACGATAATTTGGTAATAAAAAGAACACTTGCCGCTCCTAACGATCCTGTTAATGGATTAAAGTTATATGTAGAAGATATAGGAGCAGGTGATACAGGATTATATTACATAGATGATAATAGCAACAATGACGAACTGGTAAGCAAAAACAGATCGTTATTGTTTAGTATGATATTTTAGGAAATAATATGGCAATTTACAATGAGCAAGTAGGTGTAGATCCAGTAACATTATTAGATGTTCCTGCTGGAAAACAATACGCAATTTTAACAGTATTAGTATGTAATACTGCTATACCTGATCCTTTGCAGCCAGAAGCAAATATTACTAACTTTGACATGTATCTAGTACCTGCAAATGGCGGAACTAAAGGACCTAGCACACTTGTTTTAAACACTGTAGAACTACCAGCTGGCGAAACATTTACGTTTGATTCAGAAAAAGTTATATTAGAAGCAGGTGATAGATTAATTGTTCAAGGCGAATCGCCTACAATATTAACAGCAACCGTAAGTTATTTGGAAGTATAATATGCGTTTAGTTAAATCACAAACAACTGATTCAAGATTCTTCGGCGGACTAAGAACAAGAAAAGTTGGAGTGAACGTAGAACCTGTTTCAGACAGAATCGATTTAGTAAGCACAAATGCTGTTGTAGTACCAACAGGTGAAGAAGCAGAAAGATCAAATGTTCCTGTAGAAGGAATGATTCGGTATAACACTGATACAGGTGAAATAGAAGCATATCAAAATGCTTCTTGGAGAAATCTTAGATTTAAAGAGCCTACAACTATTGTTAAAGAAGTATTAGGCGCAGGTACAGGAGCTGAAACAGTTTTTGGTCCTTTAAACGATGGCAGCGGAACAACAAATACTGTACCCGTTGCTGCAGAACATTTAATAGTGTATATTGGAAATGTAATACAGTTAGCAGGAACACAATATACATTACACGAACAAGCTGAAGTCACTACTGGAGGTGCAGCCCAAGGACCAAATCATCCTTATAACGATCCTGGATATTACATTAAATTTGGAAGTGCAGTACCGTTTGGAAGTACGGTGACAGTGCTACATAATTTTGACAAATAATAAATACTATATTATGGTAGGAGAACAAAATGGCATCGCTTAAACAATTATTAGGCAGCAAAAATTTAGAGATAGAAGAAAACAATCTTGAAAAAGGTAAGATTTTTTCATATACCTTAGGTGGTAGTTGTCACAACATGTGTTGCGGACCTAGATTTTGTGCTCCTTCTGACGGAACAGTAGTATTAGAGATTTGGGGAGCTGGCGGGTCTGGTCCTAAAATGTGTTGTTGCGGAGGCGGATTCGGCGGCAACAGCGGCGCATATGCGAGAAAAACATTTTCTCTTGAAACAGGAGCGATGATTTGCGGATGGCTCGGTCAAGCATGTGCTAATGCTAATGCAGATTTTAAAGGGTGTTCAGAAGGAACATGCGTAATATTTAACATGGATTGTTGCGGGGCGTGTAATAGTGGCTGGGGTTGCATGTGTGCAGAAGGTGGCAGAGGCGGTCAGTCTACATGTAGTCATCTTTGTCCTATTTTTTGCTGCCTGGCACAATGTTATTGTGCCACAACACGAGGCGATGCATGCGGTACACTATGCAATGTCTGTAAAGATGGTTCAGGATGGTGGGGCCAAGCATACGGTGGGGATATTAATGCACCTAGTAGAATTAGTTGTTTAACTTTAAACAGTAATAGTCCTTGCGATATATGTCATTGGCAGCATCATCTTGCTACTGCGCCATATACATTTTCTCAAGGCGGCGGCACAGGAACAACTGGCTCAGAACTAGATAATAGTTTTTCAAGAAGTGCAGGCAGTGTAATGTATCAAGCAGTGCAAGGCTTAAACGGTTTAAATAGATCTCCAGGATCAGGAATGTGGCAAGCTGCATGCTGGGCAAGCACTAGAAGTTGCGGGTGTTATGAGACGCAAGCATGTGTATATCTGTATCCGTATGGAATGGGTGCTCCTGCAGGCGTTCCATGTAATGCACAGCGTGATTCAGGATATCGCGGAGGGCCTGGCTCGATGCGTGTTAAGTTTATCGAATCATAATCCTATAAATACTGTGTCAGGAGAATAATGAGTGGCACAGATAGGTAGAATCTCAGGACCTCTATTAGAGGCAAACCTCGAACGTAAAGATCTTGTAAAGCCAGATAGTCAAGCTAATCTGGCTTTTAAGAATAATTCAGGCGACATTCCTCTTTTATATCTAGATGTACTTACTGGTAAAGTAGGTGTAAACAACTCTGCTCCTAGTGCAGAACTTAATGTTACGGGAACCTTAAACGCTGATTTTTTAATCAGTACCTCTTCCCAACTTGGAAATATTAGTATTAATGAAAATACTATAACAAATTTAAGTTCTAATCCTTTAACTTTCACTGCTAATAATGTAGACATTAATTCGTTTTCTACTTCTCAAATAAGAATTAATAATCAAGAAATTACAACTTATAATACTAACACTGATTTAGAATTCAATACTAATGGCACGGGCACTATGTTATTTGGCAGTAATGTTGAAGTATATGCTGGTATTAGTTTAGACACAATCCAAGGTAATAGTATTAATGCATCAGGTAATATACAAGCAGGCAGATATCTGTTTAATGGGTTTACTATAGATGATAATATTATTACTACTGCTGTATCTAATGCTGATTTAGAACTAAGTGCAAACAGTTCTGGAAAGATTATATTTGAAAATCTTTCCACCGATAATAACTTTACTCATAATGCTGCACAAGTAACATTTGCAAATATAGATATAAACACAATAAATCAAACAGGTGATATTAGTATCACTGGTAACGCAGGGTTTAACTATGTTGATCGTACCGGTATACATTTAGATATTCCTGGAGATAGTATACTAGGTAATCTTAGTATAGAAGGAAACGCTATAAAACAAACTGTGTCAGATGCAGATGTAAACATAAACACTGCTGGTACAGGAGAAATTAATTTATTAAACAATGTATTAGTTGATGGAAGTTTACATGCTACAGGAGATATTACACTAGACGGTAATATTGTTTTTGGCGACGATAGCACAGTTGACACTGTTGCCTTTAATGCTGATTTTGATACAGACGTTTTACCTAATCAAGATATAAAGTATAACTTAGGTGTCGAAGGAAAAACATTTAGCGAAGTTCACACAGTGTTACTCAACGGTCAAGATATTGCAGCCGCAGTAATCAACATAGATGGTGTAGATTTAGGATCAGGACAAGGTAATATCATTTATGTTGCTCAAGGCGGTGACGACATAAATCAAGGCGATCATCAACAGCGTCCTGTTAGAACAATAGGAAGAGCTTTAGAAGTTGCACATACCAGCAGTATACCTACACAGATTTATATATTTCCTGGTGAATATCAAGAAGACTTTCCCTTAGAAGTTCCTGTGAACACTACAGTAACAGGTAGTGATATTAGAAACACTATCGTTTATCCTACAACTGCAACCTATGACAACGATGCATTTTGGTTAAATGGTGAAACCACTGTTGAAAACCTTAGTGTACAAAACTTTTACTACAATAGTACAGATAACACAGGTTATGCTTTCCGTTTTGCACCTAACGCATTTATATCAAGCAGAAGTCCTTATGTAAGAAACATAACAGTTATTACCAAAGGAGCACAACTAAGTGCTGCAGATCCTAGAGGATTTAATTCGGGAGATGCAGGACGCGGAGCTTATATTGACGGAGCCGATGTTCTGCCTACCAGCGAAGATGCAAGCATGTTGTTCCATTCAGTAACATTTATTACTCCCGGTGTTGATGCTGTTACAATGACAAATGGAGTAAGAGTTGAATGGCTTAACTCATTTACATATTTTGCAGATAGAGGGTTATATGCTAAAAACGGAACTACAGGCCACTTATCAACTGACGGAAGCACTATTAAGTATGGGGCAGAAATTCGTTCAATTGGTAGTGCAAACGTCTACGGTAACTACGGAGTTGTTGCAGAAGGCAATGATACGCTGTTTTACCTTATAGGTCATAATATGGCATATATTGGTAGCGGTAAAGCAGTTACCAATGATCCAACATTAACTATACAAGAAAATGAAACAGTAGAACTAGACAATGGTAAGATTTATTTTACAAGCACAGATGCACTAGGTAACTTTAGAGCAGGTGAAAACTTCCTTGTTGATTTTGAAACAGGCAGTACTGCATTTACTATTGACACTATTAACTTAGGTAACGGCAATAGTGTTACTATAACAAACGGCAGCGATGTTACTACTATAACAGGAACAACAATAGATCAAGGTATTTTAAAGTTTGAAGGAAATACTATTAGCACCAGTTCTGGACCTATTAATTTAAACGCATACGACACAAACGTAAATGTTTTAGGTAATGTTAATGTTGCTAATAACACAACAGTATTCCAAGATATAAGTGTACAAGGCAGTGTAATCACACTCGGTGACACAGACGTAGATCAGATTACATTTAATGCAGACATTGAACAAGATATTATTCCTGGCAGTGACAGCGGATTTAACCTAGGTAGTGATACTAATGCATGGGGCAATGCTTACATTGGACAGTTTGTAGGCGATTCAATATCCATTAATGACAACTATATTACTACTACTGACACAAATGTAGATCTTGAACTACGTGCAAACGGAACTGGCGACATTTATGTATCAAGTAATGATGTACAAATAGATAATAACTTAACTGTAGTTGGAGATACTGATTTACAAGATTTAGAAATTATTGATAGACAGATAACTTTTCAACAAACAACAGTGCAGGTAGAATACGGAGAAGCAGGATTTGGAACTGGTACATTTATAGTTGATTTATCATCAGAGCTAGGAACAACTGATATACAAAATATCAATATTGCAAGTGTTGATGTAAGAGGAGATTTAGGAATCAGCAGCGAATATATAGATTTACGACTAGTTTCATCAGGAAGTTATGATAGATATCAAGGAACAGCAGATACTGCTATATATCAAAACTATTCTTGGCTCGGCGACCAGCCGGGATCTTATATTTTCACTATAGAATATAGAGTCCCTTCAGCTGTAAATTTTTCTCCTAGTGGAATGCCTGATGGTTATTATTGGCAAGTAAGATTAAACATAGACTGTGACACTCCTGTTACTACAGAAGCACCTGCAACAGTAACACATACAGGTGATAAAAGTCAAACTGGAGATGTAAATCAAACTGGCGACCTAACAGTTACGCAAGACTTAAATGTAAATAGTGCTAGTATACTTAACGAAATCTCTATATCAAATAGTGTAATAAAAAGTATTCCTGTACCTGACACTAATATTATTACAGCAGATTTAATATATCAAAATCAACCTTGGTGGCGAATAGATGATCCGGGCGATTTTCAATGGTATATTACTGCTAGTGCTTTATTAATACATGAAGATACTCCTAATTTAGATTTGACAGACATTCCTAACATATTAATATATGATAATAGTAATAATCTTGTATTTGCTTACGGTAACTATTCTTTAGGAACATATAGTGGACCGACTATAAGATTATATTCTGGAGATATTTTATATCCCCAAGGAATCACAGAAGCAGATATTGATGGATTATTTACTGGTTTTGCTACATATACTTTAAAATATCTATCTCAAGGAAGAGATATTTTAAATATAGATAATAGTCCTATGTCATTACAAGCCAACGGTACAGGCGAAGTGCTATTCAATGAAAATACAGAAGTTACAAATGACCTAACTATAAACGGCGATTTAAATTTAGTAGACATAAATGCAGAAGATATAACAGCACAAAGAATGTTTCTAGATAACGTAGAACTAGGTAGTAGTCAACGTCCTTTTGAATATTATTATGCTGGAGGAGTATACACTAATGGACTTACTACTTTTTGGCAACTAGAAAGAAGAGGAAGTTGGACCCATACACTTTCATTATGGATAGATGGTGTATCTGTTTATAGTCTATCTCAATTTAGCACAGGTGCATACAGCTCTTATTATACTATAGACACATTGACTAATGGAAGTATTACGTGGCTGAGAGGAGCGTTAATAGATAATCCTGAAGATTATTACACAGCAACTCCTACAACAAATCAACGTTGGTGGCGCTGGGAAATACAGCAGGTAGATCAAACATCAGCAAACGCTAACGGAATAATTGGAACAAATAATCTTGAACTACAAGCTAGTGGCACAGGAGAAGTTGTGTTTGAAGATCTACAAGCAGATCAAGATTTAACTATTGCAGTAGACACAACACTACAATCTACAGATATTAATGGCGTACTTACACACGTTGGTAATGTAAATCATACTGGTGACTTAACTGTAACAAATTTACACATCACTGGTAACTTAGATATTACACAAGGTGTACAACTTGAAGAAATAAGATTTGACGATAACGTTATTACAAACACATCAACGAATGCAGACTTAGAATTTAGAGCTCACGGTACAGGTAGAGTGATTATTGATGAAGAACTTCTTGCACAAAATCTTACAACTACTATATTAACACTAGATGGTATTAATGTCAACGGTGTGACTGGAGATAACTTTGAATTAGAAAACATAGATTTGTTTGACAATGTTATTACAACAACTATAACTAACTCCAATCTAGAACTTAGAGCAAATGGCGTAGGTAATGTAGACTTTGAAGACGTTAGAATAAACACAGACAACTTGTTTACCGACTCTGCTGATTTACAGTTTAATACTAGTATAGCAACATTTAACAGCACAGACAGTGTTACACTACCACAAGGTACAACAGCTAATTGGAGTTTAACCGAAGGTAGTATTAGATATAACTCAGATGATAATGTGTTTGAAGGGTTTGGCGCAAACATACAAACATTTGATCAGTTATACTCTGCAGATAGACAAACAAGTGTAATTGCTAACAGCACAAACAATCATTTAGAGTTTACTGTAAACAATGTACAAGTAGGTAATATAGATTTAAACAGTGTTAACTTCCACGCATTACAAGCAGACAGTGTGCTAATAGATAACAACGAAATAACCACAGTAGATACAAATGCTGATTTAGAACTTAGAACTGAAGAAACTATTACACAGTATGTCGGTGAGCTGACAGCAAATGAACCACTTACAGATACAAGTTTAAGAAACGGCAAACAAACTATAGCAGTCAACGATGAATATATTGTTATCGGTGATCCTAGTAGTAATGAAAATGGGTTTTTAGAAGGTAGAGTAATGGTTTACACCCGCCAAGGTGAATATCAGTACACTCTTTACGAACCAGGCAATGAAAGTATAAGTTTATTTGGAGGATCTGTATCTTTAAATGAAAACAATATTTTAGTAGCAGGAGCATACAACACACCTCCTAGTGGACGAGGATCGGTTGTATTTTATAACGTAGAAACTCAAGAACAACTTTTGCGTGTTACAGGGCCTACTAGTAGTAGCAATTTTGGTTGGACTACTGCTATCAATAATAGATATGCATTTGTATCAATAACTGGATCTAGTCAATTTGACAATGTTAGAGTATATGACTTATATCAAGATCCTCCACAACTGGTCCAAACATTAACTCACCCTACAAGTACTGATCCATTTAATAGTGACTCGTTTGGACGTACAATGGCTGCTGATGAAAATTATCTTGCAGTGTATTCTTCAGACGATGGCGGCCAGATTTTTATATTTGAGTTAGAAAATTTCACTCTAATAGACACATTAAACACTCCAACTTATAATGCATGGTATATGTATGCTATGCAAATACGAAAAGGAAAGTTGTATTATGCAGAAGAGATAGCGCCTTTAGGTAGTGACGATATTCAGTTTGTGATATATGATATTGAAAATCAAACAATATTAAATCAAATACCTACAATCGGGCAAAACACTGGTTTAAATAACTGGCATGCAGATGACAACTATATCTATGCCGCTGATCCTAATGCAGGAGACGATTTTGTTCATGCATATAATCAAACTACTGGAAACTTAGATTATCAAGTTGCTGTACCTACAGGAGAAAATACAGACGTAAACTTATTTGTTTACAACAACGATCTATTTGTAAGAACAGTTAACGCTATTCATAGATATCGTGCGCCAAAAATACTAGTTAATGATTTAGAAATTGTAAACGATTTTATTAAACATTATAACACAGGTGCATTTGAATTTACTCAAACAGGTATAGGATATGTTAAGTTTGATGGAACAAACGGACTCGTTATTCCAGCAGGTTCTACAGCAGGTAGAGGTGATAATCTTCAAGTAGGCGAAATGCGTTGGAATACAGAACGAGAAATCATGGAAATCTATTCCGGTACGGAATGGATAATTGTTGCAGGCGGAGGCGAAAGTATTACCGCTGAGACATTTGAAAATCTTCTCTTTGAATTTACTATGGCTTTAGGCTAATATATCTCAAATCCGATAAATACTATTACTGTAAGAGTCGACCAAACTTTTACGAGACGAAACTGTGGTCAACCCGCAATGTAAGGTGGTTGGAGGGACAGGATCCCCGTATTGAGGAGAAGAGATGGCGATTGGTCGTATTTCCGGTCCACTCTTAAAGCAGAATCTAGAGCGTCTTGGCGTAGATTTAGCCTTTGAGACTGACCTATTATATCTTAATGTTGAAAACAACAATCAAAAAATCGGCATCAAGACCACAACACCTCAATACGAATTAGACGTAAACGGTACTTCGCGAGCAGATAATTTACATGCTGTTACTGCTGCCAATCTTGCAAACTTTACAATTCAAGGAAGTTCTATAACCAACTCTTCTGGAGACATTACTCTAGAAAGTGTTAATGGAACTGTTTATCAAAACTCGGTCACTATTGACGGCATATACATTAATGATAATACTATTACTACCAACGAATCTAATGCAGATCTGTCATTAAGTGCTAATGGTACTGGTGTAATTAAAGTATTCAGTGATCTAGTATTTGAACAAGATGTTACTATCCTAGGTACAACTTTCTTAGCAGATATTGTTGTAAGTGGAGATGTAAATGCAAACTCCTTAACAACTGATCAAATATCTATTGCTGGCAACTTAATAACGACTACAGAATCTAATGCTGATCTAGAACTTAGAGCAAATGGCACTGGCAGAATTTATATTGCTAACAATAATGTAGAAATAGACCAAGGATTAACAGTTGGAGGCACAAGCAATCTTAATGCTGTAATAGTCAACGGTGATATTACTCAAACAGGCGATTTAACCAGCAGCGGAGACTTAAATCTTACTGGCAGATTAACAGCAAATAGTTTAGATGTTGATAGTATACAGTTTGATAATATTAGTATTAATGGTAATAGTATTCAAACAACTCAAAGTAATTCAGATTTAGATATTTCAGCAAATGCAGCCGGAATAATCAACTTACTATCAAATACAACTGTTACAGGCAATATTCACGCAACAGGTAATATTAGTGCAGATGGTAATATTATTATAGGCGACGATAGCACAGACGCTATTACGATTAATGCAGAAATAGCCAGCGATATTGTACCTGACATTGACGATACGTATCAACTAGGTAATGCCGATCAACGTTGGGCTAATATTTGGGTTAACGAGTTTAATGCTACAAATATTAACACAGATAATCTTGCAGTGGATGGTATTGACCTGGCATTAAGACAAGGCAATATTTATTATGTTGCTGTAAATGGTGACGACGCACGTTCTGGTACACACCAAAACGACCCATTCTTATCAGTTAGTAAAGCTCTAAGTGAAGCAGTTGCAGGCGATACAGTGTTCATTTATCCGGGCATATACACTGAAACATTCCCATTAACTGTACCAGCAGGTGTTACAGTACACGGTAGTGGACTTAGAAGTGTACTAATACAACCTAGTGTAGCAACACAAGATAAAGATGCATTTTTACTCAACGGTGAAACTACTGTAGAAGATCTAGCAGTAGGAAACTTCTTTTATAATAGCGGCAATGATACAGGTTATGCTTTCCGTTTCGCTAATGGTATGTTTGTATCAAGTCGTTCACCATACATTAGAAATATTTCAGTAATCACACAAGGTTCAGTTACAAACGCAAGTGATCCAAGAGGATTTAATCAAGGTGATGCAGGTAAAGGTGCACTCGTAGACGGTAGTGTAGTAGGCAGTGCCAGCAAAGAAGCATCAATGCTTTTCCATTCAGTAACGTTTATCACTCCTGGTGTTGATGCATTAACTGCTACAAACGGTGTTAGAATAGAATGGTTAAACTCTTTCTCGTATTTTGCAAATCGTGGCATTTATGCAGTTGACGGTGTTGCTGGAAAATATAATGACGGCAAGACTAGAATTAAACTAGGCGGAACTAGCGGACCTTTTACACCTGGTAACACTATTACATTTACGTCAACTGACAGTTCTACAGAATATACAGCAACTATAGAAAGTGTAAATGGCGATGTTATCACCATTGACGGATACTTTGACAGCTTAGTAGGTTTTGATACAACGCCACAAAGTATTACAGACGGCACTGCAACAGCAACAGAAATATTACATTACGATTTAAGAGATTTTGGTGCAGAAATAAGACTTATTGCAAGTGCAAGTGTTTACGGTAACTATGGATTATATGGCGACGGTCCTGGTGTTCTTATGTATGCTGTTGGACATAATCTAGCATATATTGGTAATGGCAAGGAAGTTACAAATGATCCAACTACAGTTAACCAAGCCAATGAAGTTGTAGATCTTAATAACGCTATTATTCGTTACAACTCTGTGGATCATAAAGGCGATTTTAGAGTAGGTGATCAATTTTTTGTAAGCCAAGAAACTGGTACAGTTACATTTGCAAATGCAGATGTAAGTGTAGAAGCAATCAATGGTTTGATTGTTACTAATAATGGCAACACCACAAGTATCACTGCTACAGACATTGATGTAGGCAACTTTAACATTTCCGGAAATACTATTAGTACAGTGTCAGGAGATATTAACTTAGATGCAGCTAGTGATGTAGTTAATATCAATGACAATTTAAACATCACGGGTAACTTAGATGTTACTGGTAATATTAATCTTAACGGTAATATTGTTATAGGTGACGAAGCAACTGACGACTTGTTTATTAATGCAAGCATTATCAGTAATCTTGTGCCTGCAGGAGAACCAGACCTGGGAACACCAACAGAGCAATGGTTAAACTTGTATGCTAATAACTTACACATTGACGATATAGATATCTTTACAAATGTTATTACTACAGTTACATCAAACAGTGATTTAGAACTACGTGCCAGCGGTACAGGTAGGATATATCTACCTGACAACGATTTACAAATAGACAACGATTTAACTGTTAGTGGTTCAACTACACTGTCTAACACAACTATCACAGGAACTGTAACACATACAGGTGATTATAATCAAACAGGTGATACAACTGTAACAGGCAATGTTACAGTTACAGGTGATTTAGATGTTACTGGTTCTGCACAGTTTGAAGAAATACTAATCGACGATAACTTTATTACAACAACTACATCTAATGCAGATTTAGAATTACGTGCTAGCGGAACAGGGCAGATTTTAATACCGAGTAACGATGTAACAATAACAAATAACCTAACAGTTAACGGCACAACTAACACTGCTGATATTACAAGCACAGGTGATATAACTAGTAACTCATTTACTACAGGTGATATTTTAGTAGATGATAACTTTATTACAACAACACAGAGTAACTCAAATCTAGAACTTAGCGCAAATAATAATGGTGTTGTCCTTATACCGAGTAACGATGTTACTGTATCAACATCTCTAACAGTAAACGGTTTAACTACTCTAGCAAATACAGATGTAACCGGCACAATAACACACGTTGGCGACACTAATCAAACTGGTACTTATACTCTAACAGGTGATGCAAGTGTTACTGGTATTTTAACTGTTGACAGTAGTTTACAGTTTGAAGAAATCTTAGTCAATGATAACTTTATTACAACAACATCTACAAATGCAGACTTAGAATTACGTGCCGCAGGCACAGGTAGAGTTGTTATACCTGACAATGATTTAATTGTTTCTAATGACGTAACTGTGCAAGGTACTGTTACTGCTGAAGCTTTAAGTGTGACTGGCATTACTGCTAATTCATTTAGTACCGGCGATATTTTAATAGATGATAATTTTATAACAACTACACAGAGTAATTCAAATCTAGAGTTACGTGCCAGTGGCACAGGCGGCATCGTTGTAGACGAGTTTACATTTAACCAAAATGAAATTACCACAGTTGGCGACTTTACTATTACACCAGGCAGTGGATTAACTGTATTCAACAGCACCGACGCTGTAGTGTTACCGTCAGGTACAACAGCAGAACGTCCAACAGCTGCTAATGGCATGCTGCGTTATAACTCAGAATTAGACAGATTTGAAGGTTATGACGGTGTTAACTGGCTCGATCTAGGTAAAGGTGTTATTGATTTAGACGGCGACACAAGAATTACAGCTGAACTAACACCTGGCGCAAATGACGATACTATTAGAATGTATGCAAATGGTAATCTAGTTGCAGATATCAATGCTAATAGATTTAATACAAGCAGAGTTGAAATAGATGATATTAGCATCGATACAAATGTAATAGAAACTATCACAACAAATTCAGATTTAGTATTATCAGCAAACGGAACCGGTGTAGTTCGCATCGGACATTTTGCCATTGAAAATAATCGGATAAGTAATGTAGTAACAGATAGTATTACAACTTTTGATGCACCGAATGGCGGCTATTATAGAATAAACGGTAGTAATGGTTTTGTTATTCCTGTTGGTAGTAACTTAAATAAACCACCTGCTAACGAAGCAGAAACTGGTATGATGCGCTACAACACAGACGATGAGCGTGTAGAAGTATTTGACGGAGTATCATTTGTTAGTGTAGCAGGCGCAGCATCAGGATTAGACCAAAATGATGCAGAAGAATTAGCAATAGGAATTGTGTTAGCACTAGGATAAGATATGGCAACCTTTTTTAGAAATAAAATTATTAAAAATGTAGGAACTCAACCTATAGAAATATTTTCAGTTACACCTGGAAGCAGTGTGACTATTGTAGGTATTGCACTTACAAATCTTACACCTTATCCTGTAAGAGCAAGTTTACTTTTAAAAGACGATACTAGTATTGAAGGTTATTTTATTAAGGACACTGAAATAACTCCTAACTCTAGTTTGCGAGCATTAATGCCAGGAGAAAAACTTATCCTACCAGCAGATAATGCTCTTAAAGTTGTAACAGACATGGACGACAGTGTTGATTGCACAGTAAGTTTTGTAGAGATTGTATAAGGAATAGACAATGGCTAATATTATCGGTAACGAACATACATTATACGACGGTTTAGACAATCGTTATTTCTATGGAGTATTTAGAAATGATGATGGCGAGCTATTCCTCACAGTAGTAGATCAAACAGATCCAAATGAAGAACTAACTATTAATGCTCCTGGTGATCCTTTAAATAATTATCCAGGGTTCGAAGAGGGCATTGACTACTTCGAAGGAAGAAACAAGAATCATGATCTAAGTTATAAAAACTTAGAGCACGAGCAGTACAGATGGGATAATGTTCGTGCAATATATTATATCAACGACGAAGGTGAACTAGTTATGCGTAGACATCGTCCTTACACGCACGAAGAACTAACTAGCACAGACGAAAGACGTAAAAAAGCTACTTCTACAACAGAAGATAACAGATTATACTAACAGGAAAAACAATGGCACAGTTTAAAATTGATAGAATTAGATATAACTGGAAGGGTATATGGAGTATTTCAACTCCGTATGTAAAAGATGATATTGTAAAGTTTGGTGGTAACACATATGTTGCCATGGAAACTCACGTATCTAGTGCTATTAGTTTTTATCAAGATATTGGATATGTAAACGATTTTGGCGATGTAGACCCTCGCTGGGTTTTAATGACAGATGGTGTTAGCTGGGCAGGAGAATGGGTTCCTCAACTTGAATATAGAGCAAACGACATTGTCAAATATCGAGGAATACTTTATCAATGTATTGCACCACATGTTTCTGCTGAAACTACCGAAGAAGGTCTAGAAGCAGATATTGAAAAATGGAAAATTGTTGCTAGAGGTTCAAACTGGCTGAGCAGTTGGAGTCCTGACACTGAATATAAAATAAATGATATTATAAAATATAACGGTGTCTTATATACTTGTATAGATTATCATGTAAGCAGTACAGTTGTTAACGGATTAGAATTTGACCAAGAAAAGTGGCAAGTCTTATTCGATACCGATGCATGGTTAGGAGACTGGACGGTCGATACTAGATATAAAGTTAACGATGTTATTAAATATGGCGGTAATGTTTATCGTTGTATTGAAGGCCATACTTCATTAGACAATGACGAAGAAGGTTTAGAAGACGATCTAGGATCAGGACAAGTAACTCAAAAATGGGAGCTTGTGGTAGAAGGTATTCGTTATAGACAAGAATGGACATCTGATATAAAATATAGAATGAACGACGTTGTACAAATCGGTCCTTCCTTATATAAAGCAAGATACGGACATGTTAGTCCTACTACATTCGATGACGATCCTTGGGAAATATATCTTCCAGGATTAGACTTTGAAGATGTATGGAATGAATTTTCTACTTATCAGCCTGGCGATATTGTTAAGTACGGCGGGTATTCTTATGTTTGTATAGACTTTAATCAAAATTTTCAACCAGTTAATAATCCGAATCAGTGGACGCTGTTAACTACAGGGTATAATCTTACAGGGGAGTTTGATTCGTCTGCTGATTATCGAACTGGGGATGTAGTAAGAGTTAACGGATATTTGTATCTTGCAACAGATACTGTTAGTAGTATACAAAATGCTCCTCCAGGAACATTAAATGGTCAACCTTATTGGGAGTTATTAGTAACTGGTATATTCTACAGAGCAGAATGGAAGGAAATGTTAGATGATTCTACTCCTTATGAATACTTTCCAGGAGATGTTGTTGCTGACGAAAGTACAACGTTTATCTGTATACAACAGCACTTTGCAAATGTTTTTGAAGGAAGACCTAAGTTAGACACTAGAGAAACTACAGGTGCTAACAACTATTGGAAAGTATATATCAGCGGCGATGATGCTAATGTTCTCAGATATAAAGGCGACTTAAAAGTATATGACGTTACTGACGACGGAAGTACTGTTGGAGAAACTAGATTACCTGTAGGAGAAGCAGGACAAGTATTAAAAGTTCAAGACGATTATACCTTGTCGTGGGAATCACTTGACCAAACTGAAAAAGTATATTGGGTTAGTTTAGACGGTGTAGACGAAATAGATAAAGGTACATCTCCTGCATCGCCGTTTAGAACAATCAAATATGCTTCAGAATACATTTTAGCAGACGAAATAAACAGGGCTCCTGCAACTATTATTGTTAGAACAGGAGTATATCAAGAACAACTGCCTATTATTGTTCCTGCAAACTGTGCAATAACAGGAGACGAACTCCGTAGTACAGTTATAACACCTGCCCCGGGATATGAAACACAAAATATGTTTTATGTAAGAAATGCCACAGGAATAAGAAATTGTACTTTACAAGGATTAACAGGAACATTAGATATACCAAACGATAATAATACACAGCGTCCGACAGCAGGAGCTTATGTTTCATTAGATCCAGGAACTGGAGTTGATGACGAAGATGTATGGATTAGTTCGAAAAGCCCGTATATACAAAATGTAACTACATTTGGTACAGGTTGTATCGGAATGAAAGTAGATGGAGATTTACACGAAGGCGGTAATAAATCTATTGTAGCTAACGACTTTACACAAATTTTAAGTGATGGAATTGGTTATTGGGTTAACGGTGAAGGTAAATCAGAGCTAGTATCTGTGTTTACATATTATTGCCATATTGGTTATCTTGCAACTAACGGTGGAAAAGTTCGTGCAACAAACGGTAATAATTCATATGGTAAGTACGGATGTGTTGCTGAAGGATTTGATTTAACTGAAACTCCTAAAACAGCATTAATAGACAATAGGGCACAACAAGCACAATTAAATTCTTTATATTCAAATGGTAGCGGAATCTTTGGAGTTTCCTACGAGCATTGCGGTCAAGATTATACAAATGCCACTTTAACGGTAACAGGAACTAGTACTAATTTTGAAGCTGAATACTCAGAATTTAGAAACGCAGGCGTAAGTGAAGTTTATATTACAGAAGAAGATAGTTTCCAAATTGGGGGCAACAACTACACTACTATTAATGGTACTGCACAAGCAGGCAACGAAACACAAATAACATTATCTGGTGCAGATGAAGGCACAAATGAACTGTATAACGGACAGCGTATTTTTATTCAAGAAGGTAAAGGATTCGGACAATATGCCAAAATAGCAAGTTATAATCCTTTAAACAGAATCTTACAAGTAGAAAAAGAAAGTAATGGTGAGCCAGGTTGGGATCATATATCTGGCCGACCGATTGCAACATTACTTGACGACACTACAAAATATTTAATTGAACCTAGAGTTGTAATAGATCCCCCTCCATTTAGTATGAATATTACTAACTTAAATTCTTCAATAGACATTGCTAGTAGTTTGTCTGATATAGTTGCAATTCCTGGAACAGGAAATCAAGTCTACACTAGTCAAAATGGAAATAATTGGAATAATGATACTTTAAGTGTAAATTCCGACTGGGGAACTATTGCATACGGAAATGGCGAATATGTGATATTACCAGCAAACGGAACTGATATGGTCTATGGTAATATTGGTAGTTGGAACACTGCTACTATTGCAGAATATTCATACAAAAGTGCAGCATTTGGAAACGGTAACTGGTTCGCAGTAGGTGAACAGATCAACGGTGATTCTACTAATACTGTACAAAAAAGTATTGGAAGTGCTAGTAACTGGATAGATTTTACTATGCCGTTTGTTGCAAACTGGTCAAGTATTGCATACGGTAACGATACATGGGTTGCTATTGCAGAGTTTGCAGACGACAGTACAGCTGCAGGCATTTCAACTTTTGCTGTTAGTACAGATGACGGAGCTACATTCCAGAGCGTGGATACAGGTGTTACAGCACGTTGGAAACATATTATATTTGCATATGATAAATTTATTGCTATAGAAAGCAGTGCTGACAGTACGCCGTGTGCTGTTGCAATATCGTATGACGGATTAACGTGGTCAACAACAGAAATACCAACCGGACAATATACAAGAATAGCTTATCAACAAGGTTTATATGTAATGGCAGATCCAGGCACTGATAGAATACTACTTTCAGAAGATGGATATTCTTGGAGAGAAAAACTACATACAGGTATAGGTGCATGGACAAGTGTTGCGGCGCTAAATAACTCAACCTGGGTAGTATCAGGAACCGATAACAGTTTAATTATAGAAACAGGTGCTACAGCTAAAGCTAGAGCAAATGTTGGCGGCGGAAGAATTGGTAAAATTCTTATACACGATCCCGGTAGTAACTATATAGGAGAGCCTGCTGTAACAGTATACGATAATCAAAATACGTCAGATATAACTTATAGAGTGTATGTTAACAATAATGTATTGCCTCAACCTAAAATTATAAATCCTGGAACAGGATATTTAAGAGCTTCAGGAAGTATTTCTGGTGACGGATTTGCAGAGCAGTTTCAAATAGGATCTACTTTAAAAATAAAAAATTCTACAAATATTCCAGGACCTGGAGCAAATATACGAATCAACGGAATTGATGATGTAATTTACTTTGTAACAAAAGTAGATTCTGTCACGGGATCAGAAGGCGATTATACTCTAACATTACAAATAAATCCAGCTCTAGGTAAAAATGAATCGCCTACACATGAAACTGGATTAACTATTAGAGAACTATATAGTCAAATACGTTTGACAGGTCACGATTTCCTAGATATCGGAACAGGTAATTTTGAAGATACTAGCTATCCTGGATTATATGTATTTGGATACGAGTCTGTAAATGAGCCGCAACCATTTAATGAAACTGTGTTATATAATGGAGGACGAGTATTTTATACTTCAACAGACCAAGACGGTAACTTCCGAGTTGGCGAACTTTTCGAAGTAGAACAGGCTACTGGTACTATTAGCATTAACGCAGCATTTTTTGATTTAGGAGGTCTCGATGAACTTAGACTAGGCGGAGTTGTACTAGGAGGTACAGGCGCAGTTGTCAGAGAGTTTAGTACAGACCCTACATTTGCTGCTAACTCAAACAATATTGTACCAACACAAAAAGCAATTGCAGGATATATCGATAGCAGACTTGCAAGCGGCGGCTCTGATCCTAGAGTTAACAGACTAAATGCAGGTGAAATCTCGATTACAGGTAATAATATATTTTCTCCTACTAATATTACTATTAAAATGCAAAGTCCTGTTAAAATTAATGGAGCGGTTGGAGGAGATCTAGCATTTAAATCTTATTTTAGTGGCTCAGGTAATACAATTAATCCGTTAGATGATGTGTTAGGATCAGACCCAACATTTAACGGAAATAGCAAATATCTTGATTAGAATAAATAGTATATAATGGAGTTTTTTAAATGGCTGACTTTAAACTAGGGCGTATTAGATTTGTATGGAAGGGTGAATGGACCGGTCCAAGTACTTATTATAAAGATGATGTTGTAAGATTCGGCGGCAAAACATTTATATGTTTGATAGGCCACACAACTAGTGCAACATTTAACGATGACTTAAACGCCAACGAACCTCGCTGGGAACAAATGTCAGACGGTGTGACATGGAAAGGCGATTGGGCTCCTCAAACAGTTTATGGTCTAAACGATATTGTTAAGTATGGCGGTATGCTATATATTTGTTCTGTCGGTCATACTTCAGATAATGATTTTATTGGCGGACTTGAAAACGAACTAGGTGTTGATAGTTCTAATCCAAAGTGGGATTTATTCTGCGAAGGTTTTGATTACTTAGGTGCATGGGTTGCAGAAACTAGATACAAGTTAAATGACGTAGTTAAGTACGGTGCTAAAACTTATATTTGTTTAGAAGGCCATGTTGCAGCAGATGTAGCAGGTGGTATACTTGCTAATGCAGACAAATGGGAAGTATTCAGCGAAGGTTTAGAATGGCAAGGTGATTGGCAGACTAGCACTCGTTACAAGCAAAGCGAAGTTGTTAAATACGGTGGACAGATTTATATCTGTAATACAGAACATACGTCAGCTGCAACTGAAAGTGCAGGTTTAGAAGCAAATCAGTCAAACTGGGATTACTTGCATCAAGGCATTCAGTATAGAGACGATTGGCAACAATCTACAAGATATCGTGTCAACGATGTTGTTAAAAATGGCGGCGGACTTTGGATTTGTACGACACATCACACTTCAGGTGCTAATGATGACTTAAGACAAGATGAATCAAACTGGTCTATTTTCTTACCTGGGCTCGAGTTTGAAGATACTTGGAATTCAGCAACTAGCTACCAATCAGGCGACATTGTGACATATGGCGGATACACATATATTGCCATTACAAACAATATCAATGTTATTCCTTACAACAATACCAGTGACTGGGATTTATTTGTAACCGGATTTAATCTACAAGGCGACTACGATAACGGCACTGCATATAAGACAGGCGACGTTGTACGTTTAGGTGGCTGGACATATATTGCTACAGCAGATACCACAGGAAATCGTCCACCTAATGTAACTTATTGGGACAAGTTAAACGAAGGTGCATATTGGAAAGATGCATGGACAGATGTAACTTACTACGATAAAGGTGATGTTGTAAGTTATGGCTCTAACAGTTATATTTGTATACTTGAACACACTTCGGATGAAAACCCGTTAGTAGGAAATAATCGTCCAGATCAAGATATTGCAGGAACATATTGGAATATTGTTAGCGGCGGTGTAGAATCAGCTAACTTAACAACTGCTGGGGATTTAGTTTACTACGGCGGTGCAGGACCTACTAGATTACCAGTCGGTGCTCCTGGACAAGTACTACAAGTTAATCCAGAAGGAGATGCTCCGATATGGTCAAACTTTGGCTACATTAACCATGTCTATTACGTAGAACCTATTACAGGTGCAGACGAACCTACTCCAGGAAGAGGTATTACAATCGACAGACCATTTAAGTCTGTGAGATATGCATGCCAGCAAATAGAAAAAGGTGCAGCACATTATAATGCTAAAATCATGCTTGAGCATAACAGAAGTTTTATTCAAGCAGAAGTTGTTGAGTGGGTTGATTATCAAATAGCAAATAATATTGCACCATTTATTTCAGCATTTACTTATGACAAAGAAAAATGTCGTAGAGATACAGGTATTATTGTAGATGCTATTACATGGGATTTAAGTCACGGCGGTAATGTTCGTTCAAGACAAGCCGCACTTGAATATTTCACTTCAGGCGGACTAAGTTATATTAGCGGACAAGAAGACGAAACCGTTGCGGCATTAGATTATGCTTTAGAAGTAATGACAGCAGTATTGAGCAATCTTGCTCCTGCAGCAAACTATCAAACACTTAACAGTGTAGGCTCACCTATTACACAGCAGATAGACGGTTTGATATCTGCAGATAATGAGTCTTTAGGCATTGTAACAAATCTACTAAGCATTGTTACAGATGCTATTACTGCTGGAAATACAAATAGTATTCCTGCAGAACTTGTTGCACAAAAGACTGTATTTGTTAAAACTGGTGAAACAAAAGAAGTAAGTCCTGTTATTGTTCCAGAAAACACTGCAATTGTAGGAGACGAACTACGTTCTACTAGAATTGGATTAGCAGGATCGCTAGTAGACTCTGCTGACACTCCTTACAGTTTACAAGCTATTGGAAGATTAAGAGATGTTATTTCTGATGTAGTAACAAACACTCCAGTAACAGCAACAACTACAGGTGACGAACCAAATACAGAAACTCAAGTAACAACTAGACCTGCTGGCGGATCAAACGCAGGTACTGAAGCATCAGATTTAATGCAAGAAATTTACGATTATATCGATTGGGCAGTAAACGGTGTATCAGGTGATTCAACAGAACCGCAATTGAGAGGAGTAAACAATCCTGTAACTTCTACAGATTATACATACGCTGTAGAAACACTAGAAGCAAACAAAGACTTTTTAGCCGCTGAAGCAGTAGCTTATGTGCATGATCAAAATCCAGGAATCGACTATAGCATCGATGCTTGTAAAAGAGATGTTAAAGAGTACATCGATGGAATTAAACACGATTTAATCTACACAGGTAACTATAATAGCATTACAAAAGCAAAGGTGTATGCGAATAGCGTCGTGGGATCACGAGATAAAGATTTATTCTATTTGAGAAATGGTACAGGATTGCGTAACTGTACATTATTCAATGCAACCGCTACACTAAGCAGTCCTAATCAATACGGAACTAGCCGACCGCTAGGCGGCGCTTATACTTCTCTTGATCCAGGCTGGGGCCCAGAGCATGCAGCAGTATGGATTAAAAATAAATCGCCTTACGTACAGAATGTAACAACATTTGGTGATGCATGTGTAGGCTGTAAAGTAGATGGTAACTTGCACAACGGCGGTAATGATTCAATTGTAGCAAACGACTTTACACAAATACTATCAGACGGTATCGGTTACTGGGTAACTAACTTAGGACGAGCTGAACTTGTATCTGTGTTCTGTTACTATAATCACATTGGTTACTTAGCAGAGAACGGTGGTAAGATTCGTGCAACAAACGGTAACAACTCTTACGGTGATTTTGGTTCAGTTGCTGAAGGCATTGACGAAACAGAAACTCCTGTACTAGGCGTGGTTGACAACCGTCAATTAGAAGCACAAATTAGTTTGGCATTCACAGACGGAACTGATGAAATTTTACAGCTAGAATATTTACACGCTGGAGAAGGATATACTACAGCAACTGACGCTATTATTGCTATGAATCCGCCAAGTGCAGTACAAGATAATACTAGAACTACAGGCACATATAAAAATGTTTCTGGTACATCAGGTGGTTCAGGCACAGGACAAGAGTTTACTATTGTTGTAAACGAAGTCGGCGGAGTTGAAATTTTTGAAATTACCAAAGGCGGTAGCGGACATGCGATCAATGATGTTATTACATTTGATGCAAGTGAAATTGGCGGGACTGGATCAGGATTTACTGCAAGTGTTTCTAATATAGGCGATGCTACTAGATTTACAATCTCAGGCGAAGGATTTGGAGCAATAGTTAATGCTGCTCAAGTATTTGACGGTGCCGTCAAAGAAGTACGTTTAACTAATCCTAGTGATAATTTCGGTGGCGAAGGTTATGTTACTATTGCAAGTAATGCACAAGCAGGAAACGCTACTCAAATTACACTTTCTGCAACAGATGTACGTCCAGATGATGCATATAACGGGATGGCAATTTATCTAACATCGGGTAGAGGCGCTGGTCAATATGGCTATATTACAGACTTTAACAGCGGAAACAAAATAGCTACTATTTCAAAGATGAGCGACGGCACACCAGGATGGGATCATGTTGTTGACGGGACTACTATTGAAACATTTTTAGACACAACTACAGCATATGATATTGCTCCAAGAGTAGAATTTAGTGCTCCTCTGAGCGGACTGTATGCAGATACTGCAAGAGGCAGAGCTAGAGTTAGTGACGATCAAGTTGTAGAAATTCGGATTACACACCCTGGACAAGGATATGTAACACCTCCTACAGTCACAATTACAGATCCAAACGAACTAACTGCTGTGCCACACGAAGTCAGATTAGGGGACGGTGTATTAGGTCAACCTACTTGGACTAATAGAGGTTCTGGGTTTGTCACAGCAAGTGCAACAGTCGTCGGCGACGGTTTTTCTGATATTTTCCAAAATGGTACTCGTGTTCGTGTAGACGGATTAAGCGATGTACCGTTACCTGGATCAAATGTGGAGTTTGCTAGTATACCGAACACTTGGTTTAAACTAGTAACTGTAACAAGTCTTATAGGCAATGGACCTTACAGTGCAATTCTACAAGTAAGCCCAGAAATTAGCGTCAGTGATAACTTACCGCACGATGACGCTATTACTATTAGACGTAGGTTCTCGCAAGTACGTCTAACTGGACACGATTTCCTAGATATTGGTACAGGCAACTTCACTAGCACTAACTATCCAAATGATCCGTTGACCGATCCAGATCCAAACAACGAAACAAACGACTTTGGCGGCGGACGAGTATTTTATACTTCGACGGACCAAGACGGTAACTTCCGTGTTGGTGGACTGTTCAACGTTGAACAGGCAACTGGTATTGCTACACTTAACGTTGAAGCGTTTAACATTTCAGGATTGAACGAACTACAATTAGGTTCTGTAGCATTAGGCGGCACTGGCGCAATCATTACAGAATTTAGTACAGACGGAACATTTGCTGCAGATAGTGACAGTGTTGTACCAACACAGAAAGCTATTAAGACTTATATTACATCGCAGATCGGTGGTGGAGCAGCAACACTTAATGTTAACAGTTTAACAGCAGGTGTAGTTCAGATTACAGGACAACAGATTTCTACAGTAGATGGCTCGCCATTAAACATAAATACGAGTATGACATTCAATGCTCCTGTTGATGGAGCACCTATTGCATTGCAGATGTTCTTATTGAATTAACGGAGATTTAAATGGCTACTGGAATATTAGGCTCAGAAAATTTAAGTACAGCAACTTATACAACGGTTTATACTGTGCCTACAAATAGATATTGCGTATTAAGTATCAATATGGTTAATCGCGGCAATCAGGCTGCGACTATAAGAATTGCTATCGCCGATAACGCAACACCTACAAATGCTGAATTTATAGAGTATGAAACAGAACTCTTAGGTAAAGGTGTGTTAGAAAGAACTGGCATTGTAGTTGATGCAGGTAAACAAGTTGTTGCCTGGACAAGCGGCGCAAATGTTAGTGCAGTAGTGATGGGAATAGAAACACCGACAGCATAAATACTAAACAAAGGAAACACAAATGGGAAGATATATTACCACAACTGGAACAGCAGGAGTAGTAACAAAAGAAGTTAGCGCAAATCATGATGCAGCTGTTAATGAAAGAATTTTAGCAGATGTTTCAGGAGGAGCAATTACTATTACATTGCCAGCTAACTCAACGTTGTTATTAAACGATACTATTGAAATTATTGACGTAACTGGTAGTGCATCAGGCAATGCTGTTACTGTTGGAAGAAATGGTTCGTTGATCCAAGGCGCAGCTGAAGACTTAACAATTGATGTTGCAGGTTCTATTGTAACACTAATCTACACTGGTGCAACATACGGTTGGATTGTAGGCAGCGTATAACATAACGGAGTTTTTATAATGGCAACATTGTCAGATTTATTAGCACAAAAAGCAGATACGTATTCTGTCGGCGAACTAAACCTTGAACAAGGTGAAATATATTCTTTTGTGTCAGGAAACCAAAATAACAACTTTGCTGTAGATTGGTGCTGGCAGTCACAAGGTCGGTTAGGTACGGCAGTATTAGAAATTTGGGGCGCGGGCGGCTCAAGTTCAAGACAATGTTGTTGTGCTGCAGGACTTCCTGGTAACAGCGGTGCTTATTCGAAGAAAACATTTGACGTTGATGGCAGTAGTTATATAACTGGTGTAAGCGGACGAGCTTGTATAAACTCTAGCGAAATATGTTGTAGAGGATGTTCAGAACCTACTAGCATATGTTGTTATGTAGGTGCAAGCGAAAACGGATGTATGTGTGCAGAAGGCGGTATTGCAGGCATGTCGTATTGTTCATGTACAATAAGCCCGTATTGTAGATTTTTATGCGAAGGCTATTGTACTACAAGACTATCAAATGATAACTGCGGTCTTGTTTGTAATCACTACGACGGCTATTGGGTTGCAAATGCATATGGTGGAGACACAAACTGTGACGGTAAAATAAGTTGTATGAGTTTCCTTGGGTGTTATCCAAATTGCAACTGCTGTTTCCATCAACATGTTGCAGGACCTGCAGGAATGTTTTCTAATAAAGGTGTTGTTTTAACATTTACGCACGATGATCAAAACTCTGCATACGGTGGACAAAGTGGGCAAGGGTCTATTCAATTCCAAGCAGCTGTTCGAGGTGTAAGTAGACAGCCTAGTGGTGGTTGGGACCTAAAAAGATGTTGGAACGGATTTACAAGTTGCGGTTGTTATGAAGCTAATGGATGTTATAGCTTTATTCCTTATGGATTCGGCGCACCAGCTCCTACAATGTGTAGTGGTATGCGAGATGTAGGAACAGCCGGCGGCGTTGGAATGACAAGAATTAAGTTTATAGAGAATTAGGATCTAAGTATGGCAAAATTATCAGGATTATTAGCACAAAGATCGTCAGATCCGATTGAGAATAACCTCGAAGACGGAGAAATCTTTTTCTACGGACACAGTGTTACATATGATGCATGTAGGACATTTTGTTGGTGTGCAAAAGCTCCAGGAACAGCGATTATAGAAACTATCGGCCCAGGCGGATCGAGTGCTAAAATGTGCTGTTGCGGAGGAGGTATACCTGGCAACAGCGGATCGTACAGTAAAAAAACCATTACAGTTGCAGCCAATAACTATATTTGTGGATGTATGGGCAAAGCATGTAATGACGCAGATGCTCTTTGTTTTAGAGGGTGTTCAGCACCTACTATGTTGTGCTGGACTTCTTCAACAGCAGATGGATGTATATGTGCAGAAGGCGGCTTAGGCGGTTGTACTACATGTAATCCAAATACTGCTGCAAGTAGATGTTTTAGATGTAATAACTTTTGCCACACTAATTGCGGTTTTGATAATCAGCCAGAATGCGGTATTGTTTGTAACATTGGTAACGGAAGATGGTGCGGACTTGCTTATGGCGGCGATGTTAACAAGCCAAGTAACATTGGATGTGTAACATTCTACTGCTGTTCAAACGGTGGTTGGGAGCTATGTAGAATGGTTTATCACGTACCAATGGCTCCAGGAATGTATGATTCAGAAGAAGGTGCAATAATTAGTTATACACCAGACTGGGATTCACCAATGCATCCAAGATCAGGTAGTGGAGCTACAGACTTTATCCAAGCTCTTCAAGCAGCACATCGATCACCTGATGCACCACCTAGAAATCATGCTTGCTGGAATGGCAGGTATTATGGTTGTTATAACACATTTGGTTGCGGACATTGGCTACCGTTTGGAACTGGTGCTCCAGGTCCAGCAGCATGCTGTAATGTTCGAGATCACGCAACATACGGCGGTGCCGGAGCAGTTAGAATTAAATTTATTGAATCATAGGAGATAGAAGTGAATAAAACTTTTACATGGAATAGACCTGATGAGCCATATGTAAACTCGTCAACTGGTACAAGAACCATTGATATTACATATACGGGTCCAAGATATTTACTAGTAGAATTAGATCCAGCATTAGGCACTGGATCAAGTATTCGAGGCAGCGACGATGAAAACGATCCAGCCTTAGATGCATCTAGTTTGGCTCATAATCAATGGGAATATGTTATCGTGGATGCAGACGAGAATCCTGCACTTGCCTCTTCGTTAACGCTGTCGTATACGCATGCCGATCCAAATGACTGGACTGAAACACTAACTGACGCAGACGGTGAAACTTTTACATGGGAACATACTTATGATGAAACTACTGGTGTAATCGATCATGAAACTGCTGGGCTAAATGGAGGGTATACCTACAATTTTAATTTACAACAATGGGAAGGGCCTGAATACAGAACACATGCCGTAACCGCTGATGATTTTAATGACGGTCGTTTAAGCATGATTTCAGACATGCAGAACAAGTTGGACAATGCAGAAACTCACGGGTTTACTGATGAACAAATAGCAGAAATAACTGCGTACAAAGAATACCTTGAAAATATTCCTACAAAATATGCAGATATACCTCATTGGAAACTTCCAACAGATGTAGATTATCCTACATTCTTTTAATCTAAACCATTATTAACCGGTCGAGTTAAAGTATACACATATATACTTTACCGATCGGTTTTTTAATGGAGAAATTATGTCAAGATCTAAAGCTTTTTTCTTAAACGGCGGCGCCGGCCGCATGCTTTGTTCAATTCCGGCACTAGAAAAATATGCAGAAGAAAGTGGTGACGAAGATTTTATTATTGTTGCTGAAGGCGGCACCGATATGTTTAAAGGTCATCCTACATTAGATGATAAAGCTTATGATAATTGGACCAAAAATCTTTTTAACAATATGTTAAAAAATAGAGATTGTATTTGGCCAGAACCTTATCAACAATACGATTATTATAATCAAAACTGTAACTTGTCACAAGCATTTGATCTTGTTATTAATAATAAAGGAATTAGAGATTTACCTAAACCAAAATTATATCTTAGTAAAGACGAACTGCTCATTGGTAAAAAAATAGTTACTGAAGTAAAAGAAAAAACAAAAAAAGATAAAATTGTAGTTATACAACCATTTGGCAGAGGAATAGAATTACTAGATTCTACGTTAATTGATAAAACTGGTAGAAGTATAGAATTTAATGATTTAAAAGAAATTATTAAAGCACTACAAAAAGATAACTATGGAATTATCATAATGAGTGAAATACATATGGATCTTAAAGGCGAAAAACTAAAAGATGAAGTTGCAATGCCAGAAGGACTTAACTTAAGACAATGGGCTTCTGTTATTAAATATGCAGATAAATTTATAGGATGTGATAGTGTTGGACAACATTTATCCTATACTGTAGAAACTCCAACAGTTATCATTACAGGTGCAACGTATCCTATAAATGTTTCTTACCCCAACTGCGAGTATTTTGATGTTTTAGACTTAGGACAACAAGATAGAAAGTATTCACCTATTAGAATTTGCATGGACGAATCAATTGATAGACATAATGAAAGATTAATGGCTATGGACAAAGATATCAGAGAATATGTAATAGACGTTATTTTAGGAAAAATTCAACATGAGGAATAATGTCAAGATTATTTACTATAGGTTGTAGTTTTTCTAGCTATGCCTGGCCAACTTGGGCAGACATGCTAGGAGAACAATATGATTTTTATGAGAACTGGGCGTGGCCTGGTTTAGGTAATAGAGCAATATTGGAAAGATTATCAGAACTTTCTCTAGTGCATAATCTAAATAAAGATGATACTGTAATAATACAATGGACCAGCCATATTCGACACGACTGGCATACAACCGATGCAAGGCATGGAGTTGTAGAAGGTTGGAAAACTAGCGGAAGTATCTTTAATAATATTAATCAACGAATATACGATAATAAATGGATTAATCAGTTTTGGGATGAAAAAAGTTATGTAATGCATACGTTGAACTGCATTAATACTGCTCAACAACTACTAAAAAATATAGGATGTACTTGGTTAATGACCAGTATGGGAGATATTGAAAAGTTAAACACAGATGTTCCAGGAAATGACATAACTGTTGATAAGATAGATGTAGAAGAACAGAGTATTTGGGATAAAATACCAGAGTTAACCGTATATAAAGACAAACTTTTTACAGAAAATAAAAAACATTGGATTGCACCAGTTGGATCAACAGCCTGGAATAGCAAATACCCTTGTTATAGATTTTTAATTAAAAATATTATAGGAACTACAAAGTTTAGAACAGAACACCATCCAACTATTTTACAGCACAAAGAGTTTGCAGAATCTTGTGTTTTACCAGCGTTATCTTGCAACCAGATTCTAAGTCCAAAAGTAGATATTTGGATAGATACAGTAGAACAGTGTTACATCGACTGTTATTCTGATTTTAATGCATTTGTTAAAAAAATAAGATGGAACAATGAATATAGAGGATTTTAAAAAATGAAAAAACGTCCATTGTGGATAGCAGCAATAGCAAGAGGACATAATGCAGGAGTATGTCTTTTAAAAGACGGTGAAATTGTTTTTGCCAGCGAAGAAGAAAGATTTAGTCGTCAAAAATATGACGGCGGCCCTTTTGCTAGTATGGTTAAAATTTTAGATTATACAGACAGATTAGATTATCTTGTAATAGCACATACACAGCCTTTATACGAGACTGCCGGCCGAGTAGATTATACAGGAGACGATGTTTATACAGGTATTGCAAGAAAACTAGGTCTCATCAAACGTAATCATCACGGCAGGGACGATCATCCGCAAGTTATTGATCTAGCAAATATGCATCATAAATTACATGCTGCTTGTGCGTTTTATCGTTCAGGGTTTGAAGATGCTGTTGCTGTATCGGTTGATGGTGCAGGAACGTTTATTCCTCTACAAATTGGCAACGAACAAGTAATGAGTTACGAAGTAGAAACTATTACGGATTGCGCATATCCTGCAGAGTTTGAAACTAAATTTAAGGTTTATGGTGTGAGAGATCCTGTTCCTTCAGGTATTACAAAAATGCCAAGCGATAGATTTGGAGAGCCAGATAAATTTCATGATGCAATAATTAGTGACAGAAGCGGTGTAACTAAAGTATACGAAGGTGTAACAGAATATTGTGGATTTTCTTCTATCGAAGCAGGAAAAACTATGGGTCTAAGCCCATATGGTAAACCAGACGATAGTATTCCTCCATTGTTCGATAAAGATTCTAAATATCCATTAAGTAATAGGAACATTATTATTCCTAGATATCCTAACGGCAGTATAGTTAATAGTGATTTATATGGAACTCTTGACGAAATGCCTGAAGAAGGACAAGATTTAACTGAACTAACAAGTCGTCGAAATCTTGCATATGCATTACAAAAAGAAACTCAAGAACAAATTCTTAATATTATTTTAAAAGCAGTAGAAATGACAGGTAAAAAAAATGTTGTGCTTTCAGGCGGTTATGCGCTAAATTGTGTTGCAAACTATTATTATCTTGATACACTTAACGAAAAAGATATTAAACTTTATGTAGAACCTATTAGCTCAGATGCAGGAACGGCTCTCGGTGCTGCTCTATTATTTCACCATGCATTAGAAGAAGATAATACAATTCGACCAGGTCATTCGTTATATCTTGGACCGAAATACAACATCACAGAAATAGATTTAAATTTTGAAGATTCTATTGTAGAAATAATTGATGCAGACTACGAAAAAGTTATTGATTTAATTACTAGTAAAAATATTGTTGCAGTATTTCAAGGTCGTGCAGAAAATGGCCCTAGGGCATTAGGTAACAGAAGTATTCTCTACGATCCAACAGATCCGAATGGTAAAGATTTTGTTAACAGTGTTAAACACAGAGAGTACTTTCGTCCGTTCGCAGGTAGTATTTTAGAAGAATATGCACATGAATGGTTTGACATGAAAGGCATGGAGTCATCTCCGCATATGATGTATGCAATGGATTGTCAACCAGGAGTTGAAGAAAAAATTCCAAGCATTATTCATGTGGACGGCACTTGTCGCATCCAAACAGTTAATGCTGAACAAAACAAACATTATTATAATATTATTAAAGCATTCTATGAACGTACAGGCGTACCAATCATCTTTAATACGTCATTTAATCTAGGAGGTGAGCCACTTGTTGAAACACTAGATGATGCTGTACGTACACTGAAAGAAAGCGATATTGAATACTTGTTCCTCCCTGAATTAGGTAAAATGGTAGTTGTAAAAAACTGATAAATAATACTACATAAAGGATGTAGTATGTTACCATTAGACCAGTATTTCTCAACCGGACCAAGAAAAACTGTACAATTTAATCCAGGAGTAAACTTGAGTGTTCAAGGACCCTGGATTGAACTCTATGATAAAACTGAGATTGACAGATTCGAACTCGGAGAGTTTGCTGGCGCAGAATATACTATAATAGCAGACTTTGATCACAATGTCAAAGAAATAATAAAATGTATTGTGGTTGCAGGCGGCTCGACAACTTCTGTTTTGCCATATGCAAGAGCTGGGTTAAACGAAGACATTGTTGACATAACTGCTGAAATAACTGACAGTTATGTTGTTGTTAATGCTACGCCAAAAGTTACAGATAACGATATTTCTTTAGCAGGCGCAAGTGTATTTTTTAGTGCCACATACTTTAAAAATAATCATCCTTTATATCAGAGACAAAAAGAAACAGTGGCTCAAGAGTTTGATCTCGCTGGTTCGTCAACATTTGACAATATTTCACTAACCTTTGATGGAATTAGTGTAACGTTTGATCGGGGATAAAAATGGCTAAACAAGCATTAAACTTAGGTATATCAGCAAATGACGGAACGGGCGATACCCTAAGGTCAGGCGGTGATAAAATTAATGACAACTTCAACGAGATATATGGCAGTCTTGGAAACGGAACTGGACTATTAGATGTAGTAAATAATAATCTTGAAATAGATGTTAGCGGCAAATCTAATAAAGTAAGTTTTGTTTATGCTACAGTAGGCGACTTGCCCGATGCAACCACATATCAAGGTTCTATTGCACAAGTAACTGCAACAGGCGCATTATACTATGCACATAACGGAACGTGGAGCAAATTACTTTCAGATAACTCTGTATTAGGTGGTATAAACAACTATACAGATTCATTACAAACTGTAGCATATGCAGGCACATTAGGTTCGTTAGACGACGTTGACCTAAGTACTCCGCCAACACAAGATCAAGTTATTGCATGGAGCGGTTCTGCTTGGGTTCCTACAGATCAGTCAGGAGGTTCTTCTGCACTTGCATTAGAAGATTTAACAAATGTAAGCAGTAACACTCCAACGAGCGGCCAAGTATTAAAATGGGATGGTAATCAGTGGGCGCCTGCTGCTGATATTACTAGTGGCGGTACTGGCTTAGACGCAGATACATTAGACGGACAAGACAGCACTTATTTCTTAAACTATGCAAACTTTACAGGCGCAGCATCTCCTAGTTCTTTAACAATAGGCGGAAGAACTATAAATTCTATTAGTACTGATATTGCTAGCAATAGAGCAACAGCACTAGCAACAGAATCAACTGTAAAAGCCTATGTTGATGCAAATGCCGGCGGCGGCGGAAGTATAGATCCAACTACCGATCTAGAAGTTAATACTGTTACTGCAACAAGTTTTATAAATGACGGTACAGGGCCTCCTGAAATAGTAAGTGGTTCTAACTTAACTATTACTGCTCCAGGCGGTGTCGTTGTAAGCGACAGTATAAGTGCTGATTTGTTTGATATAACTAGAAGTACTGAAACATTAGTAGCAAGTAGTTTAAGTACAACAACTAACTTAAACACACAAAACGCACAAATCTTTTATCTAACAGGATCAGGAAGCGTAACAGCAACATTAAACTTCCAAAATGTTCCTACTACAAATAACAAAACTATTAGTTTTGCAGTGGTTGTAGATCAAACAGCAAATGCAGATTCAGTAAGTGTAGTACAGATCGATGGCTCTGCACAAACTGTAAACTGGGTAGGTGGTTCTGTTCCTAGTGGTAATGCAAATGCAAAGGATGTGTTTAACTTTACATTTATAAGAACTAGCAATAGTTGGGTAGTTCTAGGAAACTTAACAAGTTTTAGTTAATATGGCAAACGAAAGAGAATATCTAGTAGTACTTAAAAAAGGAGTTAACAAAGCAGAGTTTGATGCTTTTATGACTTCTCAATACGGTAATGAAACAATACCAGCAAGAAATGTCGATGTTGCAAATCTACGTCCTGGGTCAACTAGGATTATTCATTATATGCTTAATGACCAAGAAGCAGCAGATTTAAAAAATAATCCCAGTGTTATTGATGTTGAGCTTCCAATAGAAGATAATCCAGATATAGAAATAGTACCTTTAGGCTCGCAAACTTCTTTGTTTTATAGAGGTAATGTTGTTTCGAGTAATCATGTAAACTGGGGGCTATATAGATCAAAAGTTTTATCACAAACCACTACAGCATATAATAATACAAATCAAGATTATGTATATCCTCTAGATGGAACAGGTGTAGATATAGTAATACAAGATTCAGGTATCGATCCTAATCACCCTGAATGGAACGATGCAGACGGAAATTCAAGATTAGCTCAAATAAACTGGGCAACAGAAAGCGGCCTAGCATTTACACAAAGTGCAGATCATTATAGGGACAGAGACGGTCACGGAACTCATTGTGCAGGTATAGTTGCAGGTAAAACTTACGGATGGGCAAAAGGCGCTCACATTTATAGTCAAAAACTACTAGGTTTAGAAACACTAAACGGGACCGACGGAACAGGTATTAGTAGCACATTTGCATTTGATGCTATTAGATTATGGCATGCTGCTAAAACAAATGGTCGTCCTACAGTAGTAAACATGAGTTGGGGATTTATTAGTCGCGCATTTGGTTCTCCTATTAGTGGCAACTATAGAGGCGCTGCTTGGACATATACTACTCAAAACGATTTTGCACTTTGGCAAAGTTACGGCATTGTGCCGCAGTTTAATATTCCAGACAGTGATAATTACAGACGTTTTCCGGTAAGATCAGCTGTTGCTGATGCTGAAATAGAAGATATGATAGACGCCGGCATACATGTTTGTCTAGCTTCAGGTAATGATTATTACAAACAAGATATACCGAACGGTGATGACTACAATAACACGTTTACTGTTTACACAGATGTAAACGACACCACATCTCAAACATATAACTATCACAGAGGCGGCAGTCCTTATTCAGACAGAGCGTTTAATGTTGGCAATATTAACAGTGATATAGTTAATAATCTTGATACTACTGCTAGTAGTAGTCAACGAGGCCCAGCCGTAAATATCTGGGCTCCAGGCACACATATTACAAGTACAACTAGTCAAGAACGAGATTCGAGTTATGATACACGAGGACTGGTATCAGACTATCCAGATGATCCTACATATAAAATTATGAAAATAGGCGGCACATCTATGGCATCTCCTCAGGTTGCTGGATTTGTTGCGTGTTACTTACAGATGCAACCCAATGCTACACCAGAAGAAGTGCTTAACAAAGTTATTGACTTGTCTAAAGAAGAAATAAACAATACCAGCGATACGGATTACACTGACGGCGATGCATTGCTGGGCAGTCCTAATAGAGTGTTAATAAGTCCATTTCAAACACAACCTGTTGAAACTAAAGGTACATTTACAATATCTAATGTTGGTTACGAGTTTGATACTACACCGGATGATGCTGTTCCTGGAGGATCTGGAGCAACGTATACAATAAATGTAACAAATGCAGGAGCAGGATCATATACATTAAGCGGAGATTTTACAGGCACAAATGCAACAGTGACATGTAACTCTGGCGACACGTTATTATTTAATGTTAACGCATCAGGACATCCGTTTTATATTAAAACATCTCAGGTTACAGGAACAGGAAGTCAAGCAAGCGGAGTAACTAATAACGGTTTACAAACCGGACAAGTGTCATGGACTCCTAGTACACCTGGTACTTACTATTATATCTGTCAGTTTCACAGTGCAATGACCGGACAAATCATAGTGTCATAAATACAATATAGGAGTTATTAATGGCAGTAAACTATAAACCGTTAAGCGCAGAGCATGGATTTAAAAGTCCAGGCTTTACTGTGGATGACGAAGGTAATATTGCTGCTAAATCTATTTCGCTTGCAAGTCAAGCAGACACCAGTAACTTTGTTGTAACTAACTCAGGTACAACATTTATTATCAATGATGAGACTGGAAATCCTGGAATAACAATAATTAAAGGTGAAACATATCAGTTTACGCTTACACTAGACAGCAATGCAGATTTTAATATCTACGAACGTCCTGGTGTGTTATATAGTAATGGACTACAGTTTGTAGACATAGGCGGTGATGTATTTGACGGAGCTAGTGCTCAAGGAAAGCGTCAAGGTACATTAACATTTAAAGTACCAGTAGATGCTCCTGATAGATTGTTTTATGCTAACGGAACATTTACATCTTCGGGTATTATTACAGTAACTCTTCCTACTGTAGTCGGAGTGGGTATTTTTGAACAGTTAACTGTTACAGGAACATCACTGTTAAACAATCTAAGTTTATCTAGTACTACAGAAAGTTCAAGTACAACTACGGGCGGATTTGTTCTTGCTGGCGGCGCAGGCATTGCAAAAGACGTAAACATCGGTGGAAGTATTACTTCGCAAGGTGCTATTGAAACACAAGGCTCGATAACAGCACAAGGCTCGATTACATCACAGGGCTCTATGAGTCTAGCAGGCTCTTTAACTGTAGGTGATTATTTAAGAGCAGACTCTGTTTCAGCAGACGAAGTAGAAACATTTAGTATTGTATCGACAACTGATCTAGCATTTAATGCTGATAATGAAATATCTATACAAATAGGTAGTTCTCAGATTGGTACTATTGATGCTCAAGGCCTTATATTAGATATTAGAAATAGTAGTGCAGAAAATATGGACATTACTAATAGTTCAATAAATAACACTACAATAGGATTAACTACACCTAGCACTGCTAGTTTTACCAGTGCAACAGTGTCTAGTGAACCTGTAGACAACAACGATATAACAAATAAAGATTATGTAGACACGCAAGATATTGCGTTCTCGATAGCATTTGGATTATAATAATGGCAAAGAAAAGAATTTATGATTATGTATTTCATCCAGGCATTAGTTACACAGATAACTTAGCACCTAATGCATATTACTTACTACAGCAAAATAAAACATTTTTGCAGAAAGAAGTAACAGAATGGTTGACTGATCAAATTGCCCATGTTGGTACAACATATACTCCGACAAATGCTGTTTATACACCGACAACAGGTGTAATGGAAATCACTATAGGGACACACTCACTTAACGTCGGTGATTACATTAGAATTAGCGGCAATAGTTTAGTATTTACATGCGGCTATGACAACAATGCAACAGAACATTCATATCCTCGTTCAATAGGTGTTCCTAACCAAACAGGAACAGATCCTTATAGTAATAATCCTATTCGAGTTGACAGTACTACATCGACAACTATTACAGTTAACGTAGGCATAAGCAGTGACACAAGTGTTCACACATTTGTTCGTGGAAAAGCAAACAGTATCCTAGTTCCTTATACTCCTACAGATGCTTCATATGATCCTGCTACAGGATTAATGCAGCTAACGATTGGTGCGCACGATTACGAGTTAGGCGATTTTATTCGTATTCAAGAAGACAGTTTAACATTTACTTGTGCGCTAGACAACGATGCTACTAATCACACATATCCTCGTGCTACAGGTAGTTCAGCAGGTAAAAAATACACTCCAACAAATGCTGTTTACACACCGACAACTGGGGTAATGACCTTAACTATAGGCGCCCATGATTTTAGTCAAGGCGACGATATAAGAATCGTAGAAAATAGTTTAACATTTACTTGTGCTTTAGATGGTAACACTACTAATCACACATATCCAAGATCAACAGGATCTAATGCACCTGGCGGGAAAGATTATGTGTTTAACACTCTAGTAAGTATCACAGCAACTACAGCAACGACTATTACAGTAAATGTAGGTATAAGCAGTGACACTAGCGTACACACATTTGTAGGCGCTATTGACGGTGCAATAAGAAAACCTGATGCTGATTATGCTTATAACAAACCTGTAGAAATCGTAGCAACTAGTACAAATACTATTACAGTAGATGTAGGTATTAGTTCAAACACTAGTGAACACACGTTTGTAAGTGCTGACGGCGGCAGTGTGTATAGTATTTTTGCAGGCTATACATTTAATGCCAGCAAGTGTCAGAGAGATGTCGGTTATGCTATTGATGCATATTTGTATGATATTCGTTATGGTGGAAACACAAACACTATAGATGCTATCAGTTTGTTCTGGGACGGTGATGTTTCGCAAGTAGACGGTAACAGATTAGCAGAAGTTGAAGGACATACTTTTTTAAAGAAACTAATTTTAGATTTTGTGTTAACAAATACAGAATTTTTATATGCTAGACAAAATGTTAATACACAAGTTATAGATTTAACTAAAACGTCAGAACCTGCAGCAGTAACAAAACTAGAAGTACTGTTAGATGATACAACTAATATTATCGAAAACGGATTAAGTGTTGTACCTGTGCGAGAAGATACTGGTGTAAGTTATATTAAAGTTATAGGTAATTATAATAACGCTGATTTCTTGTTAATGACAAACACTGATCGTGGTGAGATTATTTACAACTTTGCTAAAGCAGAACTAGGAGGTTTCTTAGAGTACCACACAGAAGAAGATGACGATTTTCCTAAGTTCTTAGATAAAACAGACGCTGTTACTATTGTAAATCTATTTGCTGATACAACAGGACAAGATGCTGCAGACGATATTCAAATATTCATAGACGAAAAAGAACTAAGAACAAGACCATTTGACTTTGGAACTGACGCCATTGAACGTATGCGTGTTGCACCTCCGTTGTCGATGCTTGATGCTGACTTTGAATACGGTTTACAGCCTACTAAGTGGAGTGCTATTGGCACACTACGTGGATATCCTTCAACTTATGAAGTAGTAGGTACAGAACTTAATATTACAAGTGCTACTACGGATGCGAGTATTGGATCTCAGGGCGTAGGTTCTAGTGTTATTACAGTAACAACTGCTGGTGCTCATACATTAGAAGAAGGCGATCCTGTTGTAGTCAAAGCATTAGATTTAGGTGTTGTAGGTGCTGCAAGAGCAGAAGGAACATTTATTGTTACAAGTACACCGGCTACGAACGAGTTCACATACCTAGCAAAAGCAAAAGTAGGAACAACCTCTGGTGAAGAAATGGCTACAAACTTTACCGTTCTTAGAAAAGCAGGTTTCTATACAGGAGCTACTATTGGTAGCCCAGAGTTTACTATTGATAGTCAAGGCAGCAGTGGTGTAATGACAGCAGCATTAAATGTTCCTATTGGAAGTGATTTTATACCATTTGAAGATGACGTGCCAGAAATAGGTTCTCCGTTAAGTGGTAATGGTATAAATCAAGGTACACAGGTAACTGGTATTGTAGGTGCTGGAGGAACAGTTGTATCTCCGAATGTTACTAACGATGCTCCGGCAGGATCGACTTCTGTTAATGTAGACAGTGTAACAGGAATTCTGCCAGGACTAGCAGTAGACCGCGGAGACGGCGTTGGCGTTACTGTATTAAACGTAGTAGGAAATACTGTAAATTTATCAGATGAACTTAGTTCGACTATTATAGGAAATGTTGTAGATTACATCGGAGTAAATGCATCTGCTGATTTAGTCATTGGTTCTGGCGCAGAGTTTACCATTAGCAGAGCCGGTGGATCTTATACAATAGATGCAATAACTCAAGCAGGTACAAATTATGATGCTGGCGAAGAAATACTTGTAGACGGAGCAGACTTAGGCGGATTATCGTCAACCAACGATGCAACTATTACAATATCGACTGTAGATTCTTCAGGAGGAATCCTTACTGCTACTATTGCTGGCGCAGCATTTGACGGTAATGCTTCGTACACCAGTATAGAAGGCAACTATCAGCATGGTAATGGCGCAGGTGCAAGTTTTGATGTTACTTGGGAAGACAATGTTTATAGTTTAGACACTTCCAATCCTACGTATACAAATGTCACAGGAACTACACAGCAAGGAAACGGATCTGGTGTATTATTTGATGTAACATGGTCTAGTACGGGATTTAGTGACGTACAACTTTCTGGAGCGGCAACTTCAGGATATGCAGTAAATGATATAATTCAAATAACTGGTAGTAATCTAGGAGGAACTACTCCTGCTAACGATCTCTATATTAAAGTTACAGGAGTAGATGGTACCGGCGCAATAACAACATTTACATATGATTCATCAGGTGCACCTAGTACTAGTAGATTATATGGCGGATTAGACTTTGATACAGGCACTGGCACTAATGCACAATTTGATATTACAACAGATAATCAAAACTACCTAGTAAATATTACAAACGCAGGTAGTGGTTATACCAATGGTGATTCTAAAGTAGTTACAGGTGATTTATTAGGTGGAGCTACTCCTGCCAATGATGTAACTATCACAATTTCATCTGTTGACGTAGGCGGAGAAATATTAACAGTAAATGTTTCAGGCACTGCTGTTGACGAAGAAACTAGGGAAAGTTTATCAACGTCAAACATTGTAGGATCAGGCGCAACATTTGACGTAGAAGTATCAGCATCTTCATATGTTGTAACAGTTAATAATGCAGGCACTAACTATGCATCTGATCAGACTATTTTGATCACCGGTGATCAAATAGGAGGATCTTCTCCAACTAATGACCTCACCGTAGATATAACAGCAATAACTGCTGGATCAGAAACAACATTGTTGGGTACTATTTCTACAATATCTGGTTCGGGGACGGCATTACCAACTATGTCAGGCTATGTAGAAAACGATAAACTATTGATATCGGGTGTTACAATACCAAACGGTGCTGTAACAACTAACGATATAGTTATAACAGTTACTGGTGTAGATGGTAGCGGATATATTACATCATATACATTTACAGGAACTGCGCCAGATGTTGTTGAAAGTTATAGTGCTGTAACTCAAAGTACTACTAATGGTATTGGAACAGGCGCATCGTTTAACATAGATAAAAATGCTGATGTATATTCTGTAACATTGTTTGCTGCTGGTGTAGATTATGCTCCTACTAATACTATTACTATATTAGGTAGTGAACTTGGCGGCGATGATGGAACTAATAATCTAACAATTACTGTTAATACTGTAGATGTAAACGGAGAAATACTAACATTTTCTATTGCAGGTACAGCAGCTAATAGAGATGTAGTAAATGGTTTAGGATTAACAGCAGATAATATCGTAGGTTCGGGCGCAACATGGGATGTTGATATTGTTAACGGTGTTTATAGTGTTACTGAAGCAGATGTAGGTATTAATTATGGCGTTGGACAGACTGTTATTATTCCAGGTACATCTGTAGGAGGAGCTAGTCCTACTAACGATATTGAAGTAACTGTAACAGCAATAGGAACAAACGGAAGCATTGCTAGTTCTACGTTTACAGGCACTGCCGCCGGCGACGTCGGAACATATACTGCTGTATCTGGCTCTAATATTACTATTAACGGTAGCGGCGCAACATTTAACGTAACACGAGATTCGGGATCATATACATCTGTAACATTAGTTAGTACAGGTGTAAGTTATGAAACTGGTAATAGATTAATAATTAGTGGTAACGATTTGGGTGGAGTTGACGGTGTTAACGATATTCTAATTACAGTAACTGACGTTGATTCAGCGGGTAGTATTGTTACATTTACAGATTCAGGAACAGCAGTAGCAGGCGCTGCATTAGATTTTATTAGCAGTGTTACACTCAGTGAATCTACTGTAGGCGGAATAACCAACGGTGATACTATTAGTTTTAGCGCACTTGCAACTATTCTAGTAACGTTTGAAACTGCTCATGGATTAATACCTGGTAGTGGATTTAACGTTGTAATCAACTCCGACGACGGTGTAAACAATCATAATCTTGCAAACGGTCCATACATTGCTACAAGTGTGCCAGATGCGTTGACTTTAACATATCAAGCAAGAGCGCCAGGAGCCATTGACGATAATGATGTTATTGCAGGCAACATTTATCCTAAACCTGACAGCTTCTTTATTCACAGACCGTATGACGGCGGCGTACAACTAGGCACAGGCGGTCCGCAACATGGTGCGCAAGCAATACGTCAAAGTAAAAAATATATTCGTTATCAATCAGGTAAAGGTATTATGTATACCACCGGTGCATTGTTTGCACCAAGTTATGATATTTTAAGTATCTCAGCAGATAACGTAGAAATAGGATCAACTATTACAGTTACTACTGATGAAAACGATCACGGCTTACAAGTAGGTGGTCAGATACGCATTATTGGTGTAGAAACTCCAGGATACAATCACGATTATACTGTTACTGATATCGTCAACGAAAGAACATTTAGAGTTACAGCACAATACAGATTGGGAAGTACAGACCCAGTTATCGGATTTGGCGCTCAAATATCTACAGTAGCGTGGAATGGTGCTACTGTACGTTCAGGTATTTTTGACGATCAGAACGGAATCTTTTGGGAATATGATGGAACATATCTAAGTGTAGTACAAAGAACATCTACTAAACAACTAGCAGGTACTATTGCTATTGATAGTGACAGTAGTTTAGTAACAGGTACAGGCACACGATTCCGCGACCAAGTAAAAGCAGGCGACAGAATTGTTATTAAAGGTATGACACACGTTATTTCAGGTGTAACCTCACAAACAGAGATGACAGTCACTCCAGATTTCCGAGGCGTTGTAAATATTTCAGGTGCTAAAGCATGTTTGATTACAGATAAAAAGATTAGACAACAAGACTTTAACCTTGATAGATTAGATGGCACAGGTGCTAGTAAATACAACATTGATCCTGCTAAGATGCAGATGATTGGTATTCAATATTCATGGTATGGTGCTGGTTTTATTGATTTTATGGTCCGCGGTGCAGACGGTAACTTTGTATACGCACACAGAATACGTAACTCTAACGTAAACACTGAAGCATACATGCGTTCAGGTAACTTGCCTGTACGTTATGAAGTAACCAACGAAGGTGCAAATGATCGATTAAGTGCAGACATGACGCCTTCGCAAGACTTTATACCGTTGCAAGATGCTAGTTTCTTCCCACCAAGTGGAGGAACAGTGTATATAGACAACGAGCTAATATCATTTACTGGTGTGGATATTGATAATAATAGATTAACTGGTTGTACTAGAAGTGCTAACCTTACAAACTTTAATGCTGGAGCACAAAGATCGTATACAGCAGGATCAGCAGCATCGCATTCTAATAGAACTGGCGTTGTACTAGTAAGCAACACTATTACACCACTTATTAGTCATTGGGGTTCATCGTTTATTACAGATGGTAACTTTGACGAAGATCGTGGATATATTTTCTCTTACACAGAACAGAGTATTCCAGTCAGTACAATCAAACAAACAGCATTCTTGTTGCGTCTAGCACCTAGTGTATCAAACGCTATTACAGGTGACTTAGGCGAACGCGAACTGTTAAATCGTGCCCAGTTATTGATTCAAGGTATTGAAATCAGTTCAGACGGTGTCGACCCTGCAAACTCAAATGCACCAATCACAGGTGGCATTGTTGTTGAAGGCGTACTTAATCCTCAAAACTATCCAGATAACCCAGCAAATATTGTATGGTCGGGACTAAGCTCAGAAGCACAAGGTGGTCAGCCTAGCTTTGCACAGATTGCCGCAGGCGGTTCTGTTCAATGGTCAACTGGTCAAAGTGCAGTACAAGCAAATATTACAGCACAGTCTGCTATTACAGGAACAGCAACTACATCGTTCTTTATGAATGCCAATAATGCTGATTACATATATATGACTAGAGATAGTGTAAATAATATCGGATTAGAAGCAGGTGATAGTCTGGTATCTGCAGCTGGTGGCGCAACTTTCCCTGCAGGCACAACGGTAAGACGAATAGAAAACTCTTGGCAGAATAACTATATTGTTCGACTAAATCAGCGGTTCAGTGGAAGAATCCAAGACAGCGAGACAATAACATTTTCTCGAGGTGGTGATCTTGTAGGACGTAACTTTATGCTTGCTACTGCTGCATCATTAACAGCCTCAGGCGCCAGTGTAGGTACAGATGTTGTTGCTACAACCGCTGGTAACTTCCCTGCTAACACAAAGATACAGAGTATTTCAGAAGAAGAGTTTGCAGGCACAATATACTATAGAATAATATTCAATAACTCGTACAATGGAACATTGGTAGCTGGCACGGGTACTATTACTGTAGAGTTTGTAGAACCGCCTTATGCACAACCAGGTGAAACAGTATTCTCGTTTATTGCAACACCGGGCGAACGTGCTAATCTAAACTTAGATACGTTAAAAGAATTGACAAATACTACTTTAGGAGGGCGAGGTACATTCCCTAATGGTCCTGATGTACTGGCTATTAACGTATATAAAACATCAGGTGCAGATACAACGTCAAATATTATTCTACGTTGGGGCGAAGCGCAAGCCTAACTTAAAGTGGCAACAAATGATTGTAGATCGTCAAAGATCTTTGTTGCCTTTTTAAGTTTTCTGTATGTAAACTTATTCAGTTCTTGTTCTGTTTCTAAGCCGTGTCCTGTACGAACTAAAATAGGCGTAGCACCTATTTTTACAGCGGCTTTCAAATCTGTAAGTTTATCACCTACATAGTACCCTTTATTAAACTTGATGTGAGGGTGTTCTCGCTCACAACGTTTAAACATACCAACATTAGGTTTAGCCCACTCATCGTCCTTGCGGCTACTAGCAGAAAAATATAATGCATCAACAACAGGACATCCTGCTTTGCCTAGTAGTTCAAACATATAGGTGTTTACACGCTCTACATCTTCTTGAGTGCAAATACCTTTTTCTATACATCCTTGATTAGTAATAATAGCAGTCTTATGTCCCAGTTTGCGAAGTTTAGCAACCGCTTCTAGACTGCCTTCTATTGGTACGAACTGTTCAGGCTTAGTACAATATCCTTCGACATTTTCATTAAGTACGCCGTCACGATCTAAACCTACAACTACGTTAGGAGCGATCCAGCTCGGATCTTTATAACGTAGATCGTCTTTGCCACTCCAAACAATATCAACCATTTTTAGCCTCGAGTTGTGTATCGCCTTGACTAATTCTATGCATATCTTCAACTGAATCAGGTGTGCTTACTTCTGTTAAACTAGAATTATCTTCTAATGCTTCTAATTGGTGAGGAATTAATGGCGGAGTGTGCCAAGCATCGCCTTCCTTTAATTCTTTAGTGATTAGTGTAGCAGATTTAGTTTCAATAGTTCGTAATAAAAAACTACCTGAGTTAATAAACCAAGTTTTGTCTTTTTCTTTGTGAAAGTTCATACTAGTTTTTGCACCAGCTTTTTCAAAAACTATGATTTTACCGCAGTACAAATCGTTGGTTGCAAATATTAGCTCATATCCCCAGCCTTTTTTTACTGCTCCAGAAAGTCTAGTCGGGTTATCCATTTTTATCTATCCACTCGTATATTGATGTAAACTTATAATCACCTAGCTCAGATAATAAAAGGTTATTATTACTTTGTGTAAACTTTTGATATTGTGCCTTTAAGTTATCTGGCATAGGTATTTCTTGTATACTACTATTATACACTCTTGCAATATATTTTGCAACCTCTGCAAAGCTTGTTGCAGAACCTGTTCCTAGATTAAAAACACCCATTACGTCTTTGTCCATAAACTTAGACATAATATCACATACATCGTCTACACAAATAAAATCTCTAGAATAATTTTCACTGTTTTCAAATACTTGAATATTTTGAGTAGTACGTGCTTGTTTTATAAACTTGTGAAACACACTGGCCATATTTCCTTTGTGCTCTTCATGATTTCCATAAACATTAAAAAATCTAAATCCTTGTACTTTGATTGTAAATCCGTCTATGTGTTGATCTACAAATCTATCAAAAAGATATTTGCTCCAAGCATATGGATTCATAGGATAAAACGGTCCTTCTTCGTTGAAAGTTTTTAAATCTCCGTAAACGCTGGCACTACTAGCATATTGAAAGTTTGTCCCTGTCATATCACATACTTGTAATAATCTAAGACTAAACTCTAGATTTTGTTCCATAATTTGTTCTACATCTTTGCAAGTAGTATCTGTGATTGCTCCTAAATGTACAACCCAATCATACGAACTAGGATCTGGTACAGTGTTAGGAATCCATTCCCATCCTTCTATTTCGTGTCCTTGTTGTATTAAATATTTTGAGATATTTTGTCCGATAAACCCTTTGTGTCCTGTTACTAAGATACGCATTGGTTGTCCTTTCTATTGTGTTAAATCGATTACTCGGAATACTGTTTCTAGTTTAGAAATATTGTTTTTGTTGTTCAGAGTATTACGCAATCCTTGATGTAGAGGCTTTGGCCATTTGCCAAAACTCACCCAGGAATAGCCGTCATGTTCTATGTTAAGTGTGGGAATAAACTCCTCCTTTACAAGACAAAGGTATGTATGAAATAAAAATCTGCTGTCACTGCTTACAAAAGTTTCTAAAGGTATAACTTTTGTAACTTCGTGATTATTGCCTATTTCTTCTGATATTTCTCGTTTAAGACCTTCCCACGGAGTTTCTTCACCTTCGTTGGTTCCGCCAACTAATCCCCAAAGATTATTGTTTTTACCTTGAGTACGATGTAAAAATAAGAAACGTTTTGTAGATAAGCTGTAAAATAGAGCACCGCTGCATACGATTTTATCTGTCATACAGTAGTTAGCCGTTGAGATCCATTCTCCAAGAACTTTTTGGATACTCTCCATCAATACTTAACAACCAATATTCGCCTGTCCACTTGTACTGTATACCTGTGTTAAGGTTAGTAGTGTATGTTGCTTCTGCGGTTTCGTTTGCATCAAATACTGTAACCCACTGTGTGCCAGTCCATTCAATGATATCGTTTTCGCCGCCTATAAAATCAGTGCCGTCGTTGTTCTTCCAAGCATCTGGCCCATCTGTGTTAGCCGCATCGCCTATATTATTAAGTAATAATATTCTTACACCTGCAGCTTTTAAATCTGTAGGATTTTTCTTTTGAGGATCTATGATGTAATCTATGCTAGTCCAACTAGCACTGTTTCTTGCAGGACCTTCTATTACTGTATCATTAGGAAAACTATCAGAATCCCAGTTAACAATAAGTTGTGTTTCATCTAACTCATTTAAAGTAATAGTACCTGTGTATACACTTCCTGTATCTAAGTTACTAAGGTATATACGACTAATATCTGCTTGATATTGTCCCGAAACATTATCTAACACATTGCGCCAGTTTGTTGTTCCTATTTGGTTCTTACTAATAAGTCTTAGAATATTACCGTCGACGTACACTCCAAGATCTGCATAGTTTGTGCTAAATGTAACACCGCTATTGTTCATGTCAGTTTGTACATCGTCTTCGGTTACATTAGTACGTCCAGGTTCTGGACTGTCGTCATATGCATTTACCTGTGGTGAAGTTAATCCTAAATCAATGGTTCCTTCTTCTTCGTTAAAAATACTGGTAATAATATCGGTGATAACTCCAAGACGCTTAACTTTAACAGGCGGTGAAATATATATAGGTGTACTAAACTGTAGAGTAGCAACATCTATGTCGCTGTCAACACCTACTGGAATACTTCTACTAGAAAATGTTGTGCCTTCAAGATTTACAACACTTAGACTAGTCCAGTCAACATAGTTATCTGTAGTTTGTATTTCAAAACTAGGATTAAACAGTGTTAGTATTTGTTCTAAGATTTGAAGTTTTTGTTCTGTATTTGTACTCCATATATCAACATTCATTGACAGTGTATAAGGCGTAGGCATAAGACGCTCTACTGTGTAGTTTTTACCTTGTATGTTTAGATATTCGTTGCCGTCTGTATCATATGCTTTTTCACGAATGTTTATTTTGTTTACATAACTAGAATCTGCTGTACGACTGCGATCCATTTCTAAACCAGTTACATAAACTGCCATTCTCGGTGCACTAGGAATCTTGTTTTCAGAGTTATCACGAATAATATTAGCAACTTGACGAGTCATATCTCCATATAGTACAGGTACTAGAGTAAGATTTCCTCTACCGTCTTGATAAGAAAAGTTGCTCATTAATCTTACCATTTGAGTGATATATCTTCTTATTTGACCGTCGTAAAAAAACTGCATTAGTTATCCGCCTTAGGTCTAAGTGCCTTACTTAGACTCTGTCTTTCTTGTACGTCTTCGCCACCTATACTATCAACATTGGTGTTATTAATAAACGTACCTTTTTGTGTTTGCCTATCCGGGCCATTAGTCATTGTCATTCTAACACCATCTTGTACTTTGACCCAACGTGTGCCGTCAAATCTAAACAAGCGTTTGGGCGAAAAGTCTGTGCGTAAAAAATAATCTCCAGGTTGATTTTCTGGAGGGAAACTAATGCCAGCGCCGTAAGGAGCACCGTTAGGAGCAATCTCTGCATCTACTAGATAACCGTCGTAGCCTTGCCTATCTGGTCTACCGTATATTTCATCAGAAATAATACTTTCTGCACTTACATCGATATCGTCTTGGTCAATAGTTACAAGGTCAACACTGCCGTCATCATTAGTAGCAAGTGTGTACAAGTGACTTGTATCGTATCCACTAAGTCCTGCGTCTTCTTCTGCCTGAGCAACAACTGCTTGGTTAATCTGCATTTCTTTTTCATATGTAGAAAGCAGATCCCTTAATGAACCTTCTGCAGGATTATCTTCGTTTGCAGGTAAGTCAAGTATTTCTTTGTATTCTTGACTGTCTACAATCTGCTTGAGTTTTAACCTATATAAGTGAGGATACCAAGTCTGTGAAAAACCTTCCGCTGCACGATTAACATCTTCTACAACGTAAAAACGTTTTAGTGCTACACTTAAATCATTAAGAGCGTATTCGTCACGTAGATGCGGAAGCTCAATAACGTCTCCTGCAATAATCTTTCTGCCAATAGTCTTAACACTAGAGTTGATATGAACTGTTAAGAACAATGTATCATTACTTAAAAATAAACCAAACGCTGATAAATCAAAATCAATATCTTGTACATTATAGATGCCTCTAAGACTGTAGACATCTGGATCATACTTTCTATCCCTATTTTCTAAAAATAACAGATCCTGAATATTAGTTTCTTTTACAACATCATATTGAGGTTTGTCTACAGTCGCATCTTCGTCGCTAGGGTTCTCAGTTCCAAGATACTTGTGTACAAATACGTCAGTACCACCAATGGTAAACATTTCATAGACTTGCTTGTCTATAAATCCGTAATCTTTGCCTCTCTCGGGCTTGTAAAGTGATAATCTCGGCATACACATATTTAGCATAAATACTATACGGAGATTACCTATGGCAGATTTAGCAACACAAAAGCAAGAAATATTTGACTATGTTTACGCAATGTTAGGCGGAGGCATGGTTGATGTAGAACTTGATCCTGTTCACTACGAAACAGCATTAACTAAAGCACTAACACGTTTTAGACAACGTTCAGATAACTCTGTTGAAGAATCATATTTGTTCATGGAAACTGTAGAGGACCAGAACGAATACACGCTACCTAATGAAGTTATAGAAGTTCGTAAATTGTTCCGCAGAAGTATAGGCTCTAGAACAGGAGGAGGTGACGGCGGAAGTATCTTTGAACCGTTTAACCTTGCTTATACAAATACATATTTGTTAAGTTCTACTAATATAGGAGGCATCGCAACCTACGACATGTTCAGTCAATATCAAGAACTAGTAGGTAGAATGTTTGGTAGTTTTATCGAGTTCAAATGGAATAGTACAAGTAAAAAACTTACACTGTTACAACGTCCACGAGCAGAAGAAACTTTATTACTATACGCTTATAACTATCGTCCAGACAGTGAACTACTAAGTGATTATCTAGCAATACAATGGATCAAAGATTATACACTTGCAGCATGTAAGTATATGTTAGGCGAAGCACGTTCAAAGTTTGCTACTATTGCAGGACCGCAAGGAGGATCAACTCTTAACGGTGATTCATTAAAAGCTGAAGCTCAATCTGAAATGGAAAAACTAGAAAATGAAGTTTCTATGGCAGTATCGGGCGGCACAGGCTATGGCTTCTTAATCGGTTAACGCCCTTGTTGGTCATGGTGATGCAACGCCATTAGTCCGTAGTGTAATACTTTCAATAAATCTTTGCGATTATAGCCGTCTTTCTTGCCGTAACGTTGAGCATACTTGATTACATTTCCTAAACAAAATCCATCTCCATGTCCAGCATCCATGATAAACTCTGTGCTTTGTAGTTTATTCATAGAATAGTGTTCACCATATGTAGCATCTACATATTTTTGAAATTCTTCAATGAGTTTGCGTTCGTTATACTTGTAATCAATGGCCATAGATTTTCCTTAATTAAACAAGTATTATAACATCTATAACAAGTTTGTCAACCTAAAAATCTGGAAGTAAATCTCCTTGCTTCCATTTTACACCTTCTTTTTGAAGTATACGTTGACAATTAGCACACACTGTTTTAAGATTTGAAGGCCGGCAATTATTTAAGTCACCGTCTATGTGAAACACATTAAACTGTTCGCTGTGCTTGCTTTTAAATCCGCATTTTTCACAAGAGTCTTTTTTCTTGTAACCTGCTTGCCGCCATTTTGGAATACCGTGTCCTACACCGTTGCGCAAGCACGTTTCACATAACTTACGATAATATGTACGTCCGTTTTTTTTGTAGTTTATAGCTGCAGGACGTTGTCCACATTTGCATAAAGGTCTCATAGTGTATTTACCTCACCTTTTCGGTCTCTTTTTTTAGGGTTATAACACAGGTTTTTAATATAGTTCTACTAAATACACTAGTAACATATCGTTTAAACGATTTTATAGGAGAAACAAGATGGCATTAACATCACCAGGTGTACAGGTTTCAGTAATCGACGAGAGTTTTTACACTCCGGCTGAACCAGGCACAGTGCCAATGATATTTGTTGCGTCTGGTCAAGATAAGACCAACTCATCAGGTACAGGCATTGCGCAGGGCACATTAAAAGAAAACGCTGGTAGAGTTTATCTACTAACAAGTCAAAGAGATTTAGCCGACACATTCGGCGACCCAGTTTTCCAAGTTGATAACAACAACAATCCAGTAAATGGAGGAGAACTGAATGAGTATGGTTTACAAGCAGCATATTCATTACTAGGAGTAAGCAATCGTGCTTATGTAGTACGTGCGGACATTGATCTAAACGAACTAACACCACAAGCAGATGCACCGGCAGGTAATCCTGCAGACGGCACATATTGGTTTGACATCGATTCAACATCATACGGTATGTTAGAATGGAACGGAGCATCTAGCTCTACAGCAGGCGGACAGAGTTTTACAACTGTTACAGCAACTATCATCGATAGTGCTAGTGATTTAATCGGTGGATCAGCAACATCGGATCCTAAGCCTTCTATTGGTCAAACTGGCGATTATGCGATTGTTACAACTACTAATTTAATTAGAACTTATTACAAGTCAGGCGGAAACGCAGGCAACGACCAAGGTGACGGACAAGTTGCTGCAGGTACTTGGGTAGAAGTTGGTACAGAAGAGTGGAAGGCAAGTTTAACTACTGCTCTAGGAACAGTTACATCTGGTCATAATATTACTCCTGGCGAATCTATTAACATTGGCGGAAATAATATTACTACAACAGGCGCTACTATATCAAGCCTAGTAAACAATATTAATCAAGCTAATATTACAGGAATTAGTGCAAGAGAAACTGGCGGAGCATTAGAACTTCGTTCATCAGGCCCAGACATTAATCTTGTTAATACACCTATCTTAGCTAAACTAGGACTAGAAGCAAAAACTTATGCAGCTCCTGTATTACAGGTTAGTCCGCATACAGACGTACCTACTTACAAGAGTTATGAAGATGCTAGACCAACAGGTTCTCTTTGGGTTAAAACCACAGAACCAAACGGCGGCGCTAGATTCCGTGTAAGAGAATGGAACGATGCTACTCTGCTTTGGGACGAAATTACTGCACCTGTATACACAAGCCCAGAACTTGCATTATACGGGCTGGATCGCACAGGCGGCGGCACAAATTTAGCAGTTGGAGATTTATACGTCAAAGCAGACGTTGAATCGGCAGCTAACCCTGTTGCAGATTTTAAAATTTATCGTAGAAACTCGACAGGATATGCTTCTGTAACGTCGGCAGTAGTTGGCGGATCGTCGGTTCCTGCAGCTGGACCTGCAGCATTTAACATCGTTGAAACAACAGCAGGTAGCGATAGTTACAGCACCTTAGTCTTTATTCCAATGACACTTGCTGGAGATTCAACTGATGCTGAAACTATTGCAGAAGCAATTAACTCCAGTGCATTAACTAAAGTTTTAGCATCAGTAGACGCACAAAATAAACTTACTATTAGTCATGTAGAAGGCGGCGAGATTAAAATTAACGATCCAGACGCTGTATTAGCAGCTATCGGAATTACTACTGCTACTGCTAATTTCTACGATGCGCCAACTGGAGATACATTCTATGATTATGTTATCTCTAACTGGAAGCCACTAGTTGCAGAAAACTCAACAGATGCTCCTACTTCATTAACAGCAGACGGTGCTTTATGGTACAGTTCAGTTGTTGACGAGTGCGACATTATGATTCACAACGGTACTACTTGGGTTGGTTATCAGTATGACGGTAGCGATCCTGCATTTGGACCGGCTGCGCCGTTTTATGATTCGAGTCCTGTACTACAAACAGATCCTCAAGGACCTATTGTATCAGCGACTGAACCAACTGAACAGTCAGACGGAACTGCATTAGTAAATGGTGACCTTTGGGTTAGCACTGCTGACATTGATAATTATCCGTTGATTTACAGATACAACGGCGACAGTCTAAAGTGGAATTTATTAGACAGTTCAGATCAAACAACAGATAATGGTGTTTTATTTGCTGATGCACGTTGGACAGATGCTGGAGTTAATGCTACAGACGAAGCAAGTTCAATTGTAGATTTACTTTCTAGTAACTTCTTAGATTTTGATGCTCCAGATCCAGCACTATATCCGAAAGGAATGTTGTTGTTTAATACTCGTAGAAGCGGATTTAACGTTAAGCGTTTTGTACGTAACTATGTTGATGTAGTTGCAGACAACAATCGTTATGATCCAGGCTTAAGCGGCGGCGAGAACATGGAAAACTATTATCCTCATCGCTGGGTAACAGAGTCAGCTAACAACGCTGATGGTTCAGGTGCATTTGGCAGAGTTGCACAACGTAAAGTTGTTGTACAGGCTCTACAAGCAATGCTTAACTCTAATGATGATATTAGAGACGACGAAGCAAGACCGTTTAACCTAATGGCAACTCCAGGATATCCAGAGCTTATCGGTGAAATGGTATCATTAAACTATGATCGTGGACTAAGTGCGTTTATCGTAGGTGATTCACCATTCCGTTTAACACCTGATGCTACATCACTAAACGATTGGGCAAACAACGTAAGACTAGCAGTAGAAGACAACGACGACGGACTTGTAAGTTTCGACGAATACTTAGGTATCTTCTACCCAGCAGGCTTTACAAGTGATAACTTTGGTAACAATGTTGTTGTTCCAGCTTCGCATATGATTCTAAGAACTATTGCACTTAGCGATCAAGTTAGCTATCCATGGTTTGCACCAGCAGGTACAAGACGTGGTGGTATTACAAACGCAACTTCATCAGGTTATATTAATGCCGAAGGCGAGTTTGTAAGTGTTGCACTTAACGAAGGACAGCGTGATACATTATACGCTAACAACGTTAACCCGATTACATTCTTAAATGGTGCAGGACTTGTTAACTACGGTCAGAAGACTCGTGCAAGAAATGCAAGTGCGCTTGATAGAATTAACGTTGCACGTTTAGTTATCTACTTACGTAGTCAACTAAACAAACTTGCCAAACCTTACATCTTTGAACCAAACGATAAGATCACACGAGACGAGATCAAAGGCGCAACTGAAAGTCTATTACTAGAATTAGTAGGACAAAGAGCACTGTATGACTTCTTAGTTGTTTGTGATGAATCTAACAACACTCCAAACAGAATTGATAGAAATGAACTATACTTAGACATTGCTATTGAACCTGTTAAGGCAGTTGAATTCATCTACATTCCATTAAGATTGAAGAATACAGGCGAGATCGCAGGCCTATAAAAAGTGGGTCCCCGCAAGGGGACCTATTTTGGCTAAATAGTTATATAGGAGATTAAGATGGCAATTTCAACACTATCAAAAATTACAGTGCCACTAGCAAGCGATAATAGTGCAGCAAGTCAAGGCTTGTTAATGCCTAAGCTACAATACCGCTTTAGAGTGACATTAGAGAACTTTGGTGTTTCAACACCTACTACAGAATTAACTAAACAAGTTATTGACGTAACTCGTCCGACAGTTAACTTTGAAGAAATTGAAGTTCCTGTTTACAACTCACGTGTTTACCTAGCTGGTAAGCATGCATGGGATCCAATTACATTAAATTTACGTGAAGATGTAAACAATAATGTACAGAAGTTAGTCGGCGAACAACTACAAAAGCAGTTTGACTTCTTTGAACAGTCAAGTGCAGCTTCAGGCATTGATTATAAGTTTACAACACGTATTGAAATTTTAGACGGCGGCAACGGTGCTAATACACCAAACGTACTAGAAACATTCGAACTATACGGTTGCTTTGTACAAAATGCTAACTACAACACGCTAGCATATGCTACAAACGATCCAGTACAAATTACCCTAGCAATCCGCTATGATAATGCAATACAATCACCACAAGGTGAAGGTATTGGTACTGCTGTAGGTAGAACTGTAGGAAGCCTAATTACAGGTGGCGGTGCTTAATACTTTTTAAGTTGAAATGCCGAGCGAAAGGAGCTATAATAGCTCCTTTTGTTTTATACGCACATTATAAAATGGTATAAATACTATTATGGCAAATATACTCAACGGGTTTTTAGATAATTTAGTAAGTGGGGCATCCAATCCGAAAGGAACTTTTGGAGATTATAAACATGCCGCTAGATTATACGTAGATGATGCTTTTAGACTTGCTCCTAAAACAAAATATCTTTATCATGTTGTTTTAAGTTTGAGCAGTGAAGCACAGGATCTAGTTCCAAATTTAGTTCAGCGTCATCGCAACGAAATTAATCTACTAGTCAAAGGTGTTGATTTGCCTAGCTATTCTGTTAATACTGTTACTAAAAACATGTATAACAGAAAAAAGAATCTACAAACTACATTAGAATACGAACCGATCAATATTAACTTCCACGACGATAATTTTGGTATTACTAGCACGTTAATGCAGTATTACTATAGATACTATTATAATGACGGCAATCAAGGTTCTAAACCTGGTGCATACGATTCTAGAAATACATATAAAGGCGATACATCTCACAAGTATAGATACGGTCTAGATGCAGGAAGTAAAACACCATTTTTTGATAGAATTACAATATATCAAATGGCTCGCCATTCATATGTATCATACACATTAGTTAATCCTATTGTAACAAGTTTTGGACATGACACTATGGATCAAACTGATGCATCAGGAGTATCAGAAAACACCATGCAAGTTGCATACGAAGCGGTATTTTACGATAGCGGAGCAACAGGAGAAGATTCCCCTCCTGGATTTGCAAAAGAACACTACGATCCAACACCGAGCCCATTAACTATACAAGGCGGCGGAACACAAAGTTTGTTAGGTCAAGGTGGCATATTATCTGGGATTAGCAATATTGCAAATGATATTGCTACAGGCAATGTAGGTCTAGGAACTATTTTAAATGCTGCTAATACATTTGGTAATGCAAAAGGTCTTTCTGCAGAAGGACTTAGAGAAGAAGGTTTGAATGTATTTAAAGGTGCAATACAGCAGGCAGCCAAAGATCAGTCAGGAAATAGCTCGGGCTATAGTTTTCCTAAGAACACAGGCAGCGGCGGCTTTTTCCAAAAATTAGAAGCGTTTGGCGGAGCAGTAAATGCTTCGGCAAGCAACTATGCACAGAGAATACAAGGCGCTGTTGAAACAGGTAAAGCAAATAGTAAAGTTAGTAATGCAGATTTAACTAACGTAGATGCAGCAGGAAGAATAAGAGGCGGATTATAATGAGCAGTTTACCTAAAACGGTTTCTAAAGACAGTGCCGATAAAGTAAAAGAATTTTATAATAGATATTTTACTAAAAAAATTGCATTTCCTGCTAACGAAATTGATGCTGTTGTAGGTTTTTTTGAAAAGCGCGGCTTTGGTAAATCAAGTGCAACATCAGTTGCAGGAGTATTATTACAACAAGCAAAGATAGACAATATAAAAACATTTGAACTATTAGATGGTATTAAAAACTTTAATAAAATACAACTAGATGCAGTGGTTGCAGAAATATTAAATTATAACAGAGAAAATATTAGTAGTATCGGTTACAAAGTGCAAACAGGAAATAGACTCGAATCTAGAAATATCGGTGATACTGTTCCTGTACCTGTTGAGGTAGGCGATACAACAACGTTTATGGAACCTGGATTTGTTGAACCAGGATATGTAGTGTAGGAACTAAAATGGCAATAACATTAAGAACAACAAAAGGTACAGCTCTTACTCACGCAGAGTTAGACGGAAACTTTACAGAACTAGACACAAGAGTAGATGCTGTAGAAGCAACTCTTGCCAGTGATCCAGACATTGGCGGTGAAGATATAGATTTTGGCAATAATCTTATTTCTTATTCTAACACTGTTGCAGACGAAGCAAGTCTAGCAAACTACAATCCAAATACCTATACTGGTATGACCATACACGTTGCAAGCACAGGAGCTTTGTACTATGCACATAGTGGCGCTTGGCGCAAGTTACTAACAGATGTAACCTATGGAAGTCCTACAACGCAGGGTTATGTAAATCCATTGTCAGCTGTTGCCTACACAGGATCTTTCAACGATTTAATCGATGTACCACCAGTGTTTACCTTTGATGGTTCGTATACTAGTTTAACAAACAAGCCTACCATCCCGCAAGATGTGTCTGAACTGGCAGATATTAACTCATTACTGTTTAGCGGTAGCTATAACGATTTAACTAACAAGCCTGCAATACCTGTTGATATTAGTACGCTAACTGATAATAACAATGTTATCCCTCAAGATATTGATGACTTAACAGATAGTAATAATAGACTAGTATCTGCTGTAAGCGAATTGACAAATGATGCAGGATATATTACTCTAGGAGATATACCAGATAGCGTTGGAAACTTTAGTTTTGCAAGCAGTGTTATTAGCACAGACGATTCGAGCACTATTAACATTGCAAATAATACAATATTCCAAAGTGATGTTACTATTGAAAATAGTTTACGATTTGATTCAACTGCAACTGTAGATTTTACAGATGTAAATGTAGTAGGATTACAAATTGCTCAACAAGGTACAACATTTACCTCTAATGTAGAATTTCAAGCAGGAGTTGATTTTTCAGGAGCCACTGTTACAGGATTACCCGGCGGAGGAGATCAAACATTAAACACCACAGACGATGTTATCTTTAACACAGTTACAGCAACTGATTTTGTTTTTACAGGTGTAGGAAATCCTACATTTGACAGTGGAGCAGATTTTGTTTTTAATACAGGAAACAGCGCAGGTGTATTAGCAGTAGATGGAAGTATTTCTGCAACGAATGTCTTAGAACTTACTGCACAAACAAGTGCTCCGACAGCAGTTAGTGGAAGTTTTGCTGTAGCAGATGCAACTAACTGGGACCCTGCTTCTAAAGGAGGATCCACTCCTTATCCTGTATTTTATGACGGTGTGTCGTGGAACGCACTTTACTAAGGAACTTAGATGTCTGAACAACGCTGTGTAGTTACTCTTCATAAAGGCATAGACAAAGCAAACTTCATGCAAGAAATGCACGATGCTGGCTTTACTGTGCATAATGAAAAGCCAGAAAGTTTGCGTAATTTTGATCTATTAATGACTGCAGAACAAGTTGAAGATTTAAAAACAGATAGTCGTGTTATAGATGTACGAGTAGGTTCTAAAATAGAAAACGGCGGCGAACTACTTCATAATATTGGACGAACAGGAAATAGAACATCCATTCAGGGATTTTACGACGCAGACAAAACTGACTGGGGTAAATGGATGAGTACACACGGTACTCGAAGTTTTACATTGCGTCCAGACGGATGGGTTGATGGTATAACTGCTTCTGGAAAAAATGTAGACATTGTAATCTGTGATAGCGGTATCCTTGCAGATCATCCTGAATGGAAAGATCCCATTACAGGTGTAAGTAGACTTCAACAAGTTGATTGGCCTGCAGAAGCGGGTTTATCTGGCTCATATACACAAGGACCTCAGCACTATACAGACCAGTACGGTCATGGCACACATTGTTCAAGTACTGCCGCAGGAGCAAGATTTGGATGGGCTCCTTCTGCTAACATCTATGCCATTAAAATTTTTGATACAGATGCATTTGGAACAAGTCTTGCTATTAATTTAATGAGATTATGGCATTTGAATAAAAGCAACGACAATCCTACAATAATGAGTAACAGCTGGGGGTATTTTGCTCCGTATACAAATATCACAGGCGGCAATTATCGAGGAACTCCTTGGACAGCAACTACCATGCAATCGCAATACGGCATGGTAGAATCACAACAAAATGTTGACGGAGATTATATTTTTCCTGTACACTTTGCTTCTGTTGATGCTGATATACAAGACTGTATTGATGCAGGAATAATAGTTGTTGCCGCAGCAGGTAATGACAAACACAAGGTAGATATTCCAGGAGGCGATGACTACGACAACTACTGGACTTCAAGTGTATATGGTACTAGATATTATCACAGAGGAACAACTCCAGGTCACGGAGACGTAATAACTGTAGGAGCCATGGATTTTGGTAACGGAAGTACTAGTGGCTGGAACCCTCCAACAAACAATATAAGATCGAGTTTTAGTAATGCAGGTCCAGGAGTAGATTTATATGCACCTGGAAGTTGGATTATGGGAGCTATACCTGAAGGTTGTACAATATGGGATCAATACAATAATGATTATAGAGGCAACTATGTCTTAGATTCTAACTATAAAGCTATTGCAATTTCTGGCACGTCGATGGCATGTCCGCAAGTTACTGGAGTAATTGCCCAACTTGCAGAAGCAAGGCGTAAATGGAATCATTACCAGTTTAAAGATTATATTGTACAACTTGCTTGGGACAATCATATGAAAGGTACTGGACAGACAGATGATTATACATCGTCATCAACAATATTCGGCGGTCCGAATAAACTTCTAAAAGCACCTTTTATATCTACAAAAAAACTTACAATGAGCAATGGCGATTCAGATAGAGCTATAAACTTTTTTGTAAAATATCCTAAAACAACTATCACAGAAGGTGAAGATTTAGAGTTATATGTATTTCATGATTCTGAAAACACCGACGATTATTGGTCATTCTATCCTTGGGAATGGGATAACACTCCTGATACAGATGACAGATATGATTCTTTAAACTGGGAAACCGGTACTTTACAAAGACTATATTATAGCACAGGAGAACTTGTTCGTAATGTGCCAAGTGATGCTGTGCCTATGTATACTGTTACTAAAATTACAATCCCTACTAAAAACATAAATGCAACTCAATCAAGATCAATCTTATTAGTACCTGGGACGTCTAGTTCTACATTCAACTACGAACAATACACAAGCATGGAAAACTATTTAACTTTAAATCCTAATGCAGCTAAAATTACATTATTACCTAGTGGTATTCCTGTGCCTACAAGAACATACACGTTATCAGGTCCGAGCACAGTAACAGAAGGAGACGGCACGTTTGTTGTTACACTTACTACAACAAATGTTCCAGATGGAACTATAGTTCCATTTAACATAACATCAACTAGCGGAAATTGGTACTACGAATTGAGTGACGGCAGCGGTGACGGAATTCCAGGACGTCAATATTTTATAATAAACAACAATACAGGCACAGCAAGTTTTTTTGTTCTTCAAAACGAAGCAATAGAATCTACACAAACGTTGACTATTTCTGTCGACGACGGAGCCAACCAGGATTCATTAACAATTAACGTAATAGATGACGGAACAACTAGAACGCCTGATTGGTCTAGAGTACAACTGTACTGGGATACTAGTTCAAGTGGAAGAGTATACTCTTTAGTAAGCGGATCAACGACCGACTATTATTACCCACCAGGAGCCAAACTAGGCATATATGCAATACTATATAACATTCCTGCGGGTACTACTTTTGATTATGAAATCACTGTCGATCAAGGTAATGCCAGTGATTATTTTGATAATCCCACAGGCACATTAACCGTAACTGATACACCAACTATTGATAACTCAATGCGAACAACTCCTACTTGGGTTTTTACACTTAAAGCGGGACCAGTCCTTAAAGGTAATTTTATGACTGTGAATATTACTAGTGCAACCGATAGTGCAGGTAATGCTATTCCAAGTTTTACAGGAGATAATTGGGCACCGTTCTATGATGACACACCTAATCAAACCTATTCAATATCTACTGGCACATTTTATACTGAAGGACCTGATAGAATTTTTCTTAACAATACTATCAAAACAAAAACTTATTTTGTAGGCGATACTGTAGAACTTACTGTGACTAAAGATACAAAAATAGGTAGACAGTATTCGGGTGATAGTGACGGCGAATATGCTAATCTAAGTTCTGGCACTATTACACTCAATCCTAGCGAGCCTACTGGATTATGGATTTGGTATGCTGGATCATCTATAGTTGAAAAAATAGTATGGTTAGATCCTAGTAATGGAGGAACGCTGTCAAATACAGGGTCTAGCGAGTTTTATCCTGTAAGTTTTAAATTTAATTAAATGATATGTCTAGATTTGCTCAAGGAAAATTTAATCTTAAAAACCCAGAAAAGTACATGGGTAACAAAACTCCTACCTATCGTTCAAGTTGGGAGTTTGCATTTATGCGGTTCTGCGACGAGCATCCTAGTGTAGAAAAATGGGCAAGTGAAGCAATAAAGATTCCGTATCGTAATCCTTTAAGCGGCAAGCAAACAATATATGTACCAGACTTCTTTATTGCGTATGCAGATAAAAATGGTAAAAAACTAGTAGAACTGATAGAAGTCAAACCAGAAAATCAAACACTGAAAGAAAAACTAGGCACATCAAAACATAATCAAGCACATTGGGTAATGAATCAAGCCAAGTGGGAAGCTGCTAACTCATGGTGTAAACAAAAAGGAATACGCTTTAGAGTCATTAGCGAAAAGGATATTTTCCATCAAGGAAGACGTAGATAAATAATAGTAGCATATAATGCTGGAAAAAACTATGACTAAGAAACTAGAAGATTTATTAAACTTACCTGAGAACCAAGAGTTTGTTGAACAAGCAAAAGAAAAGCCTAAAACTCCCAGTCAAAAAAACAAAGAAGTTGTAAGAGAGATTGCAGAGTTTGACAAGATTGCTTCAGCCTTGCCTAAAGTAAAAGGGCTAGGCGACATGGCGGATGAAGAACTGGACATCGTTGCAGACAAAGCCATGCAAGCCTACGAAGATTTAATGGATCTTGGCATGAATGTAGAAAGCAGATACTCAGGCAGAGTGTTTGAAGTTGCTAGTACTTTCTTAAAAACTAACCTAGACAGTAAAGTTGCTAAGTTAGATAAAAAACTCAAGATGGTTGAACTACAACTTAAAAAAGAAAAGATGGACAAGGATTCGTCCATTGAAGATGCTGGTTTAATCAATGGAGAAGGTTACGTAGTAACTGATAGAAACAGTCTTCTAGAACGTCTAAAAGGGTTAGACAAGGATAAATAATATTATGAAAAGTTTAGTAGAATATTTAACAGAATCAAAAAAGACCTATGACTTCAAGATTGGAGTTGCTGGTGAGCTACCAGAAGGTTGCGTAGATAAAATAGAAACAGCATTACAAAAGTTTAGTGTTGCAAACATGAGTAGTGGTAAGAAAACTCCTATTCAAGAGCGTCCTTTGGATTTCCCACAACTGCAAAACATGGAAGTTACGTACTTTGAAGTAAGTTTAAACTATCCAACTACTAGACAAGTATTAGAACAGTACATTCCGTATTGTTGTGATATTCCTGTAAGCCATCTTATTGTTCGCGGAGTTGGTGAAGCACAAGAAGAATATCAAGAAGCAAAATCAAACGAACCATATGAAGCATTACTAACTACAGAAGAAATGGAAAAAGGTGCAGCTGAAAACTCTGCACAAGACACTGTAGGCAGTAATCGTGTAATGGACTTGCTCAAAGAACTAGAACAAGTTCGTAAAGAAAAAGAAAACGACCCAATGGAAGGTGCTCCAAAAGGCGAAAGTGCTGACATTGACGACACAGAAAATTCAAAAAGCCCACTAGGAAGTTAATTATGAGCGACAACATGTTAGACATTTTAAAGAATTTTGATTCAGCAGAAAAAGGTGAATCAACAAGCACACAAGACACCGGCGGTATGAAAGCAATCTTAGAATCTTTCAATGCAGTGTCAGAAGCACCTGTACCAGCTATTCCAAGTCAAATGCCTCCAGCGGCTATGCCACCACAGGAACCACAAGGACAGCCTGTTACAATGAATGTAAGTCTAAATGCAAGCGGTAAAGATCACGTTGACGACTTATTATCTCTTATGCAATCTGCAGGACTTTCAGGTGCGAAGCAACTAGACAAAGGCGACGGCATCTTAGACGTTGATATGGACGGTGATCATCAACCTGATCTAGATATCAATTCTGATATGAGCAAGTTACGTAGTATCATTGCTGATCCTAAGGAAGAAAGTATGGAAGAAGGTGTTGTTAGCGATATGAAGCTCAGCCCAGAAATGCAGGAAAAAGTCAAAAACGCCTCAGACAAAGAATTATATCAAATGGCATTTGGCTCAGGCGATGATAGTCTTCGTGCTGGGGATGATTTTGAAATGCTAAAGAAAGCAAGAGCAGAACTTCGCGGACAGGCAGAAAGTTTTGAATTTGGATCAGAACCACGAAAATCACCGCGAAGAGAACCAGTCAAGTATGATCGTAAACAATCAATGCCAAGTATAATGAAATATGCATATCAACCAGATGTTTCTAATGCACTTGCAGCAGCGGCAGGTGTTGATAGTGAAGAAGTTTACTTTGATGATGCAGATTTAGTATATGGTGACGAAACAGTTGTGCCAAGATGCGGAGTTGATGACGACTGTACATTTGGTGATGCAGTCGAGGCACTTAAAGACTTCGCAAAAAATAATCCTGTAGAAAAAAAGTCTAGCGAAAATGTAGAAATAAATTCTATAAGAAAAAATGCTGGGTTAGACGTCCAAGAAGCTGGTGAAGACACAGCAACTTCAGTTGCTCAAGAATTAAAAAAGATGGGTGTATCAGAGGATGCATCAGACGATGAAATCTACAAAAACATCGGCGCTGCATTAAAAAGTCTAGATTTAGAAAGTGTTTTGAATATGATGAATATGTCCAAAGACTACAGATCCGATATGGTCAGCGATATACTTAATAATTTTAGAGGCATGTCTGAATGGGCTAACTCACCACAAGGCAGTGAAGGCGACGAAGAATACAAAGACGCCAAATACATGTACAAAGATTTATCAGGCGGATTGAATCGCGAGAAAAAGGCATATGCAGCCGCACAAGATGGCGACAATGCAATGGCTGTAGAAAGCATCAAGAGTCAACTACTCAAGGCACTTGCTGAAAAAATGGATCCTGTCGGCCAAGAAGATGATGATGTCGATAATGACGGTGAAGAGAATACTAAATCAGACAAGTATCTAAAGAACCGCAGAGCTGCTATTGCAAAGGCTACTGCTGAAAAAGGCAGCAAGAAAAAATGAAAATTTTTGAAGTTATAGATATTGCTGAAAGAAAAGGCAAGAAAAGTAGCAACAAGAAAAAAGGTAAAAAATCACCAGCAGGCGGACCAGCTTGTTGGGATGGTAAGAAAATACATCCTACAAAGCCAACTAAAATGAAAGGCGGCAAACGAGTTAACAACTGTATTGACGCAGGATAAATCAAAAGCTCCGCAAGGGGCTTTTTTTATGGTTAAATATATACATGGCGAAAAGTTTAGACGGTGTACTAACCAAAAAAGCAAATCAACGAGAAACATACACAGAAGAGCAAATCAATGACTTAGCTCAGTGTATGGATCCTGATAACGGATACCTTTATTTTGCTCGTAAGTTTGCATACATTCAACATCCGGTAAGAGGCAAGTTGTTGTTCGATCCGTATGAATATCAGTTACGTCTAATGTATAGCTATCATAACTATCGATTTAATATTAACATGATGCCTAGACAAACTGGTAAAACTACGTGTGCTAGTATCTATCTTGCCTGGTATGCAATGTTTAATCCAGACCAAACCATTCTAGTTGCTGCACACAAGTACACAGGTGCGCAAGAGATTATGTCACGTATTCGATATGTTTATGAAACTTGTCCAGATCATATTAGAGCAGGTGTTACAAGTTACAACAAACAATCAATTGAATTCGAAAACGGATCACGTATCGTTGCACAAACAACAACAGGCAATACAGGACGTGGTATGTCTATCTCGCTACTATACTGTGACGAGTTTGCATTTGTGCAACCTAACATTGCGGAAGAGTTTTGGACATCAATTTCACCTACACTAGCAACAGGTGGTAGAGCTATTATTACCAGCACACCTAACAGTGACGAAGATACATTTGCTACTATTTGGAAACAAGCAGAACAAAAGTTTGATGCTCATGGCAACGAAACTGAAGTAGGAATAAATGGTTTTCATAGTTTTGTTGCACAATGGGACGAACATCCTGATCGTGATGAAAAATGGAAAGAAGAAGAAATTGGACGCATCGGCGAAGAAAAGTTTCGTCGTGAATACGGCTGCGAATTTCTAGTATTTGACGAAACTTTGGTTAACAGTATTAAACTTGCCATTCTCGAAGGCGGCAAACCTATACTTAACATGGGTCAAACACGCTGGTACAAGAAACCTTCAAGTCAATATACATACGCAGTAGCACTTGATCCTAGTATGGGTACAGGCGGAGATTATGCTGCTATACAAGTATTTGAACTACCTAGTTATGAACAAGTAGCAGAATGGCAACACAATCAAACTGCTATACCGGGACAAATAAGAATACTTGCAGATATCTGCAAATATATTGAAGCAGAAATTGGTGTTTCAAATAATATTTATTGGAGTGTGGAAAACAACGGCATAGGAGAAGCAGCACTTATTGTTATTAATGACTTTGGTGAAGAAAATATTCCAGGAATGTTTGTATCAGAACCAATTAGGAAAGGACATGTCCGTAAGTTCCGTAAAGGATTTAACACAACACACTCTACAAAAATTACAGCATGTAGTCGACTAAAAACCATGATCGAAAATGATAAAATGGTTATACATTCCAAACCATTTATATCAGAACTTAAAAATTTTGTAGCAACAGGCTCTAGTTTTCAAGCAAAACTAGGACACAATGATGATTTAATAAGCGCAACATTGCTTGCATTAAGAATGATGGCAGTACTCAAAGATTGGGATCCTAGAGTGTATAATACTTTTGTTCAAGCAGAGCACGAAGAAGATTATGAACCGCCAATGCCTATCTTCATAAGCAACAACTATTGATAAATACAACTATGAACAACCTTGACAAAATAGCAGAAGATCTGTTTTCAAAAATAAGAGGCAGATTTAACAACTTAACAATCGGAAACGAATCTGGTGAAGTAGTGACTGAACCTACTGATGCTAGATTTTTTGATTTTACTTTTACATCAGAAGGAAGATCATTGGGTAAAGTTAGTGTAGCACTATCAGAAGACGATGGCGTTACTGTTACTTACTCAAACGATTTCGTTAGCAATGAAGATCAAGGAACACAAAATACATGGTACAGTTTCTTACGTGAACTTAGACAGTTTGCCAAGAAGCGTATGTTGAATTTTGATATCAGAGATATTAATAAATCTAATCTAAATAAAAGAGATTATAATTTTTTAGCAAATACCGGGGACACTCAAATGACCGAATCAAAGTTATACGGAACTAGCAGAACAAGTTATCAAGATGTAGATTCTGCTCGTATTGTAATCAAGCACAAAGCAAATGTAAATCCAGAAGTACCTATGTCAAGAACACAAGGCATTAGTTCGATATACATTGAAAGTACAGAAGGCGAGAAGTTTAAATACCCTTATCGTCATCTTAACGGTGCAAGAGCAATGGCTCGTCACGTAGCAGAAGGCGGTAAGCCATACGATGATTTCGGTAAGCATATCACAGGATTGTCAGAAGAACTATCGAGTCTTAAAAAGTTTAAAACATACATGAGTCGTTCAGGCGTAATGGCAGAAGGGTTATCCGGTTACCTAGATGCTGTTATTGATCGTGTCAGTGTTATTAAAAAGACAGTAGAAGGACTACAAAGACCAAACTTCTACAAAGAGTCATTTGAAAACTTTGAAACAACTGTAATGGAAGATGTTCCAGATGAAGTTCGTGAGAACTGGATTGATCAGTTAACCATTCGTCAGTTCAACGAAGAGCTTGCAGATGTATTCCCTTACATTTACAAACTAGTAAGTGAGAACACACTTGCTGAAGAAATTGGTCCAGAAGACTTTTTAGGTGAAGGAATGGATCCAGAAGAGTTCAAACAGAAAGTTGCTGACACTGACGACGACGAAGCGTACGATATGATCGAAGCTGCCTTAAAAGGCGAGTACGGTGAAAAAGTTCAAATGGATATTGATACTATCTATCAAAATGAAAAGTCTAGTATGAATGACATGGACGATCTTGTAATCAATACAATAAAAACAATCAAAGCCCAGTACGGTGACGATTATGAGGATCAAGGCGGCGACGATGACGGGCAACCAAGTTCATACGATGAGTATCAAGACTTGTATGGCGGTGACGAAGACTTTGGCGGCTACGATGAAGCAATTGAGTCTAGCATCGATGATTTAATGGGGCAGTTTGCAGAAGGCAGAGATGACGCACCAGAAGGCGACAGAAATACTACAGATGAAAATCCTTTGATTACTGTATATGACGACGAGTTTAGTCCAGGCAAGCCAGGCATATCAGGACACATGAATTTAAAAACTTATATGAGCATCATGGGTATCAGCGAAAAATATCAAGAACAACTTGCACAAGCTGTATTAGATGCAGGCAGAGGCAAGCAAATTAGCATACCAGACGAAGTAAAAGCTGATTACGATGCGGAAAGAGACGAAGCTGGATTAAAGCCTAGAGCACTTTGGATTGAACTTTCACAACATCATGAAAAAGAAGCAGGACAAGAAGAAAGCGAAGAAAAAGCTCGTGACGAAGAAAAGAAAAAAATACCAGTTACTGAATTTGTATTACAATATTTCAGTACCGAAGATGCTCAGTTTCCTAAAGGCGAAACAGCAGTACTTACTATGGTAGAAAAAGAATACGGTGAAGAGTACATTGAACATGCTAAACAGTTTATTGAAGAAATCAATAACAAAGTAGCAGAAATACAAGGCTATAGAGATTCTGAAATTACTGAAAAAGAGTCTGAAGCAGTTGAATTTTTAAAATACTTAAAACAAGATCCAGAATACTTCCCAGGTGCTGATATTGAAAAAAACGCTGACGGAACAGTAACAATATTAGCAAGCAATGGTAAAGAAGTTGCACAGGTTAATGTTAAAACAGGCGACATCTATCTTGCAAACGGAGACGACTACAACATTGCTGACGAAGAAGACGCAGAGCAAACTCTACAGACAATGTATGCAGAAATCAACGAAGACTTTGGTGAACAAGAAGAATTAAATAGAATTAAAGGTTTAGCGGGTTTATAATAATCCGCTAACTTTTTGAAAAATTTAGCATTTCATGGTTGACATGCTAAATAGTTGAGTGTAGTATATACATTGTGCTACACAATTAGGCACTAAGCACATAGGCAATACATTAGGAGGCATAACTATGGCATCATTAGCAGAAATCCGAGCGAAGCTCAAAGAACAAGAAGCAGGCGCTTCTGGCAACCGTCAGTCAGGCGGTGGCGATAACGCAATCTATCCATTTTGGAACATGAACGAAGGTGAAACATCAACACTTCGATTCCTTCCCGATGGTAATGCAGACAACACATTCTTCTGGACAGAACGTCTTATGATTAAACTTCCGTTTAGTGGAGTTAAAGGCGACACTTCAAGCAAGCCAGTACAAGTGCAGATTCCATGTATGGAAATGTACGGTGAGTCATGTAACATTCTCAACGAAGTACGTGGTTGGTTTAAAGATCCAAGTTTAGAAGACATGGGTCGTAAATATTGGAAGAAGCGTTCATATATCTTCCAAGGCTTTGTTGCAGATAATCCTTTATCAGAAGACACAACGCCAGAGAATCCAATTCGACGTTTTATTATTGGTCCTCAAATTTTCCAGATCATCAAGCAGGCTCTTATGGATCCTGATATGGAAGAATTGCCAACAGATTACACAGCAGGTGTTGACTTCCGTCTTAACAAAACAAGCAAAGGCGGTTATGCAGACTACTCTACATCACAATGGGCTCGTCGTGAGCGTCCTTTAAATGATGCAGAGATGCAGGCAATCAATACACATGGGTTGTTTAATCTAGGCGATTTCTTGCCTAAGAAACCTACAGAAGTAGAAATTAAAGTTATGCAGGAAATGTTTGAAGCATCAGTAGATGGTGAAGCATATGATCCAGACCGCTTTAGTCAGTACTTCCGTCCAGCAGGTATGGCGGCTCGTACAGGTGACCCTAACATGGCGGCTAGTCCGCAAGCAACTGCTACTAGTCAGAGTGCACCTACGCCACAGCCAGCACCAGTGCCTCCTGTAACAGAGGATGTACCATTTACTCCTGATCCTGCTCCTGCTACAGCAACAGCTGAAGCAGCTCCTGCAGATGGCGGTAATGCGCAAGACATTCTTGCAATGATCCGTTCACGTCAAGGACAATAATAACACGCCCCCGTCAGTTGCTGAAAAGGACTGCTCGGGGGTTCTTTGCTTTTTAGATTAGGAGATTCACATGGCATCAAAAGCATTTGATCCTACCAAGTTTAGGACACAACTAACAAAATCCATTACAGGTATGAGTGCAGGATTTAACGATCCTACTGACTGGATTAGTACAGGTAACTACGCACTCAACTATCTTATTAGTGGTGACTTTAGTAAAGGTATTCCACTAGGCAAAGTAAGTGTATTTGCAGGCGAAAGTGGTGCAGGTAAATCTTATGTAGTATCTGGTAATATTATCAAAGCAGCACAAGAGCAAGGTATCTTTGTTGTATTGATTGATACAGAGAACGCACTTGACGAAGCATGGCTACAAGCACTTCAAGTAGACACCGGCGAAGATAAAATGTTAAAACTTAACATGGCAATGATTGACGATGTAGGTAAAACTGTATCAACATTCATGAAAGACTATAGAGACATGGCTGAAGAAGAACGTCCTAAAGTTCTGTTTGTAGTTGACAGTTTAGGCATGTTAATGACACCTACTGAAGTTAATCAGTTTGAAGCAGGTGACATGAAAGGTGATATGGGTCGCAAGGCTAAAGCACTTAAAGCACTTGTAACTAACTGTGTAAACATGTTTGGAGCATACAATGTAGGTATGGTAGTAACTAACCATACATACGCAAGCCAAGATATGTTTGATCCAGACGATAAGATTTCAGGCGGTGCAGGGTTTATCTATGCTAGCAGTATTGTTGTGGCAATGAAAAAACTTAAACTCAAGGAAGACGAGAACGGTGTTAAAACATCACAAGTACATGGTATTCGTGCCAAGTGTAAAGTGATGAAGACTCGCTATGCAAAACCGTTTGAGGATGTTGAAGTACGTATTCCGTATGAAACAGGAATGGATCCATTTTCAGGATTGCTGGATTTGTTTGAAAAGAAAGGCGTTATTGAGAAAAGCGGTAACCGACTCAAGTATGTTATGAGTAGCGGTGAAGAGATTCTCGAGTATCGTAAAAACTTTACAGGAGATATTATGCAGAAAGTTATGGATGACTTTGTAAATCTACCAGAGGAGACTCAAGAGGTAAATACCGATGTTGAAGAACCTTTGGAGATTAATGAATAATGGATGAAAACATCATCGTTGATTTGTGGCTAGTTTTTAAAGAATATGCCGACAAGAAAAATCTAGAAATTGCTGCTGAAAAGTTTATTGACCTACTTGCAGATTACGGAGTATCAGATGAAACACTAAAAGATGCACTGGGAAATGATCAGTATTTAGATAATGCAATTAACTACTATCTCGATTTAGACGAAGATAATGATGAGGATTGGTAATGGGTTGGTACAGCGAAGTATCACGTGATATTTCTAAAATTCCTAATGCAGTTGCTTTCTTTGAACACGAGCTACAAGAAGCTCGGACAGAAGTTAAACTAACTGGCAATGTTGAACGTGCCGCGGCAAGTATGCCTGGTATTGTTGAACACCGATTTAACCAGCTCCAAGAGATTGAAGCAATCCTAGAATACCTAAACATCGAACTGCGTAGATTGCGCAGTTCGTTTTTCAAAAAATATCTTGAAAATTACCAACGAGCTCTGTCAAGCCGCGACGTTGAAAAATACGTTGACGGTGAGGCAGATGTCGTAGACTATGAAAAGATTATCAATGAATTTGCGCTAATGCGTAACAAATGGTTAGGAGTCTTAAAGGCACTTGATCAAAAGCAATGGCAGATAACTAATGTTGTAAAGCTCAGAGTAGCAGGAATGGAAGATGCCACGCTTTGATATAAAAAGAGAACAACTATTAGAACTTATGCCAGCAGACAGTACGTGTGCAGAACTCGGTGTAGGTAAAGGAAATTTTAGTCGAATTATTTTAGAAATAGTAAAACCACAACTACATTTTTGTGTAGATCTTTGGGGACCTATTGCTACAAATGTTCAAGGAACATATTATACTGATCAAGAAACTTGGGATCAAAGATACGAAGAAATAAAAGAACAGTTTAAAAATTATAATGTTCAGTTTATTCGTGATATGACGTATAACTTACCTAAGTACTGTGAACCTAACTTATTTGATTGGGTATACGTTGACGGAGATCATACATATGACGGATGTATGAAAGATCTTCAAGCAGTAAAATCTTTAGTAAAAGATGACGGAATGATACTAGGACATGATTATAGACCAGCGTGGCGAAAACGTCCAGACTGGGGTGTAGTTGAAAGTGTTAATGATTTTGTTGAAGAGAATAATTACTTCTTAACTGTTGTAACCCAAGAACCTTTTCCTTCTTATATTATTACTAAAACTAAAGAAAAGAATGACGAAATTCTTGAAAAGGTGCAGCAACTATGTTAGACGAACAATTTGAAACTATGCTCGCTGAAAAGATGGAAAAGTCTAATCATGGACAAATGACAGCTGAAGAATATCGATATATTGCAAATTTTTTAGGAGATAAAAACTTTCTAGTATTTGGAACTGGTCATGACACGCCTATGTGGCGCTATGTTAATCGCAACGGAAAAACTTTATTTTTAGAAAATAATGCTAAATGGATTAGGCCAGAAGATAATGATGTTATTAAAGTAACATATACTACTAGAAGAGTTCAGTACGTAACTCTTCTAGAAGAATATAACAAAGGTGTTTATAAAAATTTAAAAATGGACTTACCGGACGTTGTAAAAAATACAAAATGGGACTGTATTTTTGTTGATTCGCCTGTAGGTACAACGGACAAAAAGCCAGGAAGAATGCAAAGCATTTATACTGCATCATCACTTGCATCAAAAAATACAGATGTTTTTATTCACGACTGCGACAGAACTGTTGAAGATATTTACAGTAAAGCAATGTTTTCAACTGTGATTAAAGATATAACAAAATTAAGACATGTAACGCACTAATGATATTATTGTGTACCGCATCAGATGACTATATAGAAAAATATAAACCATGTATTTCTAGTCAAATTATATGGTGCCGAAAGAATGATTACACTTATAATTTAATAAAAGGCTCTCAAGAATCTCGCAATTGGAAGCGGGCAAAAATAGATGAATTAGAAAATCTTCTTAATACAACAGATGAAGATGTGTGCTTAATTGACGGCGACTGTTATATTAAAGATCGTTGTCCGCCTATAAACTTTCTTAATAAAAAGAAAAGTATATTCTATGTAAACGGAAAGTCAGGGAGATTAAATAGTGGATTTATATATTTTAAAAATAATGACCATAGTAGAGATTTTATTAAACAACTAAAAGAAAAATTAAAATATAGGATACCTAGGGGTAAAGGATATTTTGTAACTACCGAAGGCGAAAATGGACATATAATTTGGTTACAAGATGAATGGATTCAGCAAGGAAGAAACATTTTTCAACAGATAAGTTTTGAGTGGAATTGTGCATCTCCTAGGTTAAAAGAGAAGGCACATGTATTACATTTTACTGGGCCACTAAAAAAAGAGATTTATAAATATAATGAAAACTTACGAGGTACATCGAAAAGTAAAAAATAACGTTGGAGATTATTTTTGCAATCCTGGGCGTTATTTTGATTTTCCTGAATATGAATCAGGCGAGTTACTTTATAACGGATTTCCTATTACTGATCAAACTTTAGTAGTAGGCGGTGGTGGATTAATACATAAAAAATTTAGTCAGCACATAGAATTACTGCTTGACAAAAAACCAAAAAATGCAGTACTTTGGGGGATAGGACATAACTTTGGTCGAAAAGCTGTTGCTAAAGGGATAAAATATTATCCAGATTATATTAAGAAATGTAACCTTGTAGGTATTCGTGATTGGATACCAGGACATTATGATTCATATCTTCCGTGTGTAAGTTGCATGCATACAGCATTTGACAAACAATATGAAGTTAAACACGATGTAGTTTATTATACTCATGCATTTAAGTCTAAATATGAATATTCCAAAGGCGATATACATATGTCAAACAGCAATATGGATTTTGATGCTGTAATAGATTTTTTAGGTAGTGCAAAAACTATTATCACTGATAGTTATCACGGTGCGTTTTGGGGACAACTACTTGAAAAAGATGTTAGAGTTTTGTCGTGGAGTGTAAAGTTCGATCATATGAAATATCAACCTACTCTGATACCTCACATTTCTCAATGGAAAACTTCGGCTAGTAGTCCTATTATAAATGGGTTTTTAGAAGAATGTAGAGACTATAATAATAACTTTTATCAAAAAGTTTTAAATCTATTATAGTAGCATATAAATATCTACATGAGAGTAGTATTAGTTACAGGTGGATTTGATCCACTTCATTCAGGTCATATAGAATATTTCAAAGAAGCTAAAACATTAGGTGATCGACTTGTAGTTGGCATTAACAGCGATGCTTGGCTTACACGCAAGAAAGGCAGACCGTTTATGCCTTTAGAAGAAAGAGCAGAAGTTATTAGAGCACTATCTATGGTAGACGCTGTTGTAGCATTTGATGACGACTATGATGCTGATGACACTTGTACTAAGTTTGTACAAGATTCGTGCTGGAACTATGAAGAAGACGAAGTTGTGTTTGCTAACGGTGGCGACAGAACTAGCAAAAATATTCCTGAAATGAAAGTCATAGCAGATAATCTAAGTTTCGAGTTTGGCATAGGTGGTGAAAATAAAAAGAATTCTAGCTCGTGGATATTAGACGAGTGGAAAACACAAAAGACAGAACGTGACTGGGGTTATTGGAGAGTATTAGACGATAAACCTAGTAAAGGTTATAAAGTTAAAGAACTTGTAATCTATCCTGGAAAAAGTCTAAGCGATCAACGACATTTTAAACGTTCGGAAGATTGGACTGTACTCGAAGGCAGTGTTAAGATGGATACTGAATATAATAGAATTAAAGAAAGTGTGCATCTAACATCAGACAGTTTTACTTATAAAATAGGCAAAGAAGTATGGCATCAGGCAAGTAATCCAGGAACAGAAAATGCACATGTTCTTGAAATTCAATGGGGTACTGTATGTGTAGAAGAGGATATTGAAAGACGATGATTCCAATTTTTATAGGATATGATCCTAGAGAAGCAATAGCCTTTCACGTATGTGCAAACTCTATTATTAGACATGCAAGCGGCCCTGTACAGATTATTCCTCTAGCATTAAACTTACTACAAGACTACGAAGAAAAACACACAGACGGATCAAACCATTTTATTTACAGTCGTTTTCTTGTTCCGCATTTAATGAACTATACAGGTTGGGCAATCTTCATGGATGGCGATATGATTGTTCGTGACGACATCTATAAGTTGTGGAACTTAAAAGAAACTGATAAAGATGTAATGGTTGTAAAACACGATTACCAAACTAAGATGACTGAAAAGTATCTTGGAAGTAAAAACGAAAACTACCCTAGAAAAAACTGGAGTTCTGTTATTCTTTGGAACTGTGCTAGTTTCCCTAATAAAAGACTTACACCAGAATATGTACAAAATGCCACAGGTGCTCAACTACATAGATTTCAGCACATTGAGGATGAACGCATAGGAGAACTTTCTCCTGAATGGAACTGGTTGCCAGATGAATACGGCGCTAATCCAGATGCTAAACTACTACACTACACATTAGGTACTCCTAGTTTTCACGAGTTTGCTACAACACCCATGGGCGACGAATGGCATAGAGAACGCATCTATACAGAGTATTGCCAACAGCATGATATGCCTGAGTAAAAATCTCACAGACGAATATGTGAACATGTTTGCACACGGTGCAGGCTTGCCTATAGAAAGTTACGACTACGACTTTGGTAATAAGCCCATAATGATTCGTAGCATGGGTAAACGCAAACTTATACAATGGTGCTTAGATAATAATCACACATTTTATTACATGGACAGCGGTTATGTAGGTAACTATAAATCTTCTGCTAATCCGCATGGCTGGAAGTTGTGGCATCGTATTGTAAAGAACGATGTGCAACATAACAAGATAATAGACAGACCCGACGATCGTTGGAGTAAACTAGAGTATACGATAGAATCTAGAAAGACTGGCAATCACATATTATTAGTTACGCCAAGCGAAAAACCTTGTAAATTTTATGGTATAGATAGAAATGCTTGGGTTAGAGAAACTGTTGCGGAGATAAAAAAGTATACTGAACGTCCTATTATCATTAGAGACAAAGTATCTAGACAACAACGTATTACAAATACAATATTTGACGATTTAAAAGATTGTCATGCACTTGTAACATATCAAAGTATTGCGGCTGTAGAAAGTGTGCTATATGGCGTTCCAGCGTTTACACTAGCACCTACAGCGGCTGATCCTGTTTGTGATAAGAATCTAAGTCTAATTGAACAACCAACTGTACAAGATATGGATAAAATACATAAATGGGCACACCATTTAGCTTATGGACAGTTTCACGTAGATGAAATGAAAAGTGGATTAGCACATAGGATATTAAATGAAGACAGTTAGAGTATATTACGCAGGTATTCCTGCAAAAAATACTAAACCAGAAAAACGTGATGTACTTCATAACTTTCATGTAGGTGTGTCTCAAGGACAAAGCAAAGAAATAGAACAAGCACGTTGGGAACCTAGTGACTTGGCAGTAATACAAGGATGGGTGCATCAACAAAGTCAAAAGTCTCCTCATCTTCGTTTTAGAAAAGAAGTTATCGATAAACAAAGAGAAATAGGCAAACACACACTTGCTATAGACAGTAACTTGTTTTTATATGTAGAACCTACAAACAAACAACATTACCTTCGTTTTAGTTTAAATGATGTATTCCCTACAACAGGGACATATTTTACAGACAATGTCGATCCTAGTCGTTGGACAAAGATACAAAAAAATTTAAACATACAAGTAAAACCTTGGCGTACACAAGGACAGCATATATTGATTTGTCTTCAGCGTAATGGTGGCTGGAGCATGGGTGGATTAGATGTTATGGAATGGTGTAATACTACTATTAAAACTCTAACTAAACTATCTGATCGTCCTATAGTTGTTAGAGCCCACCCTGGTGATCGCAGAGCACAGCAGTACTTAAAAATAAATCATCCTCAAGTAAGAATAAGTAATGCAAAAACGATTCAGCATGATTTATCCGGAGCATGGGCATGTATAACATATAACTCTAGTCCGGGTGTAGCTAGCGCCATTGAAGGAATACCAGTGTTCGTAACAGATCCTAACCCTAGGATAAGTCAAGCATTTGATGTTGCTAACAAAGATCTTACACTAATAGAGAGTCCTAGAGTGTTTGATAGACAAGCATGGTTGGAAAAAATTGCAATGTGTCACTTTAACTATGATGATTTAAAACAAGGCATAGCTTGGAATATAATAAAAGAATACTTATGAGAAAATTTATAGTTGTAACAACATTTAATCAAAAAGGATTAAAACAATACGGTCAACGTATGATTGATAGTTTTTTAGATGCTTGGCCTAAACAAGTTAAACTATATGTATATGCAGAAGACTGTAATCCTATAATCAGAGATCATAATAGAATAGAACTTTTTGATAGCCATACTAGTGTGCCAGACTTGGTTGCATTTAAAACACAGTGGAAGAGTGTACCTAAAGCAAATGGCGATGTAAGCTCTGTACCTCATCTTGCAAAACGCAGGGATAGTTGGAAAGACTTTAAATGGGACGCTGTTAGATTTAGCCACAAAGTATATTCTATTTTTCACGCTGCTAAAAATACAGATGCCGATGTTCTTATTTGGATGGACGCTGATATGTTTTGCCATAGTCATATAACCATAGAAAAACTCAATAACCTTATTCCTAACGACATGGATCTAGGATATATTGGCAGAGAACGCAAATGGCCTGAATGTGGATTTTATAGTGTTAACTTAAAATCATTACTAGGACAAAAGTTTTTACAAGAGTTTCAACGAGTATATGACGATGCCGAAAACGGAATATTTAAAATGGAAGAATGGCATGACAGTTATGTATTTGAAGAAGTAAGAAAGAGCTTGCCTTTAAAGTGTATAGACTGGGGCAGGGGATTAATCAAAGGAGAAGGACATCCCTTGATTAACAGTGTGTGGGGTGCTTATCTAGATCACCTTAAAGGCGGAAGAAAAGACTTGGGTAAAAGTAAACGGCAAGATTTGATAAAGCCTAGAACAGAATCATATTGGAAAAATCTATGAACATTAAGTTTGTAACCAGCATGAGCTGGAAATACTATAATCATTGCGGCAAGGCTATGTTAAAAAGTTTTAAAAAAACACAAGGAAAATTTTATAATATTGACTTGTATAACGAAGATCATTTTAGTTCTAAAGTAAAAGGAGTAGTGTCTAAAGGATGGAATCTTGGAGACGATTATTTAGAGTTCGTCGAAAGATGGAAAAGTAACTCTAAAGTTGTAACATTTAGTAAAAAAGGGTTTTCTTTGATTGCTGCAATGGAAGAATGTTTAGAATCAGACGTTGATAGACTAATTTGGTTAGATGCAGATTTAATACTTACTGCTACTATTCCTGAACAGCTATTTGCATGGATGTGTCCGGACGATACATTAAGTGCTCATTTTGGTGTGCAACATACTCAAGACGATAAAACTTATTTTAGTTGTGAAACAGGATTTACAATGTTAAACTGCAAGCATCCAATGTTTAAAGACTTTTATGAAACATACAAGTACATATATACACACGACGATGTTACTTTATTACGTAGATTCTACGACGGAGAAGTTTATGGTCTTACTGTAAAAAGATTAGAACAACAAGGTGCAAAAATGTGTGAACTAAGTCCAGAAGCATACAAATATAAAACGCCTATAGGCAAGAGTGTACTAGCACCTTATCTTACACATTTAAAAGCTGGGTTAAAAGACAGAATAAATCCTAAAGATTTAGAAGAGCTATATGATTTAAATAAAGATATAGAAGATGAAGTTTAATTTATGGACACAATATGGCGCACTCAATTCTAAACCAGTGTTTGACGCTTTTCATCGCGGTTGTCAGTCTCTCGGTTATGATGTTGGCTTCAATACTACTGACGGGGACGTTGATGTTATATGGAGCGTTCTTTTCCATGGTCGTATGTCTGGAAATCGTGCAATATGGGAGAGAGCACTGGAAAAATCCAAACCGGTGGTGGTCTTAGAAGTAGGCGGTATAAAGCGGGGAACAACTTGGAAAGTAGGGCTTAATGGGATTAACGGAGATGCTTTTTTTAGTAACGGTGGGCATGACAGTGTTCGTGCTAATCTACTTGGCTTGTCACTAAAGCCTTGGCGCACGGATGGAGAGAACATTCTACTCTGCGGGCAACACGATAAAAGTTATCAATGGAACTTATTACCCAGTATGGAACGTTGGGTTGCAGAAACCATAGAGAATATTCGTCATTATACAGATCGTCTTATTGTATTTCGTCCTCATCCAAGGTGTCCTGTGCGAGGAATAGAACGTCAGTTCAAAGACGTTACAAGACAACCTCCTAGACACATACCAGGCACCTACGACGACTTTGATATGAAGTTTGGTAACACGTACTGTACAGTAAGTTGGACTAGTAATCCAGGCATTCATTCAGTGATAGAAGGCGTGCCTAGTTATACATCGCCATCAAGTCTTGCGTGGGACGTCTCTATCAAAAGTTTAACCAACCTAGATAATCCTCCCACTCCAGATAGACAACAATGGCTCAACGACTATGCTCACACAGAATGGACCGTGGATGAGATAGCACAAGGCTTACCTATAAAGAACTTGACAAGTAAAATCAACATGTTATAATAATAACATGAATGTATTTTATATTGAAGACTGTCTTAATCTATTAGTATCTGAAAACATCTATAGTCCTAGTTTTAGATTAGACAAAAAAGATGTAACATTTTTAAACAGCATTAACAGCCAACTAAACAAAGGCATGGCTCTTACTGAGCGTCAGTATAATGCTCTTGTAGAAAAATGCAATGAGTATGCAGAGTTTTTTGATGCGCAAGGCATTGACTTAGACGCCAGCACTCAAAAAGTTAGATTCCCATTTAGAGAGATTGATAGACGAAAAGAAATCACTCTTGAGTATGTAGAAGAGTTCAACAATGATGCTATTAGAATACGTTTTCCATTTAGTAAAAAACAAATCATTGCTGTGCAATCTATCAAAGAAAAAGTTCCTCACCTACAATATTTGCATAGAAAAGGCTCACACGAACATTTTATTAGTGTAACTCCACGCAACTTATATAACTTTTACAAAGGTTATAACTTTCCTGGATTCACTGTTCAAGACGAAGTGCAAGAACTGTTAGACTTTGTAAAAGACATTGACCTTAATGCTCAAGATTATGTACCCGGTGTTTACGACTATGAAATCAAACATCTTAGAGAAAATGCTAGTACATATATTATAGATAAACTAGGCATACCTTGTAAAGAAACATTATACAAGTTTTATGATCGCAAGGCACTGTATGGATTATCTTATTTTGATCAAACAGATTTAGATGCAAGTTTTGAAACTTGCAGTGAGTTTACCCAACAATTGACTCATAGAAAATTTCCAGGAGTTTGGAATAAAACTAATCATACAAACTTAAAACCTGTTTTACATAGTTTTAATGAGTTAGATCGTTATCCTCTTTTTATACATTTAACTGATCAAAAAGAATATGAACAGTTAATGCAAACACATGAAATATTAAAAGATTACGTAGACGCTGAATCAATAAGCGTAATGTTTAGGCTAGACAATACCGATGAAAATAATATTAATTTTAATGAATATATTAAAAATAACAAATTAAATAATACTCTTGCAAAAACTACAAAAGTCGTGTATACTAATAGTAAGATTAGTAAGCCAACACTTGAAAGTAAAATACTTCCTGAAGCATGGTTAACTTTTTCAGATGAAAGAATTCCTCAAGAACTTTCTAAGTATATGATGCAATGTGATTTGATAGTGTACGATGTAGAAAGTATGAGTTCTTTTACTATTTTTGGATATAAGCAGTACGATATTATATAATGGCAACTTGTAAACTTATCATTGAAGATGAAGTAAACATCAAACTCGAAGGACTCGATGTAGACATAAGGAGAAAGCTCAGTTCTGCGCTGAAGTTTGAAGTACCTTATGCACGATATATGCCTCAGTATAAACTTGGGCGTTGGGATGGTAAAGTTGCATTCTTTGGAATAGGTGGCACAGGCTATGTTAATCATTTAGACAAAATTGTAGAAGTACTACAAAAAAATAATGTTGAAATTGTAGACATTGAAGATAGACGGCATCCTGTAGATTTAAATTTTGAAACGATCACAGAAAACTATTGGAAGGATCAAGGTGTTAAATGGCCTAAAGGACATCCAGCGGAAGGCGAAGACATTATCCTACGTGACTATCAAGTTGAAGCAATAAACAACTTTCTACAAAACCCACAGAGCCTGCAAGAGATTGCAACAGGTGCAGGCAAAACAATTACCACAGCAACCTTGTCACATATTAGTGAGCCGTATGGACGTAGTCTAGTTATTGTGCCTAACAAATCACTTGTTACACAAACAGAAGAAGACTATCGCAACTGCGGCTTGGATGTAGGGGTGTACTTCGGAGACAGGAAAGAGTTAGGTAAGACTCACACTATCTGTACATGGCAGAGCTTGAACATTCTAGACAAGAAGTTCAAAGACGGCAGTGCAGTACTAAGCCTCGCAGAGTTCTTAGACGGTGTAAGCACTATTATTGTCGACGAAGTACACCAAGCTAAAGCAGAAGTTCTCAAGAACTTGCTTACACGCAACCTACGCAATGCACCTATCCGTTGGGGACTAACAGGCACAGTGCCTAAAGAATCGTTTGAGTTTGAAAGTATCCACGCAAGTCTTGGTCCTGTTATTGGACAGATCACAGCAAAAGAACTACAAGATAAAGGTGTATTATCCAACTGCCATGTAAACATTTGTCAGCTTATAGATACTGTAGCACATAGAGATTATCAATCAGAATTAAAATACCTAGTAACAAACACAGACAGGATTGACTATATTGCAAAACTGCTCAACAATGTAAGACAAGAAGGTAACACACTTATTCTTGTAGACAGGATTAGTGCAGGTGAAATGTTACAAGAACGCATTGAAGGTTCAGTGTTTGTCAAAGGTGATGTTAAACTTAAAGACAGAAAAGAAGCATATGATGAAATTAATCAAGCAGACAATCATGTGGTTATTGCAACATATGGTGTTGCCGCCGTTGGCATTAATATTCCTCGTATTTTTAATCTCGTGCTTATTGAGCCTGGGAAAAGTTTTGTTAGGGTAATTCAAAGTATAGGCAGAGGCGTAAGAAAGGCAAAAGACAAAGACTTTGTACAGATATGGGATATTACAAGTAGCTGTAAATTTGCAAAGCGACATCTTACACAACGTAAGAAGTTTTACAAGGATGCACAATATCCTTTTACAATAGAAAAAATAGATTGGAATTAAAATGAGAATATTAACACTAGACAATGAATGTTTTTTCTTAAACAATTTACCAGAACAACTAGAAGATGATGTAAGGTTTGCTGTTTTAGATAATTCAGATCCAAAAGATCCAGATTTCTTTTTTCCTCCTTTGATCTTTTTAGAGTCATTTAGTTCTCCTGCAATGGTGTTAGAAATTGCCGGACAAGAAGTAACCATGCCTCTAGACTGGCACATTGCAGTAGGGGATAGTGAAAGTGGAAATGATTTAGAAGTTCTTCCGTTGACAAGTTTAAATGATAGAGGGTTTGATGCATTTTTGTTTAATCCTTTATCCAGTTTTAAACACGAGTTTGGCGAGATTAAAATAACTAATTTTTACAGCGATGTAAAATGGTACTTTCCTAAAGTAAGAAATGGACAGTTATTATGCATTCCAATAACTACAGGAAAGAAACCTATGTGTGCTATGTTTGTTAAGGAAATTTCTAGACAGAGCGAATTAATTGATTATTCACAACTTATGTAAAAGGAGAAAATATGTTTAAAGACATAGATAAAGTAATGATGCTAAAACTAGCACTACTTCATGTAGTTGTTATCACAGTATCGAACGCATTAGTCAACATTCCAGTTGAGTTTTTTGGCGTTAAACTAACTTGGGCGGCGTTTACATTCCCGCTTGTTATTATTGCAACTGACTTAACAGTTCGCTTACTAGGTAAAGGTATTGCACGAGCAACTATTGCCGCCGCATATCCGTTTGCTATTATTGGCAGTATTGCTGTAGTATTAGCAGAAGGTGCACCTGAAAGTGTAGCACTACGTATTGGCTTTGCAAGTGCAACAGCATACGCAGTAGGTACATTCCTTGACGTGTATGTGTTCCAATGGATTCGTGAAAACTACAAAGCATGGTGGGCGGCGCCTGCACTGTCAACTATTGTAGCAAACATCATTGATAGTTACACGTTCTTTGCTGTTGCATTTAATAACTCAGCAGATCCGTATATGGCGGAGCATTGGTTTGAGATTGCAGGATCACAGACTGTATTAAAAATTATTGTAGGTCTTGTTATCTTCCTGCCTATGTATGGTATTTTGTTACGTACTATTGCAGGACGCCTAGGCGAAGATGCTATATCAGCGTCAGAAGCACCTGTGTCCATTAAAGAGGCACGAGCTCCTGTTAAGACATCGACTAAAGCAACTAAGCAAGCAACCAAATCTGCAGACTTAGATAGCATGTCAAAAAATGATTTGTTAGCTCATGCTAAATCAAAAGGCATTAAAGTTAATGCTAGCATGAAGAAAGCAGACATTATTGCTGCTATTAATAATGGCTAAACTGCTTCCAGGCGAGCCGTTGATATATGAGCGTCATGACGGTGTTGTCTACGCTCGTTATCGAGACAAACCAGAGATACCCCGCTGGATAATAGGCGGGGATCCTAGAGGTGTAGCAAGAGCCCAAGGCAAACTACTACATTGGGGAGAATGGGAAAAGTTATGTGATCTAGCAGAGCAACATCCTACTCTTAAAAAGCAACTTGACAAAACTGTCGAACTATACTATATTATAAAAGATGGCAAATAAACGTCCTGACAACTTTGCAGAAGACGCAAATATTTTACCTTACGGAAGTAATGTAAGTGCTCCTGCTATTGTATTACCTGATGTAGGCGGATTCAAAACAGGACGAGGAATCGAAGCTAAACATCATTTAGAAAGCAAACTAGAAGAAATCAAACAAGAGTATTTTAGATTAGCAAAATTAGCAGAAGATACTCAACTAGTTTATCAAGCACGATTTAACTTTGTTCCTATTGTTGGACAAACGTATCACTTGTATTATACCGGCAATGAGTATATACTAAGTTTAATAGAACCTGATAGATGGGATAGATATAAGTTTGCAGGTAGTTACAGATTAGAAACAGATTCAGTGTGGAAATACATAGATGGCAAATAAACTTCCAATCAAAGACATACTAGCGGCAATAGACATGGGTGCAAAATCTGTTTGGAAGGAACTAAGCGACGAAGAAAAGAAACAAGTAAGTTTTTGGTTGCTGAATAGATATGTTAGTAATGTCAGCGGCAACAGAGAAGCACAAGAACTTGCTGTGTTTAAAACCAATGAATACTTTAATAAAAACTACATGGAAGTAAGCAAGCATCCTCAATTACAATGGCAACTGCTTTGTATGAGTGGTGCTACAGGTAAGATAGAATATCATCCTTGGCAAGGCTTCAAAAAGAAAGCAACTGCTGACAATAACAAAGCAGTAAAACTACTAGAACAAATCCATCCTAACATGAAACAGAAAGAGGTAGAGCTACTTGCTGGACTATATACAAAAAAAGAACTCAAGCAACTGGCTGAAGAACATAACATTGACGTCAAACTCTGATAAAAAATACAAGTGCGAATATTGCGGCACAAGTTATGTAAGAGAAAAAACTCTTGCGGCACATATGTGTGAAAAAAAGAGACGATGGCTACAAAAAGATGAAAAGCGAGTAAGATACGGCTTATACGCCTTCCAGAGATTCTATATTCTCAGCGCAGGAGCAAAGAAAGAAAAAAGTTATGCTGACTTTGTTGACAGTCAGTATTACAACGCTTTTGTTAAGTTTGGTAGTTTTCTTAATAATGTGCAACCGTTGTATCCAGAAAAATACATAGACTATGTTGTTACTAGTGGCGTTAAACTAGATCACTGGGCAAAAGATAGTTTATATGAAAAATATGTACTAGAATTTATTCTCAAAGAAGATGTAACAACAGCATTAGAAAGAAGTGTAAAGACAATGATGGAGTGGGCAGAAGAAAACGAACCTGCACCGTGGAATCATTATTTCCAGCATGTAAGTCTCAACAGAGCAGTATGGCATATCAAGGATGGCAAAATATCTCCGTGGCTTATTTTAAATTGTAAAAGCGGAAAAGAAATGCTAAGTAAATTTAATGACGAACAACTAGAAATGGTTTATCATGTTATTAACCCGGAACATTGGGCACTGCGTTTTAAACGAAGTCCAAGTGATGTACAACTGGTAAAAGATATTTCCAAGGAATCCAATCTGTGATAGATCTTCCAGATATTGATATAGATTTCCCTGACAGGGATTTAATTTTATCTAAAATAAATCATCGTGTTGCAAAACTTGACACAGAAAAGAAACACAACACTGGTGTGTACGTTACAGAAATTCCACATAACCCTGTTGATAATTTAAGTACAATAGATTATAAAAGTGCAGAAGAGCGCGGATACTTTAAATTAGACTTTCTCAATGTTAGCATATATAAAGATATAAGAGATGAAGAACATCTCTTAGCGTTGATGAACAAGGAGCCATTATGGGAACTTCTAGAACACGACGACTTCGTAAACAACGTATTTCATCTCTCGGGGCACGGAGACGTCTTGCGCAGTTTGAAGCCACGAAGCGTAGAGGATCTGGCAGCAGTCCTCGCTATAATCCGTCCGGCAAAAAGACACCTCATGAACGAACCGTGGACGACTATACGAAAGGAAGTGTGGATTAAACCAGAGGACGGTGAATACTACTTCAAGAAAGCTCATGCTGTGTCTTACGCAATGGCTTGTGTAGTGCATATGAACTTACTATGTGAGGAGCTACAATGATATGTATAACCAGTTTTCACAAAGATCATTGGAACGTTTATGCTAACAAGTTTATAGAATCTTGGACGCGGTGCTGGCCTGAAGACAGTACTCTATATGTGTATCATCAAGATTGTCCAGTAGATCACGCCCGCATAATTAACATTGATTTAGACAAACAAGAAAATTTTTTGTTGTTTAAAAATAAAACTGAGTCTTTAATAAATCTTGAACAAAATAAAAAAACTAAAAACAAATATCTAAAAGGTTTGCGATGGAGTCATAAGGTATATGCTATCTGTGATCTAATATTAAAAACGGACGAACCTGTAATATGGCTAGATGCCGACACACAAACACACAAGCCTATACAAAAAGACATTGACAAATTATTACTTGCAGGATATGATCTAGCAGTTCACGTAGAAATACAAAATAGAATGACTCATTGGGAAACAGGATTATTTGTTATAGCAGGCACATCTGAACAAAGACAGCAACTGGTAGATAACATGTTAAGTATCTACGATAGCGGAGAAGTATGGAACAAACCTAAAACTTGGGACGGACATATATGGCCCGAATGTTGCACACATATGATGTGTAATGATTTAAACAAGGACGTTAAAGGTAGAGGGTATTTCCAAAGCAAGCATGTCAAAGGCATATTAACACATGCTGCCGGCGATAAGAAGTTTACAAAAAATAATATTAATAAAAGAAGTGGAAGATTTAATTTTTAGGTTTTTTAATTAATTGTACAGATTTTCTTTTTACTCTTTTTAACGTCATGTTATTTAAATTGACTGTAGGACCTATACTAACAACAACATCTTTAGAATTCATAGTTAACACAGAATATGCTAATGGTTCTAATTCTTGCCTTAGAAAGATATTAATGGGTATCAGACGATTACTTTCCCACCACCATATTTCTCCAAGATCTAATAAAAGTTTCTTTTCTTCTTGAGTTTTTAAAAAGGCATAGTTGTACATACAAGTTACGTATTGATCTTGATTCGTGATGATTCCAACATATTCGTTGCCGCCATATGTTACTACGCTAATAAATGGAAAATTTTCTTTAATATCTTTTGTTAACATGTCCGATAAATAGTGTTATGCAATTAACACCTAGATATTTAGTCAAAAATAAAACCAACATTATTGCTAATGAAGCAGGATTCATCACGGAGTATAGATCAGTGTATACAAGACAGATAAAGATTTTTAAAGGCATCGATAATGTATTAGAATATAGAGTTTTAAATGCAGATCAAAAGCCTGTAGACATTCAAGGCTATACGCCTGTGATTATGATTTTTGATGAGAATCAAAATCTTGTTATTCAACATGACTGCGATGTGTTGGATTTAGGAACTACAGAAACACGTGGTAAATGTAAAATAACCATCACAGAAAATGACATGCTTAATCTCAAACAACAATATCTAAGTTATAGCATACATTTAAACTCTAGCTCGGGAAACACATTAACATACAGCGATAGTTACTTTGAAAATCGTGGCACAATATATTTAGATGGACAAAGTTTGCCTGCGCCTAAACCTGCACACAGTATTACGCAGTTCTCAGAAGAAGTTGAAGGTACGTGGGTATCAGAAAGTGTAGAAGCACAACCTGCACTAAACGGTAACGAAGCACTACATACTGCACTAGTGTACACTAACGGCTTCGACGGCGAAGTCACTATTCAGGGAACACTAGAGAATCAAATCGATACAGGTATTACTAAATGGTTTGATGTGGAAACAGAAGTAGTAACAACTACAGAAACACATAAGATGTTTAACTTCAATGGTGTGTTTAGTTATCTACGTGTAAGTGTTAATGCAGATCCTGAAAATAAAATAACCAAAGTTCTTGTAAGAAACTAATTGACTTTATAAAAAAGTTACAGTATAATACTATTATGAGTATTGTATCTGACACAGTTCTGACATATCTACCGCCCAAGCGTAAGACTACTCCTAGTGGATGGATTAGTTTTAATGCTCCTTGCTGTCACCATAATGGTACAAGTGCAGATACTAGACAGCGTGGCGGACTCATATCAAACCCAGACGGCGGCGTTAGTTTCCACTGCTTTAACTGTGGCTTTAAAGCAAGTTGGCAACCAGGGCGTAATCTCTCTCACAAGTTACGGAAACTCCTACAATGGATGGGAGCGCCTGACGACATAGTCAATAAGGTGGCGTTGGAAGTGATGAGGGAGAACGAAGGAGTAGAGGCACAAACACGCATAGCCCAACTACCTTCATTCCGCCCTGTGCCTCTGCCTGAGGATGCTGTTAGGATTACAGACATTACAGACTTTGACAAGTACTCAATGGCTGTGTTAGAGTACATGGCTAGTCGTCATTTGAATGTAGATGACACTGACTATTACTGGTCGCCTAGTCTAGGTTACCGTGATAGACTTATCATTCCTTTCTACTACGAAGGCAACATAGTAGGTTGGACAGGACGAAGTGTAGTACCTGACAAGAAGCCCAAGTATCTCACAGAAGTACAACCTGGCTTTGTATATGGTTTAGATAATCAAGGCTACAATAAGATATTTGCTATTGTCTGCGAAGGACAGGTAGATGCTATACACATTGAAGGTTGTGCCCTAGGCGGCAGTGAAATATCAGATCAACAAGCAATGTTGTTGAATAGACTAGGAAAACAGATTATTGTAGTTCCTGATAGAGATAAAGCAGGAAGCAAACTTGTAGAGCGAGCTATTGAACTAGGATGGTCAGTGAGCATGCCCGAATGGCGTCAAGACATTAATGATATAGGAGATGCTGTAGATAAGTACGGTAGACTATATACTTTACATAGTATTGTAACTTCAGCAGAAGAGTCTCCACTTAAAATTAGACTGAGAGCAAAGAAATGGTTTATTTGAAAAAACTTAAAGAACTTATACTACTTCCGTATAAAAAATGGAAGGAACATCGTGAACTTAAAAAACGACTAGACGAACTTAAAAAACGGGATCCTTTTATCTACAAATGATTACTTGGGGAGCAGTAGGTAACAGTCACGATGCTAGTCTGGCTGTATTCAGTTACGACACATTAGTGTGGGCAGGGCTTGCCAAAGATTTTTCAGGCATACCCAACGACCCTCACCTAAACAAAGAACTGCTAGACTATGCTATAGAACACTGGGGTTATCCTAGTTATATCATATGGTACGAACGCCCGTTCTTAAAAAGTGTTAGACAGTTATGGGCTGGACAAGGCTGGTTGTTTAAAGAGAATGATATAGAAAGATATTTTCAAGAACGTGGTATACGCAATCCCAAAATAATGTATACACAACATCATCATAGTCATGCCGCGTATGCTTACTATACACAACCGCATGACGATTGTGCAATTATTTGTTTAGATAGCATAGGCGAGTTTGAAACACTTACAATATGGCACGGACAACAAGGCAAACTTAAAAAAATCTTTAGCCAAGGATATCCTCACAGCCCAGGATTATTTTACTCTGCTATGACACAGCGCCTTGGGCTGGTAGCACAGCGAGATGAATACATGGTAGCGGGCATGGGTGAAGGTTACGACCCTGACCACTTTCGCAGTATGATGATGTCAGAGGTCATAGAAAAGATGCCTACCTATGCAGACCCTAGTTGGCGGTTTAAGATAAATCTACATAGAGGGTGCAACTGGTTACGCCCAGGGATAAGCAGTGAACGGGCCTTAGGGTGTTTAGCGGCTACTACCCAGGACTTGTTTGAAGACGCACTACAAGGATTAAGTATGTGGGCTAGTTGGTACACAGGTGCAGATAATCTAGCCCTAGCAGGAGGCGGCGCTCTTAACCGTCGGGCCGTAGATAAAATACGCCCTTACTGGGAAACAGTACATGTACCTAAGAACCCGGGCGATCCTGGATCGTGCATAGGTGCAGTATTGGCAAAATCAAAACAGTTTACAAACATTGACAAAGTATGGCATAGGTAATATAATAATAAGATGACAAGACAGAACACAGACTACGGTTACGACATACAACGAGTATATCTAGAAATGTTTATGACAGACGCTGAGAGCTTTGTACGCTGTCAGGGTGTGTTTGATCCTAACACATTTGATAGACGTTTACAAGAACCAGCTAAGTTTATTAAAACATATGTAGAAGAGCATAACGCATTACCTACATTTGAAATTGTTAATGCTTCTACAAATACAGACTTGAAAGACCCAGGACAACTAGCAGAGAATCACTATGACTGGTTGCTACAAGACTTTGAAACATTTGCCAAACACAAAGCACTAGAGAAAGCAATCCTTGACTCAGCAGACCTATTAGAGAAAGGTGAGTATGGACGTTGTGAAGAACTTGTTAAGAGTGCTGTACAAATTGGCTTACAAAAAGATCTAGGTACAGATTATTTTGCTGATCCTAGAGCTCGACTCGAAGCAATCAAAGACAAGAACGGACAAGTGAGCACAGGGTGGCCTGCTTTAGATCGTAAGTTATTTGGCGGATTCAACAGAGGCGAACTGAATATCTTTGCAGGTGGGTCAGGTTCTGGTAAGAGTTTGTTTATGGCAAACATGGGTGTGAACTGGTGTTTACAAGGTAAGAATGTATTATACTTGACATTTGAGCTAAGTGAAAATCTAGTTAGTATGCGCCTTGATTCGATGACCACAGACATACCTAGCAGAGACATCTTTAAAACCATCGACGATGTTGAAATGAAAGTACGCATGATCGGTAAAAAGTCAGGTGCTTTCCAGGTCAAATATATGCCTACAGGCAAGAATGCTAATGACGTTAGAGCTTATCTAAAAGAATATGAAATTAAAACAGGACGTAAAGTAGACGTATTATTAATTGATTACTTGGATCTTATGCACCCGCTTGGACAAAAGATATCTGCAGAGAACTTGTTTGTCAAAGACAAGTATGTGTCAGAAGAACTACGTAACTTGGCAATGGAACTTAACTGTATCTTTGTTACAGCAAGTCAGTTGAACAGATCAAGTGTAGAAGAGATTGAATTTGATCATTCGCACATCTCGGGCGGTATATCTAAGATTAATACAGCAGATAACTTGATTGGTATCTTTACAAGTCGTGCTATGCGTGAACGTGGACGCTATCAAATCCAGTTGATGAAAACACGTAGTTCAAGTGGCGTAGGTGCTAAGATTGATCTAGGCTTTGATGTAGACACACTGCGTATATTTGATCTAGGCGAAGACGAAGATGCACCGGCAACAGCAACTAGCAGTAGCGGAAGCAACAGTATTGTAGATGCACTCAAACGTGGAGGTTCTAAACCAATACAATCTAGTGACACTCCAGATGAAGGCAAAGCTGCGCCTAAGATACAAGCAGAAGCAAGTTCTACCAAACTCAAGCAGTTTTTAAACAATCTAGATACTGATTAATATTTCTCTTTGGTTATATTAGCATAAATATAAGAAACGTTTTTGGAGATTTAAATGGCAGTAGGTCGTTTAGGTGCTTGGGAGATATTTCCAAGTATTACACAGTCGGTTTATAAATGTACCAGCGATGACGCAACTGTAATCAATGTTAGTATATGTAACAGGGATATAGTACCAACTTATATTAGGGTGGCTATTACATCTACAGAAAACTCTGCTACCGTAGATGAATACATTGAATATGATGTAAGATTAGAACCAAAAGGTGTATTAGAGCGAACAGGACTAGTGCTTCCTGCAAATCATTATGTAACAGTCAGATCTACCGGAGAAGCTACTAGTGTAGTTCTTTGGGGATATGAACTAGGCGAAGAAACTGGCGATCCACAACCTTTACAAAACGATGGTACTGCGCCTGTATGGAATACTACTGCTGATCTAGGAGAAATATACGAAGGATTCGATATGACGCCTATTCAACTAGATGCTACAGATCCAGACGGTGCTAGTGTAACCTATGAACAAACAGCTGGCACACTTCCAACTGGAATGATTATCCAACAATCGGGTACAATATCTGGTTTTATTCAAGAAGGTGATGCTTACAACGCTGGTGGTGTACCTTATACATTCACCGTCGAAGCAAAAGATTCTAGACTAGCAACTCCAAGAGTATTCAGTATACTTCGTTCATGGGCTCCGGGAACAGTTTCAGATAATCCTTTAGCATCTGACGCTAATCTTAGTACAGCTATTAACACTTCAAATCAAACATCAGGAAGCATTTATATTTTAGATGCTGTTGGCAATACTGTAGAAACAAAACTATTCACTACTAACGCAACTACAGGTATTGGCGGCAATGCAGACTATGCAGGAAGTTCTAACACAGGCTGGGCATTATTAGGAAGTATCAGCTGCGACGTTACAATCCCCCAGAGCACGGCAGGTACCGGGTCATGGTTAGGTAGTTGGACTGATACTAATACATTTGGTAACTTTACAAATTTAGTAGATAATACGAGCTATAAAAATTCACTGTATTATGACTGGGACTACAAAGATATATTAATCATGCAATGCTTTGCTGAATCAGTTGATGATCCAGATGATTTATTCTCTATCTCTACTGAAGTAGCATATACAAGTTCGGAATGGTTAAGTACTAGAGGAAGTAATCTACGAAGTTTCTTTAGAGGAAACGACGGTCCAGATCTACGTGTAAACGGCGATGCAGGAAGACTACAAGTACCAGTTACATTCTTAAAAGGAAGTGCAACAACATCAAGAGATAGATACCGATCTAGTGCAAGAGGTGAACTATCAGAAACCGACGAACTAGACTTTGGTATTCGTAACAACGAAAACTATAGATATTCTATGATCAACGCACTAGGTTGTAGAACAACCGGCGCAAACACAGAACACTATGCATGGACGGCTGACGTAACAACAAACTATAACGATTTAAACTATCCAGAACCAAACTATAGTGGCGTATGGGGCATTGACGCTCCAAACAGCTCATCTAGGATGACATGGTTTATATTCGGGACTAACTAGGAAAAAATATGGCTACAGGTATACAAGGAGCATTCGAAGTTTTTAGAAATGTCACACAATCAATATTTGTGTGCGACACTGATGATGCGGCGGCAGTAAGTATTAATGTTTGTAATAGAGGCGTAGACTCGGGTAAGATTTATATTGCTGTTACTGAGAACAGAGATGACATTCAAGAAACAGATGCAATATTAGAATGGGATTTAGATATTATTCCTAAACAGGTTATTGAAAGAACTGGTATTATTGTACCTTCAAATTATTTCTTAACTATTAAATCTACATGCAGTCCATTGAGTGTACAAGCATGGGGTATGGTAAATGGTAACTCTATTACAGTAACTCCGGCTTCGCAAAATCTAGGACAAGCACCTGTCTGGGTTAGTAATACAGCAGAGCCTATAACAGGCGTGTTAAACGAAATACCGTTTGATATTGATGATGAAGGACCTGTAAATGTTACACTTTCTAGCGGAACTCTTCTACCAGGATTACTAGTATCAGGAGAATATCTTACTGGCACATTGGAAGAAGCATTAGATAACATTCCAGGAGATGCTACTCAGGTTGATTTCCTAATAGATCAGCCAGGAACATACACTATCACAGTTCCGACAGGAAACAGTTTATTCACTAACATGAGTGCCGTAGTAGTCGGAGGTGGCGGTGGCGGTGGTGGCGGAGACAACACCGACTACGGTGCTGGCGGAGGCGGTGGTGGTGGCCTTGCTTATGTAAACAATGTAACACTCACTGGCGGCGAAGTTATTCAAGTAGTTGTCGGCGATGGCGGAGATGGTGTAAAAAACGGATACGGTTCAGCAGGCGAAGCGAGTACATTAAAGATTGACAATGTAGCAGTTCTTACGGGCGGTGCAGGTCAAGGCGGTTACATTGGCGGTAACCGTGACGGGTTTGCTGGAACTACTAACTACGCTAACCAAGGAACATTTTCTGCAAACGCTAGTTATGGTTTAACCAGAGGAGGCGGCAATGGCGGCGGATCTGGAGGAAACAATAACGGTGGCGCTGGCGGCGGTGGCGCTGGTGGATTTGACGGTAACGGTGCGAGAGGACCTAGAGTTAACTCTGGTGTAGGCTACGAACTAGCAACTGGTACAGGCGCAGGCGGTGCTGGTGGCTGGAACACATTCCCTGCAGCAGGTGATGGATCAGAAGGTGTATCAGGAGTTGCTGGTGGCCAAGGCGGCTATAGTGATGATTCAAGTGCCGGCGGTGGCGGTGGCGGATCCTACCTCTGGAATAACTCTGCTCAAACATTCTCTGGAACTATTGTAGCAACTGCTGTTTCAGGTGAACGTAGAGACAACCACGCTACTAATACTAACAACGGACACGGCGGCAATGGCGGATTTCCAGGTGGCGGCGGTGGCGGAGGTTATGATCAACCTGGCTATACCAGCTATGGTGGCAAAGGAGGCAGAGGAGCAGCACGTATTGTGTTCTCTACAAACTCGTTTGACTTCCCTACAAATGCCAATGCTGACTTTAGTACTAGATATGTGTTTACAAACACTCAAACATACTCATCAACATCTACGCCTACTACAGTTACATTAACCGCCACTGACGAACTAGGAAATACAACTCCTACCGCATTTGCGATTACAAGGAAATGGCAAGATGGAAGTACAGAAGCACTAGCTGCTCCTAGTGCAAAAGAAATTAAACGTATCACAGGCACAAACACAGACGGTGCATATTGGATTAAACCAGAAGGCGAGAACGAAGCATTCCAAGTACATTGCTATATGGACAGCCAATATGACGGCGGAGGCTGGATGTTGGTGTTACGGAAAGATGACTTTTTTGGTGTGGAAAACACAGCACCTTTTCCAAGTGGTGACTTTTTAGTTGCTAACTGGTCTGGATGGGAAGCTACTACTAAACAGCTAGTAATGGATCAAGGTTACACAGATTTTGACATAGATGGAGCAACAGATACAAAGGCATTCGCTCCTACATATGCGTTATCTCCGTTTAACGATGTAATGGTTATTGCGAACGATCCTGCCGAGTTAAACAAAAGAATTGGGTGGAGACATAATACTGCTTTTGAAAATATGGCAAGTGTTATTAATCAACCTAACACTTACAAAGCTGATGTTGTGCTATTCGGTAATGCTTACAATTGGGTAAGTGCATTACATGTACGAAGCGATACAAACGTATACGAACCAAACAATGAGTTTGTAGGATTCAAGATACGTTCAGATACCGGTAGTAGTAGCAACACAAGTAACTACGTAGGCGGCTTTCACACCGGTACTATGCACTATGGTGCACAAATAGGCTGCGGTCGAGACAACTCTAGCAGCAGTATTTTTGGTGGAGGCATTGGCGGACGTTACGGTAATGATGATTGGCACAGAATGGGCGGTCACTGGTGGGGACATGGATCTGCACGTAACTCAGGTAACTGGAGTGGTAATAGATCAGATGCGTTCTACGGACACGGCGTATATATAAGATAAGGATTAATAATGGCAAGCGGAAGATTAGCAGCAGTTGAACTAAACAAAAATATCAGTCAGAGCATATATGTATGCCCTACTGACGATGTTACGACTGTTACATTAAATGTTGTTAATAGAAGAAACGACGGGATAAAAATTTCAGTAGCACTTACTGATACATTAAACGCAGACATCACCGATCTTAACGACGCTACAATATATCCTTTAGAACTCGAAGTTCCTATTGCACCTAAGGGTGTAATGGAAAGAACACAAATACTTGTGCCCAGTGGAAAATATCTCACACTGCTTACCGATGAGGATTTTGTAACTGCAACAGCCTGGGGTATAGAAGTAGGCAATGCTGCAGATCCTGTCCCTACTCCTGTAACAACTAACCTAGGCCCAACACCTGTTATTGGGCCTTTAACACTTACTGTGTTTGACGGAATAACAGGTATAGCTCAACTAACCACAGATTACGAAACAGGTGGATTAATAACGTACTCTGTTGACAGCGGAACTCTGCCAACTGGAGTAGAATTATCCGAAACAGGTGTGATACAAGGATCACCGACAGGTTCAGACGGTGATTACACATTCACAGTAACAGCAACAACTAGAACAGGTGTGTCTACAACACAAGATATAACTGTAAAAAAAGTTACAACATCAGGTGGTGATGAAGTTTACACCTACCGAGATGCAGACAACATAGATTATCGTGTACACTATTTTAACTCTGCCGGAGACTTTATTAATACTGGAGACTTAGAAGTTGATGTACTCATGGTTGCTGGAGGAGGAGGCGGCGGAAGTCACGCTGCTCCAGGAGGCGGCGGAGCTGGTGGTTTAATCTATCGTCCTAAACTTACCTTGTCATCAGCAACTACCACGATCACAGTAGGTCAAGGAGGTACTGGTTCTTACAACCCTGGTAGTTACGGAGGTATGCCTAATGCTACAGCAGGCGGTGACAGTATTTTTGATGACGGCAACGGATATGTACTAACTGCCAAAGGCGGTGGATTTGGTTCGTCATGGTCCCAAGATGCACGTTCAGGAGAAGGCGGATCAGGCGGCGGTGGAGCAAACGATATTTCTGGTCACGTAGTAACAGGCAATCAAACTTCGCAAGCAGGTGATAGTGGGCTGTATGGTTACGGCAATGATGGTGTAAACAACACTGACGGTGCCACTCAAAACCACGGCGGTGGCGGTGGCGGCGGCGCTGGCTCGGCTGCCGTAGATCCAGCTGACCGTAATATTGCTGGACGAGGCGGTGAAGGTTTATACTTCGGTGATAAGTTCGGTGATGATGTAGGCGACTCTGGATGGTTTGCTTCAGGCGGCTGCGGCGGTAAGTGGGGCAGCAACGGTATAACTAGTTTGCTAGAACCTCACCCGGGCGGTGGCGGTCGAGGCGATAGCCCAACTGGTGCAGGTACAGGCGGCTCTGAGTTAAGAAGTGGTTCAGGTGAACCTACAGGTGAAGACGGTATGTCCTACACCGGCGGTGGTGGTGGTGGTGCCGGTCGTACAGGCGGATCATCATCACGTGGCGGTGATGGCGGCAGTGGTGCTGTACTTGTAAGATATCCTCTTAACAATCCTGTACTACCTAACCCACTTAGCATTTGGAATTTAGGTAACGATGGAAACTACGCAGATGACTTTGGCTGGAGCGTAGGAATATCAGGCAACAAAGCTATCATAGGTTCGCCAGGTGCGTCAGAAGATGGTAGTGCATCGGGCCGAGCATATATTGTTAGCACAATTAGCGGACAACTACTCCATGAACTAGTTAACCCAAATCAATACAGTAATACAGACAACGACAGATTTGGTTCTGCTGTTGCTATTTCAAGTAAGTATGCTATTGTAGGAGCTTTAGAAGATGGCACTTACAACGATCAAGGTGTTGCATACGTCTACGATGTAAATAGCGGAAGTTTACTGTACACTATAGAAAATCCAAGTCTTGGTAATAGTGAACGATTTGCAGGTGATGACACAAGCGTGGCTATAACAGATACTCATATTATTATTGGCGCTCAAAATGATAATAGTTTCGTAGGTGGTGCATACATTTATAATGCCGTCGACGGCAGTTTATTATATACTTTATCTGACCCGAGTGGTTTTGGCGGTGACTTTGGTATAAGTGTAGGATTATCAGATTCTCATGCTATTATTGGCGATTCGTCAAACGACCAAGGTGCTTCTAACTCGGGTAAAGCATATGTATACGATTTGTCAACTGGTAATCTAGTATACACATTTGATAATCCAAACGACTATGATACTGAGACCGGTGATAGCTTCGGTAGGACAGTTCATATTTCAAACTCGTATGCTGTTGTTGGAGCAACAAATGAAGACGAAGCAGCATTTAACAGCACAGGTAAAGCCTACGTATTTGATCTAAGCGACGGTTCATTATTGCATACATTAGATAATCCAAATCCAGATGCTGGCACTACAGCAGACTATTTTGGCTGGGATGTAGCAATAAATGAATCATATGTTGTAGCAGCATCGCATCGTGAATACGAAGGTGTTACAGCCGTAGGTAAGGTATACGTGTTTGATGTTACAGATGGGTCGTTGTTACACACAGTTGACTGTCCAGACATCGGCGAGAGTCTTACTAGTGCAAACTTTGGCCGAAATATAGACATGTCGGGCGATAAGTTTATTGCAGGAGCATATCTACAAGTTGGACCTAGCACATATGCAGGCGGTGCGGCTCACATCGTTGATATAACAAGGCTGTAATACATGCCTAGACTTGCAAGTTTAAGTGGAGCAAACTTTTCTTCCTCGCAAAGCGGCAGCAGTTCAAGCGGTGCAACACTGCTAGGTTATATAAGCAGCATATCTACATACGACTATCGTGCATTTGATATTAACTACGCAGAGAACGGCAGTGTTGCAGTGTGGCGTAAAGGAAGCAACTCGTTGTCTCTCTACAACAATTTACTTGCAGGCACCGGCAATGAATTTACAGCAGTAGACACTGTATCTACTACAAGCACAGGCGTCGACACCCAGGGATTTTATCAATGCACAATGAACAACAACTACATCTATCTCGGAAGGCCATTTGGTAACAGCAACGAAGGAGAGCTTGATGTGTATGCATACACTTCGGCACAAGTTCAAACTCCTGCAAGTGTAGGAAGACCTAACAGATTCAGCGGCTATCAATCCTCAAACAACTTTGGATTTGCTAGAATACACTCAGCTCATGTAGGTAATGTTCTTACAGTACAAGATGGGTATACTGGAAGAGTCATGGGCCAAACAAACGTGACCACAGGAAGCCCAAACGGAAATAACTTCTTTACATTTAATACCTCACAACTAGACTTTACAAGAGGGTATGCATGTGTTCACGACAATGCACTATATCATCCGTTGGGTGCAGCACGATTTTGGGCTGCCGCAAGAACTCCGTCAGGTAACAATGTAACAGTGAATGTATACAGAGATTACGATGGACGAGGTGATGCCGGTTCTTTCACAGCAGCAGGTAATTCTGCAGAAGTTGCAAGACATATGACAGGCACAGTGGTAGATGAGCGTACATATATTGTTGCTTGTACAGGCGGAAGTAATGCTGGAACCCAGGTATACAAAGTGGTATTTCCTATTGGCATAGGCGGATTGCCTCAAGCCACATTGATATATTCAAACAACAGTCTGAGCTCAGACGGAAGTATAGCAGTTCATCCAGGTTCGACAGCAAGAAGTGTGATCCTAGTAAGTGCTGGACAGGTACTGAGTACAACAGACATAGACACTGCCTGGCCAAACACTACGTGGACTGAACACGAAAATCTACTAGACAGTATACCAGGCATCACTGGAACAAGAGGACTAACTCGTTGGAAGTTAGAATCCAATCTCTGTGTTGTAGGAACCAACAGTGGAAGATTACATGCCTTCGATATGTCTGGGATAGTAAACAGTGTGTAAGGAGCAGTCGTGCCAAGATTAACCAGTTTCAGTCAAAGTGGATTTTCAGGATTTACAAGTCCCAGTGGATATTCGTTTGATCCAACCACAGCAGATATACAAACAGGTATAACTGCTCCCAGTGGAACATATCTACTCATAGACGAAGAAAACGATCGTGCATTCACTACAGGCTCGTCAAGTTTTACTATCTGGGATATGAGTGCATGGCCCAATGCAAGTGCCACACAGATAGGCACAGGCACATTCTCTCCAACCTGGGAATATGCAGGAGGAGACAAGCCAGTGCCTCTAGCCTATGACAACATCAATGAGTTGGTGTATGTAGGCACAGCCACAGTTTCAGGCAGACAAGGACGCATACACTGTTTTGATATCAGTGATCCCGCCAACCCAAATCAAATACAGACCTACACCGATGCCAATCTAGGAGCATGGCCTGATTTCTACGGACTAGCATTCACAGTAAGCAACGGAAACACACATCTTATCAGTGCAGCAGCTCGTGGTATAGAATCATGGCCAACCAGTGCCACTGGTATTAGATTCACCAGCGGCAGTCAAGGATCATATACACAAGCTACATTTTCCGGTAGTTTGAGTGTGGTAAAATCTCAAGAAGGCCAAGGTCCTTCATTTTGGGCAAGTGTAAGGAGTCAAAGCAACACAAGTTTTATGTATCCAGGCACAGCAAGCACCTTAGATGGTAACTCGTATGCCATGGGAACATTTGGAGCATTCAGTGCCAACGGTGTAGTACGTTATGTAAACCATCCCTATGATCCTGGCACAGACACACAAATACCCACACAAGCGATGTACATGGGCAGAGCAGGCTACTACTGCGCTGACAGTGATCTCGCAAACACTACATTCTACGACTTTGACAACTACACACACAGAGGTGATTACACCTCATCAACAAACGCAGGCGACAGAGATCTAGCAGTATATCGCTACGGTGTACTAGCAGCCACAGACTACTTCGCCGGCCGTATAATATTTGCAGTAAGCAACAGTGGCTTGCCATACGACAA